AAAATACATCCTATAGCAATGAATATATAAAAAACATTTTTATTGTTTAATTTGTCTCCAATCAGAGCTCCAAGCATGTAAAATAATAATGGAATTCCAAGTATAAGTAATATTTTGGGGATGAATGTCATAATGTTTAATGAATCTGTAACTCTTTCATCTGCCTCAGTAAGATTATATTTTTTCGAGAAATGCTTGAATACAATGAAGGAATTAATCAGAAATACACAAAATATAGCAATTGATCCTAACAACAGGGCCGTTTCAGCAGTTTTATCATTTTTTCTTGCCATAATGACGCCTCCTGTGAGCTATTACTAGGCTATAGCCTAGTGAGGGTCAAGTATTTCTAGGCTACATCCAAGTGTAATCACAGGAGGGTGTATGCCTTTTACGAGTAATCTCACTAGGATAATGGAAGGAAAAAAAATAACGTATGAGGAGCTCCAGCACTTATCGAAAGTCGCTCCTGATACGGTTGCCAAAGCACGAACAAGCAATATCGAAACATGCAAGCTAAAAACCTTAGAAAAGCTTGCAAAAGCTTTAGATGTAGATGTGAAAGAACTTTTTGACTGGAATGGCTAATTTATTTAAATTAATTTCTATATTGACTTTTTTATAAAATATGATATAATAATATCGTGGTTAAGATGAAGCCACAGAAATTAAAATAAAGGAGAAAATGAGATGGTAACTCTATATGTTGACGCAGATGATACAATCTTAGATTCGTCTAAAGCTGTAATTGAAATACTCAACGAAAAATACAATCTTTCTCCTGCAAAAACTATTTTGGATTTAGAAGATTGGAATTACCATTCCATTTGCGACGAAGTAACACCAGCAGAAGTTACAGAAATTTATAACTCCAAAGATTTTTTTGACAGAGTAAAGATAAAAAAAGGATTTGAAAACTTTTGGAGAAAACATAAAAATAAATTTTCTTTAAAAATCGTAACAAAAGGAACCTCTGAAAATCTTCGGAGAAAAGAAGAATATTTTTCAAAATATCTTCCAGAAGCTGAAGTTATTGGAGTTGGATTTAATACTGATACGCTTTCCGATTTTGGCAAAGGTCATATTGATATGACTGGCGGAATTCAGATTGACGATAGAACAGATTCTTTGAATACAAATGCACCGATTAAAATTTTAATTACACACGGGATGCAGCTTCCTTGGAATCAATATCTAGGCGAATACGACAAAGAAAGTGTATATATTTTAGAAAACTGGGATTTAATTGAAGAAAGTTTACTTTTCTTTTATGAACATCCAGAATTTATAAATTAAGGAGAACCTTATATAGTGAAAAAGGTTATTTTAATCTCTGGCAAAGGGCGGCACGGTAAGGATAGTACCGCAGAAGCTCTTAGAAGAAGATATGAAGAAGAAGGAAAACGTGTTTTGATTTATCATTTCGCTGATCCGCTGAAAATGATTTGCGAAAACGTCTATCATTGGATACGAGGTGATAAAGGCCCTGTTGGAAGAACAATTCTTCAACACACGGGAGATATTTATAGAAGCAATAAATCTGATTGTTGGGTAAAAATCGCAAAGGAATTTGTTCTTGGTTGTCCAGAAGAAGTAGTGATCATTCCAGATTGTAGATATCCAAATGAGACAAACGTTGCGAATAAGGAAGAAATTATTACATTGTTTGTCGATAGACCAATCGAAAACGATTTGACGGAAGAACAAAGAAAACATTCTTCTGAAAATGCGATGAACGATTATGATTTTGATTTTTATATCGAAAATGACGGTACGCTTGAAGATCTCGAAGATTTAAGTTTTAAATTATACGAATTAATTGAACAAAGATATAAAGAAAGGGGCGTGTAATGGCTCGCGAACAAGTTTTATATCAAATTATAAAGTTATCTTCAAAGTTTATTTGTGAAAACAACCTCGATATACCATCGTATGATGCTAGATAGGCTGCTTTGGACGGGAATCTTGTTTCTCTTGGCGATAACATTGCTTTTCAACAATCTCGTTTCATCAATGGCGATAATCGAAATCATCATGAGATATTTAAAGAAATAGAATTCCTTCGTGGTTCAATGAGACGTGCAAAGAAAGAAGGTCGAGCAAAAGATGCAAGAATATTCTGGTATGCAATTTTAAATAAGTTATTTGTTAAAGACTTTGTTCTTGTTACAGTAAATAAAAAATCAGAATATAGAAGGCTTGCAAAAGCAGGGTTTTATTTAAACGGTGTAAGGTATGTTCGTTTCAGTGCCAGCGCAGGACAAATCCGACACAATACGGTACAATTCTGCTCTGAGCGTATTTATGAAGAATTATTTACACGTTTGATGTGCGATTTGAATAATCGTCTCGAAGAAACAAATATTGCCAAATTGTCTGCGTATTTTTCTCTTTCAACATCTTCGATCATGTGGGTTTCGAAACCACGTGTTTGTATAATCAAAGATTTTGAAACAACATTAAAAGATCAAAAAATCGATTGGATTATAAACACAGAAGATGGGAAAAAGGCAGTCGAGGAAAGAGTTCAAGACGTAACGATGAATAGTTGTGACGGACAGGGGCTTGTCTCTCCAGAAATGGCAATGAAATGGTCTGAGGAAATGGGGCTTGATTATGTTGCCAGTTCGTACGTTGTCCGTTCCGTGTTTATCAAGGGCAATCTTGTTCCGTTCGATTTTAAAGCGTATGCAGCCGAACACAATATATCTATTATTTATGATAGATGGGGAATACCGCATAAAATAGAAGATATAGATTGTTTGATTTCAGAAAGTCAATTTAAAGAATACAAAGCTTATTCAAGCTGGGAAGATTTCGATTCGTATGCTACTAAATATAATATCGGCTGGGGCGTATCTCGATACAACAAAAAATATGATGACGAATGGGTTCTTGCAAATTATCAATATATTCAAGTTTTAAATATAAAAGAACAAGATGTTAAAGAATTAATTCAACCCACCATCGATTGGCTTCAGAAAGTTTGTAGCGGAGATGATTTATATGCTATGTTATATTCGCTCGGCGGGTTCAATCAAGATATGGAAATTGAATATTCTGACGTATACACAAGAGCGCAAAATCTTGCTATGAAAGCGGTCGTAAAAAATCCAGAATTTTTAAAAGATTCTTATGTCCAAAGAAAAATTTATAAAAACATAGTTAAATCAATTAATAAATCAAAAATCGGAAAAATATGGGTTAAAGGAAATTATTCGTTTATGATTTCCGATCCGATAGCACAGTGTCAAAGCGCATTAGGTTTACCTCCTGTAGGAGTGCTACCAGGTGAGCATTTTTATTCGAATTTCTGGAAAAATCGCGCAAATATTGGCGATGAGATAGTTCTTTGCCGCTCTCCGCTTCTCGACAAACACGAGATAAACCATTGTAAATTGTTTGATAACGAAGAAACAACCAAATGGTACAAATGGATTGAAAGCGGAATCGTTTATTCAATATATGATTTAAGTACTTTAAGACATTCAGATTCTGATTTTGACGGTGATATTTGTATGAGTACAAATAATCCGATATTCTTAAAGGGTTCGATGAAAGATTATACAAATCCTATCACATATAAAAAGCAACCGGCGCCTTCTCATAAAATTTGTCATAGAAACTTCATAGAAACAGATATTCGTGGGTTTGGTACAAAGGTTGGAACTTACAGCAATTATTCAACGATTATTGAAGCAATGTTGCCAATGTTCCAGCGTCCAGAGCAACAAAGGCAACGAGAAGAGCTTCTTCTTCGCATAAAACTCCTTCGAGAAATCAACGGTCAGGAAATTGATAGAATTAAAGGCGTTGAAGCAAAAGGTCCTCCGAAGGACGAATGGCTTAAAATTTGGAGTGTTCTCGAAGATGATACAGAAGAAGAAAAAAAGAAAAAGTGGTATCATAATTCTCTTGTAATTTCAAAAAAACCTTACTTTTTTAGATATTTATACCCCGAATTAAACAAGGTTTATAAAAAATATGAGAATAAATATAACGAAACATCAAAATGTATGTTTGGAACGAAACTTAAAAAACTTCTTATAAAAGAAAATAAAACAAAAGAAGAGAATGATTTTGTAAAAAAATATCATAAGTTTCTTCCTCTTATCAATACAAACTGCACGATGAATTTATTGTGTCGTGATATCGAATCCACCGATTTTGATATTAAATATAATAAAAACTGCACAAGCATGCTTCCGTATTACGATTTAAATTCTTATATAATAATTCCAGATATTCTTCAAAAATTCCGTGATATGTATCGTAAATATTGTAATAAAAAGGCAATCACTCTTATTAACAGTATTTATTCTGATGTTGACGATGAAGATTTTAAAGACATAAGATTCGGCTATCTTGACATCATCAAAGAAGAAATTCAAAATGATTTGATGGCACTTGAACTTACTACAATGGAAACGCTCACTTATATCAAAGCTTTATCACAATCATATACGAAATTCAATTGGGATTTTGCCTGGCAGATACTTGGAGATGACATACTTGATTGTATCGAACAAAAACAAACATACGTGCCAATTGAATGTGAAGATGGCGAAGAATTCCTTGGAAGAAAGTACAAACTTATGCCTATTTCAAGAGAAACACAAAGTTTCTTAATAAACGAAGACGGAGAAATTATTTATGAATAATAAAATCTCCGAAGGAAATTAAAAAATATATTTAAAATTGCTTGACAATCCCTTATATTTATGATATAATATAAGGGACGAAAGTCAAGAGAGGTTTTCATGGCATATCAATATAATAATAAAAACAGACAATATAATAAATTCGGAATTTCCGAATTTACTCATAAAAATAATAACTCAAACAAACAAAACCGATGGAATAAAAACGGAAATAATGTTTTTAAAAAATCTTATCAAAAATCACAAGATCAACTCGACTACGAGCAATCATTGCGCGACATGGGGGTTACTCCAAATTGCGATATGACTTCTAGGCAAAGATTTGACAGGGTTATGGCAATGCTCGAAGGTTTAGAGTGCGAGATTGATTATATTGTAAATGTTAAGAAAACGTGGTGGGAAAAATAATTTTATATGGCTAATTTTTTTAAAGATTACAGAGAAAAACAAAAACAAAATCTAAAGAAGTATAGTGTTACACAAGAAGAAATCGAAGAGATTATGAGCAGCATCAATCGGAATAAGGGTGAAGATCATTCCGATCATCCAGAGTGGACGAAGAAAGATAAATCTGAAGACGTTTCTTTTGTTTATGATACAGACTATGGTTGGGTTCCAAATGAACAATAAAGAAGAAATTTGGAAAAATTTAAATCACATAAAGGTTATAAATTTAAATATAAAGACAAAATTATTTGCGAATTGGACGGTAAGAAATAATGACATTTTTTAAAGCGTTAGAAGAACTAAATAAATCTATTTTAAAAAAATTTCCTGACGATTGTATGGCATACAATTTAGATGACGAAAAACAATTGAAATTTGTAATGACACCAAAATCAAAAGAAAATAACGGAGAATATCTTCCTTTGAAAAAAGTTGTGTTAAAAGCGAAAATAGGTGATTACTTATTTTTAAAGGATGTTGAATGGTATATGTTTTTGCAATCAACACTCGATGAACAACTTTGGAAGTGCAGTCTTTCAGATTTTCCTATAACATCAATTTTAAAATTATTTCTAAAAGATTATGATTGGGAAATAGAAACATTCTTCACTGCTTTGGAGAAAGATTAATGATTGATAGTCAGAAAGTTTTATATAGCCAGGGAAACAATGATGAATGTTATACTCCAGATTATGCCGTGAAACCAATTATTAAATATATTCCGAAAGATTGGGTAGTTTGGTGTCCGTTCGATAAAGAAGGCAGTGAGTTTGTAAAACAAATCAAAGCGAATGGCAATAAAGTGATTGCAACGCATATCGAAAATAATGAAAATTTTTATGGATATGAGCCGTCTGAACATTGGGATTGTATTATTTCAAACCCTCCGTTTTCTGGAAAGAGACATATTTTTGAGAGAGCATTGAGTTTCAATAAACCGTTCGCGTTACTTATGGCACTTACGTGGCTTAATGATTCCGCGCCGAAACAATTATTTATAGAAAAGGATTTACAGCTTTTGATGTTTGATAAACGAATTAAGTTTTTAAACCATGGAGTTGTTCAAGATAAGATTACGTTTTCAAGCGCGTATTATTGTTGGAACTTTTTACCGAAACAAATTATTATGGAGGAGCTATAATGAGAACAATTCCATTAATCATGAATGATATTTCAAAATATATAAAAAAATATAAAGCAAAATATCAATGGGAAACAAATACTGCTAAAATTATTAAAGATGATAAAGTTTTTATTTTAAATTATCTTGTCGATTATAATTTTGTTGGTCATTATGAGTATCATTATGTTTTTCTGGACGATAATTCTGAAATTCCAGAAAATATAACGCAACTCCACGAAGAAGATTGTGATATAACATTTGAATTTGTAATAAAAGACATAAATGGAAAATCGGTTAGTCTTCCAGCTATAACAAAAATTAAATTAAAATAAGAAGAGGCTCGCACGAGATGTGCGGGCTTTTTTTTTGTTTACGCTCGTGTGCGGGAGGCACGGAAGAAAACGGGGTTGGGAAATTTCGAATTTTTTGGGATTTTTTGGAATTTTTGGGGTGGGGTGAATTGGTTTGAGTGGGAGCGAAAAATTTTTGGTTTTTTGGGATTTTTGAGTTTTTTGGGTTTCAAAAGGGATGGAGATCACTACATATTCTTTTTGAACTGTAATATATATTAAAAAATGTATATTACACTTACTAAAAAGGAGGTATACCTCATGCTTAAGATGATGAATCTTATCTACATCAACGGACGTCTTGCGTCCAACGAGGATTTAAAATCCCTGTTGAAAGACGAATGTCGTTATGGTGAACGTGCTCTTCGAACCGTTCACTACACGCACACAAACGTTCGAGTAATAAAATATTCGACTCGTTGGTGAACCAAGGTTTTCAGACGTTTGTCCTTAATCAAGCGTCTACCATTGTCTTTCGTTTCGATGACACTCACCGAAAGGGAGTTAAGCTCGGACGAAAAAGGAGACATTATTTTATTACTTAATCTTCAAGACGCGAGAACGCTCGCAGACATCATCGTAACTGATCGTGAAAACCGCCAACATTTCTACACCGATTTAGATATTTACGACCTTTCACGCAAACACAACCTCGGTTTCGTTTCGATGAATTCACTCGTTCACGCGTTAAACGAGTGTAGGCAGGTTAAGGAAGCCGATATTTCACATATTGAAATCGGCGGTGACGAAACAATTGACGTTGTTGAAATCTGCTACGCCAGTTAACCTCACACGTGGAAGCGATAACCACGTTAAAAACACTTCTGTAATGCAGCCAAGGACGGTTCCAAGCCCGTGTAAATGCAGAGGACAGGACGATACGAAGCTGTTGAGCGTATCCCCTTAGGTATAGGGTTGAGCCTCGTTTGTGTTGAAGCAAGCGTTAAGTATCTTCAATGGGACTTGCATCTCGTTATGCAAGAAACACCGTCTCAAGTTGGTGGATGTCGAACTTGGGTATTCCCGTAAGACTAACCGAGAGGAAGAAAAAGAAAGTCGGTTTCGCGGAACAGTTGCATTTCCGTTCCAATACGTTGGGTGATACCTCGTATGGATTTCCTGCGCACGTTGCGATATAAAAAACGGTGCGTTTGCGAGCAGGAAACACGAGGGAAGTACCAGCGTAAGTGGAGAAAACCACGTTTGGTTGTCAGAGAATCAAACAGTGAAAATATGTAACAGTGTTGTCTGCTGAAGGCAAAGCGGAATTTGCATCCGTACCGCTCAACAATACGGATGTTCCATCAAACAAATCGGTTGACTGCGATAAAGGGCAACGTACCTCGCACAACCAATGGAGGTTTGTTATGAATACCTATCAAACAAAGTTCGCCGATATGATAAACAAGGCAAACAGCAGAGAGCTCGTTGAACAGCTTTATGATCAATGTTGTTCTAATTGCACATATAGATTTATGTGCAAAGAACGTCTTTGTGGGGTAACGTGGGCGAAAGATATGTCCATTCAGCGTTTGAAGGAAAACGATAAGATGCTCGTGCACCTTCATATCGTATTCCCCGAAGAGGAGAAACCGAAAGCTTCTCCGAAACCCAAAACGGCAGAAGAGAAAGCTGCGAAGGCTTGCGTTCGGTTTCTCGATCGAGTTTATGATCGGACGGATGATGAGGAGTTAAAAGACCTCATTGACGATGTTACAGTTCAGTTGTGCTTAAATGACACAACAGCAATCGATCGTTTAAAGAAGAACTACGAGGTCTTGTACTTTAAGTTGGCAAGACTTTGGTGGAAATACGTGGACAACACAAAGGAGGTGAAATAAGATGCTTTGCGTTTATGATTTTAATGAATTCAGCTACCTTTGCAAAAAGAAGTTGAATATTAGAACAGTTAAGGATTTAAACAAAGTTCTTAAAGCAAGTAAAATCACAGTAAAACAGCTCTATTGTGTGTTAAACGGCGGATGGACAGACATCAACAAATAAAAATTAAAGCCGTGTTATCGGCTATACGGACAAAGGAGTATAAAAAATGAGATACGTATTCAACTACACGACAGGTTGTTCTATGACGAAATGGAACGAAGACTGCGAAGAAATCAAAGCGGAAGCCGAAAGAATACTCAATGAGTATAATTTATACGACCATAGCCGCGAAACGAACGTTGCCAACTCCAATCAGTTGGTAACGGTTCTTGAAATTCTTAAAAAGATTAAATAAATCCATAGGAGGATATATTATGTTAAACGAAAAATTACATGACGAACTCGCTGCCTTTCTTAAGGCAAACTACCATGAATTCGACGAAGAAAGCAAGTGTTTCTTCGACGAAGCCTATACTGATTATGATGATCAAATAAGCGACAAAGACCTCGGAAAGGTTCTTGATTCCGATGATCCCGAACAGGCATTAGAAGAAATGCTTTGGGACTGCTACACTGGTTGTGAATGGCAATATCGAGATGATATTGTATCAGAATTCCTCAAAACTCCAGAAGGTTCGAAGTATGACTATGAAGAAGTCGATGACGAACTCGTGGAAATGTGGTACTTTAAAGTTCCTGAAGAACATTATCTTAAACAGGAAATCAATGTCGATATCGTTGTTGACACGGGTGATATGAATTACGATTACACGTTGAACGCGGTTTATCCGCATTACAACGGTCGTGAAGACGATGAAATCGACGATAAAGCATCGCTCGTATGGCTTGCGAAAACGCAAGGTTATACAAAAGAGCAGTTGCAAAACTACCTTACAAACGGCAAAGATAAACTCGATGTCAAAGGGTTTTTGGAAACCGTTTATCAAGAAGTTATCAATTGCTCAACGGGTTGCCCTGCATTATTCATCCCGATAAAGATGACTGTGAGACAGTTGTTGAAAATCAACAAAATTATCAACGCTCGTGACAAAAACGGTTATGTTTACGATCCTGACAAACGAAAGGATTGCGGATCGCTTGTAATCGATAAAAACGTCGATTGTACGCTTTACAATTCTTGGGAAGGTGGCGGCGGTTGCTGGGGAATTAAACTTGAAAAGGATATTGAACTTCCTATCAAGTTTATTCAAAAGGCAATTCCAGATGGATGTCTTGACTACTCTATGCAAGAGTGTTACGGCGTAACTTCCGATTGTTGGAAGGATGCGCTCAAAGAAATTAAAGATTAAAAAATTATGCTGTCCTATCGGCACAATACGGGGAAAGGAGATTTATATATGTTTACCAATTACACAGAAATCATTAAGGTTCCTGACAACTGGACAGATTTCGACAACGAACGCGATGAACTTCAACAGTACATCGCTGAGAAGCTCGACAACGGCGAGAAGGCTGATAAGATTATCAATATCATTGACAATAATTGGTCTTTCTTCGCCGAAGAAACAGCGGTTCTCGTTGTTGTCGAAGATTATGATTGTTTGACAATCGTAGACGAAGATGATAACGTAAATGAAACGGTTTATCCGTTCGATGAAAATCGGACCTATCATATGCAAAGAATTGAACAAAAACTGTATTTCAAACGTTATTGATAAACCTGGTTGTGCTATCCGACCATAAACGGGCGAAAAAAATATTTTTTTATAGGAGTAAATATCATGAAAAAACTTTATTTAAACAACTGGAACGTAAACGCAACAAAGATTCTTGACGAAATCGATCGTCAAGTGAAAGAACTGGGTGGTGAACCCGCAGCCGAGATCGGTCACGAATATTATTTCAAAAAAGAACCGATTGAAGTCGAAGCAAAAGACGGTTCGACGTTTATATCGAAACACGCAGACGTGTTTGGTGTATATACGCATTTTGTCATCGGAAATATGTATTATTACATTGAACTCAATGACAATCCATTTATGGATTTCGCTTTTACAAAAGCAAATCGAAATTATAAATGGAATAATCGATATGGAGCAACGCTTCCGAAGAATTTGTTTAAATATAACGAATTTCAGTTATATACTGATGAACAAATCAAAGAAACTGCAAAAGAAATTCTCGATTGGGCATTGCGAGCAAGAGAGAATAATATTTACAACGACAAACGCGTATTCGGTAAGTTAATTACCGAAAGCGAATGGAAATCAAAACAAAAGGAGGTGAAATAAAATGCGAAACACTATCAAAGCGAAGGTGGGTTATGTCATTTGGTATCGGAGAAAAGAACCGAACAAAGTAACCGTCTGCGATGGCGATGATGTCCTTTTCGAGGGCGAACATCGTTCGTGGGAAGATTACAAAGAAGAAGTTCTTGACGATGGGAACGAAATGGTACACAAAGTTGAAGTATTCACGACAGTAAAAGGAAATCAATTCATTTACTGGCGTGATGAAGAAAGCGACGAAGACTTTATAACAAAAGTCGAACAAAATTAAAATTAAGGAGAAAATATTATGAAAACTTATTACATCAGAGTAACAGAAACAATTGATCGCATCGTTGAAGTCCACGCAGAAGACTCAAGCGAGGCATTACAGAAAGCCGAAAACGCTTATTACAACGGCGAAATCGTGCTCGATTCAGAAAATTCGGAAAATTTCGTTGATACGCAGTTCAACGACGAAACCGAAGAAACGATCAACAATTATGAATTTGGTGGAATGCCGAAATTTTATGAAATTCAATAAGGAGAATTGAAATGATTAAACTTACTAATTTCCAAAAACGTATCTTAAAGCAAAATCTTGCAGAAATCGCAGCGAAAAACACAGAAGCGTATTTCGGCGATTTGGTATTCGCTTTCGAATGGATTGACAACCATGAAGAATTCGAGGAAAAGACAGTTATCTTTATTTCTCGAAAAGGCGGTATCGAGTTGAACTATCTCGATAACCCCAGAATTCAAAGTTATCTTGGATGGTGTAGAGAAAATGAACAACAGGTTTACGCCGTTGACTTATTCAATCTTGTAACCATTCACGATGGTTGGGATTCGAGAGACGAATCGCCTGCTGCAGACAAAATCGGTCATTATTCTTATCTTCGTGATGAAGACGATGACAGATTTTGTTGTATTCGCAAGTATTAAACGTTAAAAATAGTCGGGGTTGCAAAGTCAACTCAAAAATTAAACCCGACTGTCCCGAAAGGGAAAGGAAAATATATTATGAAAAACTACACTCTTATCGAAACTTGTGTCGAAGCAGAAGACAAAAACACCGCGATTGAAAAGACCGAAAGCGTTCTTCGTGGTAAACCGCAAGGCGTTGAATATGAAGCAAGCGTCGTTCTTAACGCCGAAAATAAACACAAAGCCTATTTGCAGTATCTTTCGAGATGGATCTTTGAGCATTATGAAGACATATATGAGGGTTGTTCGCCCGCTGGATTTGACGAATGGCTTGACAATGAAAACGGTCCAATTGACGAAGAAGACGCTTTCATCTGGAAAGTTTCATACGGTGAATATGAACTTACAGAAGACGGTGGAATCATTCTCGACAGTACCGCAGCAAGCGTATTCAGCGTTGGCGAATTGGTTAAGGTCGTATTTGAAGACGAAGAAGATCAAATCGGTATTTACAGAGTTATTAAAGTAACAGACACGCAATGTGTTTGTGAATTCATAAAATAATCAATATTATTAATTAAAAGGAGATAAAACATCATGGATAAAATCACATTATCGCAACTCAAAGAACAACAGCAAATTTCGTCTCTCGATGAATACACCGACATGGATTTATCACACAACGAAGATATCGAAAGGTTTAAAGACATCTTCCCGAAATCGGTCGAAGCAATCGAGAAATTACCGACCGACAAAATTTACGTGAACACGGCGGATTATGAAGGCTCTGATTTCGCTTTTGAACGTTATGGTTCAGTACGCGCTTGGGCTTATCAGGCTCTCGAATGGGCGTATATGGATGACTACGACGAAGAGGCAGAACCCGATGATTGGGAAACCGTAAACGTTTATCGATTATTCGACGGATTTAAAGCAGAAACAGTTATCGACACTATAAATGAATATTGGCAAATCGAACTTGCCGAATTGGAGGATTAAAAACATGGAAATCAGGAATCTTGAAGAACTTTTAAAGGCAATCAACCCCGAAATCGTCATTTTCGACGATGACGGGGAAATAACACCCGAAGCAGCAGATGCGTATGACAAACTCATACCGATACTCGAATTCTTATACGAACAGGGCGTGATTGCAAACAGAGACGTAATCGACAGACTTGATAGTTGGTCGAGCGACGTAGTAGAAAATCAGTATTAATCGCATAAAGGAGGTAAAAAACATGCGTAAAATCAACAACAAAAACATCAATGGCAACTTTTTCATCGAAAATTTCGATGAACGTGAAGAACAGGATCGTGTAAAAATATACGATTCTGATGAAAACTATCTCAATTATCTTCCACTCGAAGAAGATGATACGCCAATCGAAGAGCAATACAATAATTATATTGAAATGCTCGAACAGTTTAAAACGATTGAAGAATTGATGGATTGGCTCGTCTGTGACTATGAATTCATCGGCACAAAAAAGGCAACAATTCAATATTTGCACGAAGAGCTTAACTGGGATTTACCGAGCAAAGATTACAATCCGCTCGATAACGAATGGATAAACAGAATCGGTAATATTTACATCGTTGTTTCGGAATATTAAAATTTAAAGGAGATAAAAATATGAACAAAATTACAGTAAAATGCACTGAAATCCAGTGGGACGCAGATGGAGACAAAAGACTTCTTAAGAAATTACCAAAAAATGTTACCATCACAATTGAAGATTGTTGTGAAGGAAATGACCTCGATGACACAATCGCAGATATGCTTTCCGATGAATACGGATTTTGCTTATTTGGATTTAATTATAAAATAATAAACGTATAAAGGAGGTAAAATATGTTTGAGAACTTTCACGATTACATCTTTCGCGTCAAATGCAACGACGGCCCTTCAATGACAATCACACTTGTCGCAGAAAATTATGATGAAGCCGTATCGTATGCAAAAGACTATTATGCTGCAGACCATTCAATTTATGCCGATGATCGCTATAATTTTTGGCAAATTAAACCGTTATAAACAAAAATCAATCACGTCGGGACACTCTCATACGTTAGGAGCCGAAAAAGGAATTTATATTATGAATAAGAAAACTTACAAAGTAGCAGTTGCATTGAACAACGGTATCGAAGGAATCAAATTCATTAAAGTCGAAGCTTACGACAAAACGCATTTAATACATATTCTCAGAACAAGAAATTTGGAATTTCGTTTTATCGATTCTGTAATCACAAAACGTAAGTATTGCGTTAAAACTTACAGATTCGAAAGAGGAATTCGTTTGCAAGATACGCATGAATTCTATGAAGAATATAAAGATGCAAAATTATTCTTCAATAAATACGCACTTGAAAACAAATATGTAATGCTTTGGCTTTGCGAAAACGACGGAAGCGATATTTGCGAAATCGAATCTCACAAACCTACTCTTAAAACGAAGGAAGAAATTCTTGCATTTATGAAAGAAAGTTGGGGTGAAGAAGCCGTAACAGAATATATTTCTAACGACGGCAAACAGTGTTATCGCGTGCTCGGAAACACAATTCATTTCCAAGATTTATGCGTCGCAAATACAATTAATTTCCAAGATTTATGCGAACGTGCACATATCAAATGGAAATGGGTTGACGGTTTCAGACAGGTTGCAAAAGGTTCTGATTTTGAACTTGAATATTGCAAGTATGACATTATTCTTGCGTTTGAAAAATAATTTCAAAAACTTTATTTCAAACGCTTGACAGAATAAATTTAATTTGTTATAATAAAATTGTAGCCGACCTGCGGCGGTATATCCGCAGGAAAGGAGTTATTATGGAAACAAAAACCGCACTTGAAATGTTTGTAGAAGAGGATGTAAGACACCGTGTTAATTTCCTCACGAATTGCAAAGGCTATCTGTCTAAACAAGACGAGGAAGATTTATTGGAATGGCGTTTCGCCGCAGTACTCGAATACTATGAAAACGACAGAATTCCGACCAAAGAAGAACTCGAATATCTCGATAAACTCAAATTCAACTTCACGGAATTCGCAGCTCATTACGAAGTTGTAACACTCGACGCACCAGACGGAGAAATCTGCACGGTTGACAGTACTTGCGACCTCGACGAAGCATTGAAGTGGTATAACGAAGAAATCAATGGATATGTTTATATCCAATTTGTTGACCACGATTCGATGCTTATCGAAGTCTTAAAATGCAATTTTTAATTAAGGAGAATAAATATCATGAAAACGGTAGGATTTGGAATCAATATGAAGTATAACGAATTGGACGGTTTTGAACGTGTGGCAACGTTCGAAAATAAAGAAACGGCGTTTGCTGTTTTTCATCTTCTCTCACAGTCATCAGAATATAAAAATACTGCAATGGCATTGGAAGTAGAAGAAATATTCAAAGATAATTTCGGCGGATATGAGTACAAAGTACTTGCATCGAAACAAAATTAATTAAATTTTTAAGGAGATATAAAACATCATGGAAAACAAAATGTATTTCGCGTCCAACGTGGACAAAAACGGTAACACTTATCAAGCAATTGTTGACAACGACAATAAAACCGTCAGAAAAGGTTATTTCCTTTTCAGAGGGAAAAATCAAATCAAAATGTCGAAAGCTCAAATCAGACAAATGATTGAACAGTACAAAAAACAAGGTTATAAGGAGGTCGAAGACCGATGAAATACATAAAAATCAATAGACAAGAAGCTCGCAAATTGCACAAGGTGGGAGATAGCGTATATCTCCTGCCTTCCAAGGCAAATATCAACTCTGCTTGGTGGAAACCAGCAGAGTTAGATAAAGAGCAAGATTTCGATAAATTTTGCAAACAATATCATTATTATAATTGCAATCTTTTCGAAACAGGTAAACAAATCGCTTTTTATAAAAAGGAAAATTAAATTTTAAGGAGTAACAAATATGAAACAGTACGCAAATGTTAGTAACACAAACAGCAAACTCGGTGGACAAATTCTCAGCATCAATATGCCAGCAGGAATTACATGTAGACCAGACGCACCTTGTTACAAAGGTTGTTATGCAAAACACGGACATTGGCTTTATAACAATGTCCAAAAATCACTGCGGGAAAATCTTGAACACTACAAAGAAAATCCGAAACTTTTCTTTGATAGCGTTGCAACACAAACTGCTTTATCACGGTTTGTGAGATGGCACAGTTCGGGCGATATCGCCGACTCCGAATACTTCGAGGGAATGTGCAGAGTTGCAAGAAAGAACAAAGAAACTCATTATCTTTGTTTCACAAAGAAATATGAAATCGTAAATTCTTATCTTGATTCTGGAAAGAAAATTCCAAAGAATTTGACGATTGTATTCAGTGCCTGGAGCGGTTGGCTCCCTGAAAATCCTTATCATCTTCCTACAACTTATGTTTATGGAAAAGATTTCAGAAATGAACTGATTCCACAGGATTCCATCCCCTGCACGGGAAGCTGTGAAAAATGTCAGGCTTGCTGGCAGTTGAAAAAAGGGCAAAGCGTTTGGTTTGTCAAACATTAAACTGAATTAAATTTCAAGGAGTAAATAATATGATTAAATGTTGTAATTGTGAAAAAGAATTCGAAACCGAAAATGATTTAAGTCTTATTTGTGAAAAACAAGAATTAATCAACGGTTTTTGGCAGGCTACAGAGAGATTTGTGACTAACGGAAATATTCCAGAGGACACAGATACCGAAAGATATGAAGTATTTAAAGGTTGTCCAGATTGTCTTGGTGACGAATATTTAATGGATGTAGAAGATTAAATTTTAAGGAGATATAAATATGATTTATCGTAAACGCACACAAAAAGATGTAACTGACAGCAAAATTATCGAGATTTGGAACGAATGTCTCGAAGAAACCAAACGGCTTTATCCAAAATACTTTGAAAGTTGTACACCAGAACTTTATATAGATGATTCTCGTTCACATCTTGGAAGATGTGCCTACAGCATGATAAATCCGTATGAAAGGAGTGTTGACAAAATAAGATATTCTCGGTGTATTATCACCGTTAGTTCAAATCTTAAACAAGATTATGAACAAATCCGTAAAACGATTTGCCACGAACTCGGTCATTTCGTTGCACCGAAAGAACATCATTCGTATTTGTGGAAAGTTCGTTCAGATAAAATCGGCGAAAAATGGGGTTATAAAGCAACCGTTCGCGCAGATAGCGAAACGTTTTATAAAGCCATTCTCGAAGCGCCAAAAAGAACTTCGTTCAAATATATGGTTTATTGCCCACATTGCTTTGCAAATTGGAAATATAAAAGCTTGTGTGGTATCGTAAGAGAACCGCAGAGATACCAATGCGGAAAGTGCAAAGTCAAATTACAATCAAAGAAAATTATTTTGGAGGACAAATAAAATGACAAAACTTACAGAACTTGAAAAGCAGAAAGCAATCGCTTGCGTTGGTTACGTTGAAGGAGAATTCAGATGTGACCATTATAAACTCGAAGTTGAATATGACAAACTCGGTCATTATGACGAAGAGTTAGAGAAAAAACTGGAACACGCAAAAGAAATGGAAGAGTTTTATTCGGAACTCGCACGTAAATTAAAGGAGGTTTTATAAAATGAAAAAACTTACCATCAACAACATCGAAGAATCTTTAATTGACGGATTAAATTTCACAAAAGAGCAACGCAAACAAATTCATTGTTATTTATGTAACGCGCTGGAAAACGGTTTAACGCTGAAGGAACTTAATGAAAAATGCTGGGAAGATTCCGATGCAATTTTTCAAGAAATTTTTGGTTCGTAAATTTAAAATTTAAAGGAGAATAAATATCATGTACGAAATCGGAAGAACAGAATTAACTTACAACTTAAAAGACGCAGAACGCAAGGGTTGGGAAACAAATGAAAGCATTATCGTCTTTCACGTTCCCGAAGAAGAATACAATCTTTTGAAAGATAAATCTTTGAGTGAAATCAGAGATTATCTCGAAGAAGAATACGGTATGCACAACGGTTCTGATTATTATGTGCAGCCAGGCGCAAGGTACACAGATTATGTGGTAGAAGCCATATATGAAGTTGGTTGGGACGGACAACTTATTGTTCGTGAAATCGAAGCATTAAATGTTTAAGGAGAGATATTATGAAACAAGAACGTTATGACAATTACAAAAACGAATACAAAGAACTCTGCAAAACCTTCGGCGAAAAACCGAAGGTTGATGTAGACAAACTTTACGATTGTGAAGTGCGTATTGAAAATGAGATTGAAAAGCTTCTTAAACATCAAAACAAGAAGCTTTACAAACAGGCCAAAGCAGAGCTTGAATCAGAAGGTGTGAAATATAATCTTTCACCAGAAAAGAAAATATTCATCTTAAATCAATTCAAGGATTTCTTGTTTGATTTCAGAATTTTCCCGAAAGTTGAAGATTATAAAGCAGCTTTGAAATGCGATAAGCGTTCGCAAATTATTAAAATTCGTGAAAAAGTCGAGGAGGGTTGGAGTTATGACTTATGATAAACTTGTAAAATTTCTCTCAACGTACAAAAAGTGCTCTTACGTGAAGATCTTATATAAGATCGATGTGGGGACAAACAAAGCAAAAGCGAACCATTACAGCGTAAATAAGCTCGTCAGAATGACTGTTCGTATCGGGTTGAATTATAAACCGACAGTTGACGATATATGGTTCTCTCCGACGAATATAAGCGGTATCGTAAAAAGTAATTATGATGAAAACCGTTTATATTTACAAGCGTTTCTTTCGCCAAACAAACCAAAGGTGAAATATCTTCTCAACGGTCAAATTGAGAGAAAGTCATTTTTGGTTAATTATGGATATTTGAACACGAAGCAACTTCTACACTCAAACGGAAATATGTTTACGCTCAATATCAATAATATTATTAAAATCGGAAAGGAGGTGATGTAAGCTAATGCTGATTAGCCTATTATTTGTTATTGTTTGCTTTTGGCTTTGGCTCCATGGTGCGTTTCCACCAAAAGATCCGCCAAATTAGCAAACTGCTATCGAAGAGCGAGGCTTCGAGCAAATCTTATTATTTGAGGTGAATTATGATATTTTTAATTCTTATCGGTTGGTGTGTCTATCTGTTTTGCAAAGAAGCAGGGGAGACGGTTAACGAACTTCGCGGCGTTGTAGGGAAAGAAGAGCGCGAGCACGAAGCAGAGATTATTGCAGAAGAAATTCTCAATGATCCGACTACTCAAATTATTGAAATAGGAGAGGCGAGAATCTTGACGTTTATGATTGATGGATATCAAGAAGTTATTATACTTAACTAGCAATTGACGGGCGGCGGATAGGAGAATAATCTTATCCGCCAAACCTTAAAACTTCACAAGCTCTTTAAAGAACATAATAATGCTCAAGCGCATCGAACCCCAAAGTTGCGCTATACAAATAGTAAGATACGCGAGGGCGTATTATGCGAGAATCTACGCGCCGCTCCGCGATAAAATGGTTTGAAGGCCGCCCTTGAAGCACTAATGAAAATGGTTGACCATCGGTTTGTTTATATATACTAAACAAAAAGTTTACTTTTACTATACTAACACAATAAAATAAGTTTATTTTTACTAAACTTTTTCTCTTATATCAAACCAATAAAAAATCGTAGTTTTTGACAGTCGCGGCACGCTAAAGAAACTCATAACTTGAAAACCATGCAAATCGCTTTGGCGATTTGTTTTCTTTCCATTACCAGAACAAAATTAGCGTTCCAGTTTACTTTTTGCTTGATTTTGGTTTCTCTCTTCCCCCCATACCCCCTATTATATATCCAAATAAACCCTTCGGGTTTATTTTAACGTTTTTTTTATTATATATTCTTTTATATTATATATATTATAATATATTATTATATACACGCGTATATAGATACACAGGCGAGCACGCGCATGTACATACGGATGTGCACACACTCGTGCAACGTAGGGGTATTTTAAAGGGTTTTATGGTATATGCCGCCCCTAAAATGAGAATATGACAGGAGAATTTATCTTTAAAATCTCATATAATCAATTCTTTGGGGGTTAGATTGCACGATAATAGTTTTCTCGATAAATCTATCGACCGAAAGAAAGTTGTTGAAATTAGACGTGTTTAAATCGATATTTCAGAATCGATTATTTAATTGGCGAGTTATTTTGTTTTCTCGATGGTATATTTTTTTTGTTTACGGGCGGCGGATAATTACATGGAAAATCGTAATTTTTGACAATAAATATTTTAACCAAACAAGAGAATAAGTTTACTTTTACTAAACACAAACAAACAAAAAACAGTCGGTCGAAAGACCGACTGTTTTTTAAGGAGTAATAAATATGAGTAGACCAAACAAAGAATTAAACGCAAAAGTTCTTTGAACGGCATTATGATCAATTTTAAGAGAGGGAGAAATCAAACTTAATGGATGTAAAATTTTAGGAGGATTGTTATGAACGTATGGATCAATTCGTCCCTCTCTTCTATAAGCAAATCCGAATAGCTTCGAGATTTCTCTCTCAACCTTTCGACACGTATATTATAACATATTTCTTTAAAGAAGTCAACTGATTTTGATATATTTTTAAAATATTTTTTAAAGAATTTTCGAGCTGACCGATTGTTTTTAGCCGCCGCCCGCATGAGATATTATAATCACCCTTGGTTTACAAAACACCGTCTATTTCCGTGCGTATAGCTTTACCCGTATAATCTATCAGGTGAGATAAGATACGCAGCGTAGGCTTATTTAAAGCCGTCCTTGGGCGGCGGATAATAAATAAAGAAAAAGGGCGGCGGATAGCTGCCCTTTATAAACTTATTCATATCTCAATGGAAGAAGACAATATTCTGGAAATTCTTCCTTTCCCTCGACAAACCGAGCGTTTTTATCGTCCCAATGCACGATATAATAATTCTCGTTGCTGTATTGTCTCCAATCAATAACCGTTCCATAAGACTTACGTTTAACGTTAAATCCTGTTTGAGTTAAAACAACTCTATCGCCAAACTGGTATTTAAGTTTAGAATCCCAAATATTGCGATAACGCTCACAGACAACTTCTAAATCTTTTTCTCGAAATGCCTTAAGTGTAATTTTGTTTGGTTCAAGAAATACAGAAATTACCGCAGTGCCAAGTCCTAGACAAGTTACTTTAAACCATTTGCCTTTCAACTTATCAGTATATGGATTTTTAAGCTTAACCAGACACCCTGCTTCCAAAGGTGGAGTGAGATCCATATCGTCTACTGGTGAGTGAGGCGTTGACTCTTCTTTTTCAATGGTTGACCATTCCTCACTCACTTCAGTTGCTTCAATAGGCTCTTCCGCCGCCCGTGCAGCTTCTTTCAATTCTTCGATTTCATCAAACGGAGATTTTCTTCCATAAAGCTTTGCCAACGCTTCAACGGCTCCGACAAATTCATCGTATTTATCTTCATGATAAAGACCAACAGATGCTATTTTTTTTTCAGTTTTAGCAAATGTCATTCCATTTGCATACAAAGAAATATTAATATCTCTTTTTACAGTATTAAATTTATCAAGTTTAAAATTATGCTGCAAAGTTTTTTGGTCAACAACAATTTCAATACTTCGGTATTTAAAATCATCTTTGATTGCTCCCCTTGCACATATCATTGTCTCGAGTTTCCATTGGTTGTTTGGAAGTTTTTCTATAATTTCAAATATAAATGTATTCCCAAGTATAAATTTTCCAGTCTTTGTAGGCTTTGTACATTTAATAAATGCACCGACTCTCATATCTTCAAGTTTCATTCTTTCTCTCCTCTTGGGCGGCGGACCACCCAATATTTATACATTAATTATACTATATTTATTTGAATTTGTCAAGTATTTTTAAAGGGTTTTTGTGAATTTATTTGAATTATTTTTATCGGTGTTCGGGCGGCGGATAAGTTAGTGTTTCTGTGTCCAATTATAAAACAAATTTCTCATTCTGGAAGATGGTATATAAAAATAAACTTTCTCTCCGTTTCTAATTGCGCTTCTGAAAACAAACTGTATTAATTCTGACAAGGCATAATTACTCTCGTCTACTCTGACTCCCTTTGATAAAAAGAAATCTTTTAAAATAGGGTTAAAGAAAATATTGCACATATAAGCAACGGCAGTCCTATCCATATAAGCGTTGGTTGCTCTTGCGTTACAGGAAAGAAAAGATTTTGCATATCCGTTTCCTTTTAAAAGCGGTACATAATCTTTATAAGTTGTCCAAAGATTTTTATTAGAAGGTGTTTTTGAATAGTGCATGAAAAAGTTATAGATATTATTTTTTAAAATGTTTTTATAAGTATCTATATTTTTCTTATACCAATTGACAGATAACGCATAAGGATTATTCCCAACAGAATTGAGTGGCGTACCAAATTCGATTTTAATAAGCTTTTTATAATCGGTTTTCAATTCTGTTTTATGATCTACAAAATGATACGTATCTACCGAATTGCCTTCCACACCGATATATTTAAATTCAACGCCATAAAAATCATAATAATATCTTTGCATTTGGGCATCAAACATATAAGTTAAAATATACGTATTCGAAAACGCTTTAAAGCAATCGATTGGAAATAAATATACAAGCGCAGTATCACTATAGTAAAAAACAGCATTTAGCTCACAAAGTCTTTTATAATCTCCGAATTTGCCTCTATAATTTTTATCAACCCATTTAAGCAATCCATTGTCTTGTACTTCTGTTTTTTCTAAAACAATTTTAAGATCGTCTTTGCTTATATCAAGTGGTTCGACAACATCGGCAACTTCATCCATAACCAATGTATAATTCATTGCTTTAACAAGATTAATTACATCCTTATCAAACATTCTGAACAAAGCGTGCGTGCTTACAATATTTCTTCCTTGCGAGAACAAATATTTAATTCCGTCAAGTTTACTTCCATAAACCTCTGGTTGTTTAAACTTCTTTTTAGGGCAAGATTTAATAACTCTATCAACTTCATCAAGATAAGGTGTAATATATAAAAATCTTTCTTCATCGCTCGATTTATTAATCATGTTAATAGCCGCCGAAGTCTTACCTGCACCGCAAATAGCATCGACAATATTCACAGTAACCTTTTGTTTCTGAAATTCTTCTTCTTCAATTCTTTCAAATTCTTTTGTTTGTTCATCCAACGCTTTTTGTTCCATTTCTTCTAATGGTGTCATTTTGAGCAATACCTCCTAAAAAATACTCCAAAACGGGTAGTCAGTAAAATTTGGGCGTCTTATGCGAGAGCTTTCCACTTTAATTTTCAAAACTGTAGTTTGGGAGATTTCCGCATACAAAACCTCCCGGATTTCAAAAAAAGTCCTTTATTTTAAAGGGTTGTAGCGATTTTCCCTTAAAGATAAACATATAGATTTCTCACAACGTTTTTACGCCAAAAATAGGCGAATTTACACTCACCTTATTTTACACTCATATTATATCATATTTTAAAAAATTTGTCAACTGATTTTGATAGGAATTTGGAAAAATTTCTGGGAAAATTTTAGTTTAGGGTAAAATTTACTCTTTTAGATTCTCTTTTTTTTATAAAGAAAGAGAGAATATATCATAAAATCACCATAACTGACCGTAAGCCAACTATAAAATCACTATAAACATCATAAATTTATACAAACTCCATACAAACTTACACATAAATTCACATTAAGCAGCATACCAAACCGACATATAAACCTACTAAACAAACTATATAATCACACCAAAAACACAATCCAATATTATACACCCCACACACTATCAGTCATCATATACCGGTATACCGGGTACTTTTCGTGCTAAAACCACACATCAAATATAAAAATATAGAATAATTAATATCTATATCATAGAATTTTTACATCTCTTAAAACGCCTCAATCCCTTTAAAATAAAGGGTTTCAGCTATTTTAACCTATATAAAACTATATTCTATAAATTACACCTTTCTCAATCCAAGTTACAATATTTTCTTGTTACTTCGTTAAACCAACTGCCTTTATCTTTTTATACTTATTTTAGTTAGTATATTTAGACCTTTAAATTAACCTTTAAGACAGTCCAATTAAGTAGATAATTTACTATCGCTTACTATTAATCCAGATGGGTAGTATCACTCACCAACGGCACTTACAATATCTCCTCAATTACATTATAACAAATTAACGTATCGTTATTAAGACATATTTCACCACACGGAACTGTAAGTTCATCTTCACTGCAGAACTTTACTCCTGTGTGTTTTGCGTAGTAATCAAGTCTTGAGAAAGATTCGGTCGGATCAATAAGTTTATCACCAACCTTAACAACATTCGTACCTGATTCAATCCAAGATTTTACACCAATCTTTTTAATAAGTTTCTTTGCATCTTTGAGTTCCATTGTTCCACCTCTGATTTTTCTTTACGAATAGATTATATCATATAGAATTAGAAATGTCAACTAATTTCACACAAATATACTAAAAATATTTTTCTCATCATTTAACATTTATTTTGTTATATATCAAAAAGAAATGTTAAATTACCCAATTTAAGGGCATTTTAAGCGATTGTAATAAAGAGTGGGAGATTAAGATGATTAACTTACTACGTTAGTTGGTTTAAAACTCTCCTACGTTGACAAAATGGACTCAAATTTCAACGAGAATGTTTGAGTGGTATAAGTTATCGATTGAGGTATATCGTTTAAATTTGACGTGTCAGAACGCAAATAGAAAGAAACGCCCGATTAAGAGCGTTTCCTGTTTTTAATTATTTGCTATACCATTCAATAACAAGTTCTGTTACGAGTATATAATCCATTGTCTCATCATCTTCATGGAATATAAATCTGGTTGAATATCCCAAGTCATCTAAAAGAGATTTGATTTTGCAAATATTTTTTACAAATGGAGTTTCGTTTTCTATACCACAAGGATCATCGATATATCCCTTCCAGAACGGATAAGAAATTCCCCAATGCAATTCACTTTCACCCATCTCAGCTGCTTCACGAATCTGTTTAAAGACTTGATTTTTAAACCATTCATAACCTTTTTCCAATGACAACTCTGCTGCTTGCTTTGCACTCAATAAAACTTTTTCCATAACTATTTTTCCTTTGCTCTGAAGGGCTGATGCAATTATGGCTACATCGCAAACCCTGAAATAATATATAATAATCAAGCGTGCGCATCGCTTGGATTATTCCCAATTAAGCCTATACAATGAATTAAAACGTGTTTTTTTGATAGTATAATCGATGTTATATTTACCTCTCAATTCATCATCTGAGCAATAAATAAACATACCCTCTCCAGCCAAAGGATTATATATTTTTCCTTTTTTATCTATAAACCACAATCTATATTTATACAAAACTTCTTTCTCTAAATCACCAAAAATATTGTCGAGTGATTCTATTCTCTCAATTGAAATCAATTTTAGTTTCTTAATTTTCAAAGGATTTTCGTAACCTTTTGATTTTGGAAATAACTCTTCGTATTTATAAATGATTTTATCTGTATAGTAAATTAAATCTTTGTCTTCAAAATAATATTTACTAAAATTAAATTTAATTATAATCGGCTTTTCTTTTTTCATAATTTAACTTCTTTGGCAACTTTTATTTCAGCTATTATAATATCCCTTGAAAGGTTTACGACTTTGCGGGGTTTAACCGCCCCGCTCGGCTCATTACTTAAAATTGATATCCGAATGCTATTTCATGCATTGCTTTTACCGCTTTTTTTGCCATGACATGTGTCCTGGCACATATTTTAAAATATTTATAATTTTTTTCGCAAACGAAAACGATATATCTTCTTCGTTCCACCTATCGTTTTTTTTCAACGAGTTTTACATTTTCGACTAGACAATTTTTATCCTCAATTAAATATTTTAATTGCTCAATCGTTTCTTTTGCGTTATAGCATTCTATTTGGTTTCCGCCTAATTTATCAGAATAATCAATCATGTATAAATATTTTTTCATAACTCTTTTAACACCTTCGGGCTGTTACCCTTTCGTTTTTCATACCAATATTATAAACTATTATTAAAAATTTGTCAAACGATTTTAGGGGATTTTTCGAAAAATTTTAAAAATTTCTCAAAAATAAAAATGTACTTTTATTAACACGAAATTTTAAAGGGTGTCGTTCAGCTCTTTAAGAATTTCTTCTTTCGACAGATTTGTCTTATCGCCTTTGAGATAAAATTGTGCCTGTAAAGGTTTATCTGAGTTTTTGCAATGGTAGACAATCGTGATTTCGGTTTTGTTTGTAGTCACTCCGTAAACCATATCCAAACCATCGATTACAATATCTTCTTCCGATTTTTTATCAAAATTGTTTACAACGAGTTTTGGTCCGTCATAAAACGGTTTGTCATCGTGTATATCAAAATCAGAATACGGGTTTTCATCACCGTTATTATCTTCGTCTGTGAAACAATCGTCTTCGTCAGAATAATCTTCGTCTGGATCGCGTTTCACTTCTACAACGATACAATCTTTATGTGCGTAAATATTTTCTACTCCATAAATATTATCTGTTATATCTGTTGCCGTAACAACCACGCTCTTATCGATGTTAATTCCGTTTTCCGAAATTACTCTGAATTCAATATCGGTAGCCTCGTCTCTTGTTCCCATAATCGCTGGGAAAAGTGTTTTCAGTCTCAAATCAATTTTATACATAATCAGTTCCTACTTCCGTTATTATTTGGCAAATCATCTTTGCTTTTTACTTTTTCATCTTTGTCCCATTCTTTCGGCTGTTGATAATCACTTTCGAAAATAAAACTAAATGCCAACAAACCCAAAATAATTACTGCGGACAAAATTCCAAGAATAATAACCAATACTTTCATTTTTTCTTCCTCTGCCATTTATGATGATAGTTCCAAACGTAATCTACGAATTCATTCCATCGATATTCGAGTTGATCCCAAACATCGATTTTAATAGAATATGGATTAGTCGGAAGTTTTGGAATATTTTCTACTTGTTTAAGTGCAAATTGAACCCAATCAAAATTATCGTCATCATCGAACGTTACATCTACACGATAATTATCATCTCTGCATCCACACCAAGGTTTAAGCCAAACATACTCGTCTCCGATTTCGAGAATAAGCTCATATTGTGCGCGAGACCAAAATCTTGATTTACACCAAATTTCAAGCTCTTTTTCAAATTCCTCTTTTGTAGGATATTTCTTTTTAAGTTTTTTAATCTCTTCTTCACGATATCGAAGAACGTTATACTTTTCAATCTTTTGTTTGTTGCAATCGAAATTGGTTACTAACCATTTGAAATCTGGATTATTTTTTATCATTCCACGTTTTCTCCCATCTTATATACCAAGCTTGCCACCGTCAAAACACCCACGCCTTTTGGAACAGGGCTGATAAACGAGCATTTCGGTGCAACTTCTTCAAAATCGACATCGCCGCAAAGCTTTCCGTTTTCATCACGATTGATTCCTACATCGACTACAATTGGTTTGTTATCGCCGATATAATCTTCTGTAAGGAATTTTGCTTTCCCGACCGCGCTTACAATCAAATCTGCATTTTTCGTATAAAGCGGCAAATCTTTCGTGTGTGAGTGGCAAATTGTTACGGTACAATTATATTTCAAAAGCAAATCAGCCATAGGTTTGCCAACAATTTTAGAACGGCCGATAACAACAGCGTTCATTCCATCGAGTTTATCAAGCCCTACGTAATAATCAAGCATTTTAATAATTCCGAGAGGAGTTGCTGGCGTTTTAAACTCTGTCGATAAATCTCCGTCAAAAGCATCGATATCCCAACTTGGAAGAAATTTTATAATGTCTTCAAATTTGCTCTCGTACTGTTTAAGGTGCTTTGGGATTGGCTGCTGAATAATAATATAAGGATTATAAAATTTATTACAATTGTAACAAATTTTAATATTCGCTAAATGCCCATCAATCTCTCCTATTGTTGCATTTGATATATCATAAACAATGCAAGGAACACCAAGTTCTTCACATTTCTTTTTCTTATTGTTTACATATACCTTACTTGCTGGATCTGCTTGATTTGAAAAGATATAAAGGCAAGAACCTTCCTTTGCCTTAAAATCTTTCAGCATATTATCCGCAACTTCTTTTCCATACATTATAACTGGTTCGTTCATTTATTCTTCTTCTTTCTATAAATAATATTTGGCACGTAAGCCCAGGCTAAGATAGTATCGGTTATCGGTTCTAACATTCCATCCCATCTAAATTCACCGTTTTTATAAACAGCTGTTTTAAAATAACATCTGTCTCCGCTCTTTATATATTCGTTAACGTATAAAACGATGATTTGCGAATTATTTTCTGGAACGAATATTTCTGGATCAACCCAATATATTAAGGTGCTATCAATCTTCATCTTCTTCATACTCTTCGCAAAGCGGTTGACATCCTTCGTAATCACAAAGACAATACCAATTAGGATCTTCCCAACAATATCCGTCATAGTATTTTTTACAAGGTTTATAGTTTACTTCGTTGTTATCCGCTAAATATTTATCCATTTTATTTCTCCAAATCCCACCAAACTTTATTTTTATCAAATAATTCTTTTATCGTCATAATCTTCTCCTAATCTTCCACAGAGTAAAGCATCGGCATTATACAATTTACCGTCTACAATAAATCTTTCAATCTGTTTCCTATTATAATATCCATCATTAGGTTCTACAAGAAGTCTACGACATCTGTGCGGCATACGTATCATATCTTTCGAAACTTCTTCCAAAAGATCCATAAAATCTTCATCCGTATAAATCCCGCTATTATAACGTTTTACATCTATATTTTTGTTATAATCATTGTTGTCAATTTCTGCAAGCCAGATTTCTTCAATATCTTTAAGATTGAATTTTTTGCCTTCTACAGTTTCGATTACTACCATAATATTTACCTCTCTTTTTGATTTACGGTTATATTATAATATATTTTTAAAGAAATGTCAACTAATTTTAGGTGTGTTTGTTAGATTTTTTTCTACTATATTGAATCTTTTTTCTATTTGTTTTTTCTGTTTATTTTGCATGTATATTTTAGCATTTAAACTATCTTTTGCTTTTTTACTCATCTTTTTTGATGTATATAATTCGATATTATTTTTATAAAAAAGAAATATTAAAATTTTTACCCATATATTCTTTGGAATTAATTTTAACATATTAATAAAAAGATTTAGTGTAATTATAATCCCTGTTGCTATTGATAGCCACATTGGTAATATTATATTTACAGACATTGTAACAATTACCTCACTTGATTTTTTATACCCTTATTATACAATAAAAAAAAGAAAGTTAACCAATTTTACACTCTCCATTTCATTTTGTCGTAAATTTTAAAATCTTCTTCGGTATATTTATGTTCTTTTAACAGTTCTTCTCTCGTCCAACCGATACCAAGGAAATAACAAATATTCCTATAAATAATATCATCTTTGGTTGCTTGTGTTTTCTTCATTTCGTACCTTTTCTCGTCTGTAATCGTTTGATTAATAGCATCGAGGTCAGTAAGCATCTTTTTCTGTTTATCCTTATCGTTATAAACAGCATCTATAAATTCATCTTGCCATTCTTTATTAGCGGTAACGATAACGCCCCAATCAAGTCTTACGCCGCAATGAGGACAGTAGTTAAATCCGTCATCGGCTAATCTAAAAGAATACCCACATTCTCGACAACGATATAAAATTTCATATCCACCAGCTGCAATTGAGTCTGGATATGGTTTACTTACTTTTATTCTGCTCATCTTATTTTGCTCCATTTGAAGTCGTTCCAGTCGAAGTGCAAGTGACTTTAAGCCCATATTGACACCACTGACAGGGCGAATCTCCTACATAAATTTCTCCTGTTTTTAGTCTCAAATTAAAAGAACAGGTTTCGCATGGATTTGTCGGTTTATTACAATCGATATAAGAAGGTTGCTGTTTAAAGGTTTCTATAAGTTTTTTATATTCAGAAGTTTCCCAAACCATATTGTCTTTTATAGGATCTGGTGCTGTTCCATTTGTATTATTTTTCGGAGATATAAAAACGCCTTGTGCATACTCTTTACCTACGTCGCTATGAACAATTTTATCTCCACAATAAGGGCATTTAATTGTACTATAAGTGATACCCCTCTTTAAATCATTGAGTTCATAAGAAAACTCGCATCCGCAAGTGGAACAAACTGCATTAAATTCTTTTTTGCCTTCTTTAATTATTTTTATCATTTTCTAACTCCTTCATGAATTTTTCCCTATAAAAATTGCATTGAGACTTATATCCACCACAAGTACAGGTTTCTCTTTCTTTGGTGCCTAAGCATCTTGGAACTTCTTCAGTGACATATCTAATATCTTCGCCGTGTCTTCCATAATAGCAACCTTTTTCATACTCAGTGAGATAACGCCTTTCTTTAGTTACTTCATAACAATCACAAGTCGGTTCATCTATAATAAGTTCAGTATACATTAAATTAGGAGATGAGTCTACTTTAACAACTTTAAAGTCCCCATAAACGCTAGCAATCTCATCAGCAGAATGTAGATTACCCTTAAACATAAATACAGATCCATTTGTAAATGGTTTTAAAAATTCTTTTACTTTCATATTGTTTACTCCTTAAAATGTTCATAATTTATTCCCGCTCCTTAAATATAACTGCTGGAACAACCCCGTCCGCGAGGCTCGCACTGCCGTTGTACAATGCACCGTCCGTATTTACACCACGAATGACGTCCAAACCATCGGAGCAGTACCACGGTGTACAGAGCCACACCCAATCATTGTAAGACGGAATGTAATCACGATACTTGCGGTATAAATCGGCTGAAAGCAGTCCTGCGTATACACACAACGAGCCATACGCTTTATCGCCGTTGTCTGCGGTTAAGTCCATTTGATAAGTGAGCAAATCACTATAATCAAGTGAACGACAAAAATCAAATGTTAATACTTTTCGAATAGATGCTTCTTTGAAATTGTTACAGCCGTCTTTATCGAACGGAAGTGTTTTATAAATTTTCGCAGTAATACAAAGAATACCATCTTGCTCTTTGCCGAGCCTAACAAATTCGATGTCTTTATATGTAAAATGATCGCCATCTTTGATTTTTGTGAAATCGGGTTTGCGCTCACCAGCAATGAGAGTCTTAATTGTATTTAAGGTTTCAATCGTGTTGCTTTCGCCGTTTTTGATTGCTTTTTCAATCTCATCAATAATTGAATTTTCCATTTTTTATCTCCAACGTTAATTATTATAAACAATTTCTGTCTTTTTGCCAACAATAATAAACTTTACAAATTTTATACACTGTGTCATAATACTCTTTCTCAAGCTGCTCGTTTGTAAGAGTGTCTGCCAATTTCTTTAATTTTTTAAGTTCTCTTTGATTCATATTATTTACTTTTCCTTGATTTTTTATACCATTATTATATAATAAACAAGAAAGAATGTCAATTAATTTTGAGTGGGTTTGTTAGAATTTTCCAAATTCATTACAATTTTTATTACAACATTTCGGGGTGATAGTATTGTATGTTTTTACAACTTCCCAATTTTTATATAATCTTCCACTATCTATACAATAAAGATAAATATTTTCAAATATTTTACTTTCTATTTTTTCTATTTTATTTATTTCTTTGTCATAATATAGAAACAAACTTAATTTTTGTTGTTTATAATTTTTAGATTTTTTTTCTTTTCTTTCGATTGCTTTCTTTAAATCTTCTTCAAAACCATAAAAGTCATCTGTCCAACCAATTGCCCTTGGATGTTCATTTCCTTTGTAAAACATATTTCCTTTTGCAATGATAATAAAACCATCTCTCAACCAAAAATGATTATTTTCACATTTTTTGCAATATACACAATAGTCATATTCATATTCATCTTTACATAATTGTAAAAATTCGCAGGTATTACAATTATAATCATTTGTGTTTATATATTCATTATCTTTTGGTAATTTTCCAAAGTTTATACGATTATTAATTTCTCCATCGATAGCAGATGTCACCTCTATACCCTCGTCGCCATTAATTATATCTGGTTTATCTGATATATATGAATCTTCACCAATTAATCCATTTGATAATAACAAATTTAAAGCTAAACACTCTTCACAATTCTTGTTCATTTAATTTCTCCTTTTTATAATAAAGAAAGTCAACTAATTTCATCGACTTTCTTAAAAATATTATTTAATTCCTTCAATCAATTACTTCAATAACTTCATCACCTACAAAGATTAGATTATCGTACTCTTTTGTAAACTTTACTTTAAGACCACCCTTTTTAGGTCTATAATCCGAAAATAAAAAACACAAACTATTAGGACATACTATTTTGTTTACACTTTGTTTGTGCGCCCATTCAATAATAGTATTTCTTACTAAAAGATACCACTCTTCTTGTGTTCCACTATATCCGCCAGGTCCCTGGAAAGGAATTTTTATATTAAGAAATCCGGTTGGTTTTGGAATCCAGCCCATAATTGCTTCTCCTTTAATAAATCTATAATTTTATAATAGAATTTCCATTTTCTGATTTCCTCTTTCATACTGTTCACAAATATTCTCTTTCGGTATTGGTTCTCCAGTGCACCATATACTTCGATTATGATTCGTATAAGGTTTATATAAACAGTAATATCGTGGTTCTGTACAATCATAAGATTCATCAGAATAAGAATATTTACAATTTTGGCAGCATTTTATTTCTGGGTTATCTATGCAAACCTTCTCGTGTTCTTCTACCACTTCTTTTGTTCCCATAAAATTACAATAATCACATTTAAATACTGGCTTCATTTAATTCTTTTTTCTCCAATAATTCTAAATCATCAAAAATATTTCCTACTACACGGCATTCCATAACAGCGTTATAAATCAGATCATCCATTTCAACGGTCTTTCTATTTGTTACAAAAAATGCGCCGTTTTCAAATTCAATTACACCACGATTTACAAAGACAGTTTCTCTATAATAATCGCTTCCTGGACAATCTTCATACTCTACAATATCTCTCTCAAAAATCTTATTTCCATTTTTGTCAATAAGACCAGTAAATTCACACATTGTTATTGAATCTACTTGACAGTCTTGAGTTGTACTGTATTTTACTTTTTTGCCATCTTCATCTTCATATTCATGTTCGGTGAATACTCTGATATAGTTTTTGTAAATTGGCAAGCCGCAAACTCATTCGCCGTTATCTACTCTCTTTGCTTTATACAATATATCTTTACTCATTCTATTAACAACTCCACGGAACATTTAACGATGAATAATCTTTTGTAACAATTACTTGATAATCATCTATATTATCCTTATCTGATTGAAAAACTGCAATTAAAAGTCTCCCTGTAGCACTCATCGCATATCCACAATTACTCTGTTTATAACGTTTAATTGTTTCTTTAATTAGTTTTCTAATTTCTTCGTCGGATTTATCTAGACCGTCTTTGAAACTATAAAACTCTTCTGGATATAATTCATCTGGTGTTTTAAGCTTTTCTTCTTGTTCCATATTCAACTTAACATCATCATTGCATTCAACTTGATAACCTTTGTGCGAGTGGCAACAAGGACACTCACCGATTTCCTCATCACATAAATCTAATTCATAAACGCAACCACAAATCTGGCATTCAAACTGATGAATATCCTGCAACTTACACGCACCATTTTTAATAATTTTCATATTTAATCTCCCTCTTCTCTACACCAAGCATCTACAGTATAGTAAGTCTGTGGATTTCCATTAAAATCAAATCCTTTGATTGAATTATTTGTTACTTCTTTACCATCACAGTTCATTTGCCAAGAACCTTTGGAAAGTGTATCAGATAAATTATCAATCAAACCGGTTTTAGAACAACCACCTTCATCATACATTTTAATATAGTCTTTAATATACTTAATAATATCAAATTTCTTCTTCATTGTCTTCCTCTTTTAAACAAATTACGCCTTCTTGACGGAGTAACTCAACAACAGAGTGTGAAGTAGATAAAGCTTTTTTACTACAACACTCATAATCAAGCGGTTTCATGTGTAAGAAAATAATCTCTGTTGGATAGATCAAAAAACACTTTCTCCAAACTTTAACAAGATCTTCGATTGAAAGATTTACAGTCTGGACTTTTTTCAATTTCACCGTCGTAGTTTTCATGCCCTACAATTGTCGGTCTTGTGAAACCGAGTTGACATAAATAAATGTGTTCCTCTTTAATCATTTTTTTACACCTCTATTAATGGACATTCTTCTGGTCTGTTTTCACAATCATATTCACAATATTCATCTTGCAGATAGTATTTTGTGTCGTAATCGAAATTCAATAATTTACAATATATACCTGCTCTAAAAGGCTCAGAATCTGAATATGAACAACAGAGACAATTTTTTGGTAGAGTATCTATCAAATCCTGTTTTACTACTATCATTTCAGTTCCTTTAGAATCTTTTCTTTTTCTTCATTCACGGTTTCGAGCAATACTGCACTTCCGTTACCACAAACCCACGAATATGAAATTGCTCTTTTATTCAGTCTTTCGGCGTATTCTCTAACTGCTTCCTGTGCATAAAGTTTAACGTAATTTGCAACTGATTTTGAATACCAACCGCCGAAACCGTTGTTTAATGAGCCAACTGTCGATAAAGCTTCAATTTTTGCTTGATCTAAAATATCTGATAATTCTTGTTTTAATTGCTTATCTGTTTTCATTTTCCCGCTCCTATTCCAAATTGACCGATAAATTCATATTTCGTCAGTCTGTTATATAATTCCTGTCTAAATTCTTGACTTCCAACAATTATGATTCTCGGTATATCAAAGAAGTGCCATTTATCGCTTTCAATATCTTCCGCTTTATCTTGATGGTGTGCTAACAACCATTTTTTATCTTCTTCAGAAAATGAAACACAATATTCTTTTTCAATCTGCTCGACCGATAAATTACCAAGATAAATCATTACTCATACTCCTTTAACAATTCATCGATGGCGTCCACTCCAACAAAATCCATAAATCCAAAATCTCTTGAATTTATTTCAATACTATTTTCTTTTAGCTTTTCGGCAAACTCTTTTCTAACCAAATTGAAAATACTGAATTTTTTGTTTGTCGTTGTATTAAATATAAATTGTTCTTCACAAGCTTTTAACAAATGAGCATTTTCTTTTTCAAGCCGTTTGATTTCAGCTCTGTACTCGGACACATTGCCATAACCTTTATCATAAAGAACTTCTGCTATTTGTAGCCGTTGCTCTCCATATAAATGTTGTCCTTTTGGGTTTGCATCATACGCAACTATTGTCTGTGGGACGTCAAGCATCATTTCGTCCACTTGTTCTTGTTTAGTCATTTTTATATTCCTCCAAAAGTTCGTCTATTTGCTCTACTAAAACAACTTTTTGAAATCCAGTAAAATGGTCTAAGTTCGTTTGTGCGCTTTCTTTTAGCTTTTCGGCAAATTCTTTGACAAAAGTTTTCGCAATATCGCATTTCATACAACAATGTTTTTCTACAAAATCTTTGTTGCTCATTTTTTCAAATATTCCTTTTTAAATTCATTATAATGATATTTAGCTACATTACTTCCCGCTACCTTATTGATTAAATAATCAAAATCTTCTTCCGTAAATTGTTTTAGAATTTCATTATCTTGATTATCCATATATTTCTTTACACTGTCAGGTGCATTTTCGTAGATTTGTTTCCAATAATTATCCACAGAAAACCTCAACACCCATTCCGTTTCTCAAAAGTTTCTTCGCCATTTTTCTTGTTACGGGGAAATAAGAAATTCCGTCTGCGGTAATGCTATAAGATGGTTTCTTTTCGCCAATTACTTGAAGTCTTACGTGAAATGTACTTTTTTTTACAACTGCGTAAAAGGTAGTTTCCATCCAATCAAACAAATCTTTCCAATTTTTCATAATTTTCTTATTCCACTCCAATTCGTTCATTCATAAATTCTACAGAACTGATACCATCAAATACATTCTTAATATCAATTCTCTTTATTATTCTATCAGTTGCAATTCCGAGGGGATCTGATTCCATTACCACGTCTTTTACTTTCGAATATGGAATATGCGCGAGAATAAACTTCGTGGCTTCTTCATTCTGCATCCGTGTCTTGCAGTTAATTTTAATGAAATAGTGCGAAGTATTCTCATGATAAGGATTTGTTCCCAAAAGATTCCAGATCAATTCCTGCCCAATATAATCAATTGTCATTTCTTTTTCCCTCACTTTAATTGAATTCCGCCCATGAATAATTGATGCCAAATACAGTGCAGCATGAACAGTCTTAAGGCAAATGCAGCTAACCAGAACAAAAAACCAACAATCCTCATGCCATACTTATCATTATACTCATAAAATCCATATTCGCCATCTGGTCCAAATCCTGTAATTACTCTGATTATATCATCTGGTTCAACTCTAATTAGTGACATAAAACTACAGAAAAGCTCCCATAATATAATTGTTAAAGTTCCATTATCTTTGCCCCAGTTATAAGGGAGCATACAAATAAAGAAAAATGCAATTCTTGTCAACCATTTTAAAATTGCTCTGACTACTGACATAACCTATACCTCTTTTTTGTTTTGTTAACTATAGTATACACTATTTTTAACGAAAAGTCAACTGATTTGAATGATAAAACTCAGATTTCAATTATTTTTTGTTAATGTTCTTCAATCCAATGTATCACACTACTTCTATGCGCTTCTGGTTCTGTAAGAATTGATACGTGATTCGACCAAAGAAATGGATCATCATAATCATCTGGATCAATTCCGCGTTTTTTGCACCATTGATGTAGTTCATTATCTACCTGATTTACAAGATTCGCAGCTCTAACTGCTTCATCCATTCTTTTTCTAAGATATTTAGGTACTTTCATAACTTTACTTTAATCGTCAATGCTTACAGAAAAACCGATTAATTTTCTTCCAAAAATAGATTCAACAAACCCATCAATATCATCAATCATATAGGGTTTTGCAAAGTATTCTTGACGATTTGCATAAAATTCAGCATAAGATATAATATCAACTCCTGTAATTCCAAGCTGATACATTTTCTGTACAGTATAATCTGTGTTGGCTACTACAAGAGTCGCTCCATTCCCTTTTGCTAACGTGATTAGACTTGTTGTTTTACCTGTTCCTCTTTTTCTTAAAATTTTGTACATTTTACTTATTCTCCTTAATTATTTTTTAATTCATCTCTATCTTAATAGATTTTGGAAATTTCTTTAATTCCTCGCAATCTAAAAATTATTTTCATGATTCACCTCAATTGTTATTCTCCTTGAATTAAGGCATCTCATAAGTCGAAATTTGCGCAGGATAAGTAGTTGTGTAGTACTCTACTTTTCCGCATTTTTTGCATACGTGCTTATATTTCAGTGGATGTTGAAGAGTTGTAAATTCACTAGGTTCATATTTCATCTCTCCACCACAATCACATTGCATAGCCCTTATAAAAGTTTGGCACGGTATATTTATTTCTTTACTCATAATCCACCTCATACAGTTCAACGCCGTTGTCGTCAATTTTCTTATATTTTACCAGTTTTTCAAGTTCATTAGTAATTATATAGCAACACTCAAAGCTCGATTCATCATTGGGTAAATCAATATAATCTATAAAATTTTCTTTATATTCTTTGAAAACTTGTCTGCACTCTTTTAAAAATGATTTGTATTTTCTGTGAATTTCTTTTTGTTCTTTCTTTAACAGATAGATGACGAAGTTTACACCTACACATTTTTCATCATAAATACAAATATCGTATCTCGGTCTTACGTTATCACCTTTATCTACAATAAAAGTACCTTCTGGATAAAACGGTATAACCTCATTCTTCATAAAATAAAGAAGTTTTACTCGACAAATTTCTTTTGCTGAATTTTTTGCCATAAATTCTTTGCGCCATTTATTATATCGATTTATAGCACTTCTTTTTGTGTGCAACTCAAGATTATAATCCCAACCATAGTAATCTCTACAAAACGACATTTCTGGTTCTTTTATGATGAAATCTATAATCTTACAAATATAATAAACACCGCCAATATCAATTGCTTCTTCGTAGGTAAATTCAGTATCTTCTTCCGTAAAAATTCTCAATGTACTTTCATCTCGATATTTTGCACGTGAATATCTAAACTTGTCTACCACATCCCAATATTGTCCCCAAAAGCGGAGGTTGAAATCAATATAAGTCTTCTCTACAGATTTTTTCACGCACTCTACACCGAACATCCATTCTGGGTTTTGCTCAATTCTAAATCTAATATAGAAATAATCTTTTGAACAGTTGCTGTCTTCCATAAAGAAATTAACTTTAGAAACACTATATCTATCTTTATATCCAGCGCAAAATTCGTTATTTACTTGGCGAATCAAGTTTTCCCATGTTTTTTGCAGTGTGATATTTAAACCTTTCTTACTTTCTACTTCTTGCAAAATATCCTGATTAATAAGATTCATCATATCCAAATCTATTCTCCATTTCCTGTCTTGTATACTCTGCTAAATTCTTCCAATATTCTTTATCAGTGCAGCACATAAGTGTAAAAGGATCGTTATTCAACCCATATTTCTTATACATTTTGTTATAGATGTCAATTACAGCCTGCTCTGATTTAGTTGGTTCAGGATTTCCTGGTAGTCCCATCATCCATACTTCAAGCTCTGTTAAAATATCTACTGCTACCTGTTGTTTAGTTTCCGTGATTTTAAACTTCTTCATTATAATAATCCTCTAAAACTTGCTCTAACGCTCTTTTCTTCGTCTATACCTCTTTGGTTTTATACTTATATTATAACTGAAAACAAAGAAAAAGTCAACTAATTTTGCTGACTTTTTCTAAAATTGTTTAAAAATGTTTTACGCATCCGTCATATTTTGGCATTTGATAGCAATAATCATTAATTCCATCGTAATCAATCATTTGTTTGAATACGTACCTACACAAATCTTCATTTGCGTATTTACCAAGAAAAATCCTGTCAACTATTCCGCCGCTATATCTATTTGCATATATAATTGAATTTTCAATGTCTACGAAATAATCAGATACTTCATACTTATGTAATCCATCTTGTGAAATTACCTTTAACATGATTAATCTACCTCCAAAGATTTACAAGCGATACATCTTTTGTTATCGTCAAGCTTGCATTGAAACAGAGAACAAGTATACCAATCATCGTAGCTTTGATAATCAACCTCTTCGCTATGATATCTTCTGAACTGGCATTCGTTACAATTATTCTTTGGTACATCTATTGTCAATCTAACTTTTACTGTTTCCATGTATATAATTCCTTCAGCCTCTTTTGCGCGTCTTCTAAATCTACAAAATACATCTGACCTTTATATTCACCTCTAATATATAGATCATCTATTTTTACTTCATGTAGACTCTTATCTTTTTCGCTTTTATCTCTGATTTTTGGATAAAGTGGATTATCAGCTCTTTTTGGAAACCAATAAGAATATCTAAAATTCCATTTTTTATCTTTATCCTGCCTAATAGAAGAAACATAACCATAAACAATATAATACTTATGAGGATATACTTTACTATCTATACTATATATGCGATAGATAGGTTGATTTATCTCTACGGGTGGAACTTTCTCTAATTCGCCAAAAAGAATAGCAAACCATTGTGCTCTATCTACATGGAGCATTTCTTCTGCAGTGCAAATTTGTAAGGTTGTTAATATTCTCAAAGATAGAGGACATTCGTTGTTATTGCCTAGTAATTTGCCTTCATAATACTCAGTTATTTCTTTTTCACCTTGCATAATTATTTACCTCTTTAAGATTTAACTCTCTATGAATTTCTTTATGGCATTCTTTACATAAGGTAATTAGATTTTCTGGCTCATCTCCACCACCTTTTGAAACAGGTTTAATATGATGAACATTTAAGTCACCATCGTCTATCGGAATATAAATCCCATGCTCATTTTTCATTGCATGAAACTCCCCACAATGTTGACAAGTAAAATTATCTCTGTAAAGAATTCTTAATGAATAAGGATCTCTTCCTCTATTCCAAACTGTACAATTGGAAAACCATCTACTACATTCATCACAGCAGAAACTGGTTCTTCTTCCTGTCAGAGGTTTACCGCACCATTTACAGTGTTTAGGCTCTACGTAATTAGGACAGTCATAATAAATTCTTTCACCATAAGCCTTCACGGCTTCATATAAAGGTGGAAAAGGTCTTCTTGTCCCATTTATTTCCCAATCCCTTAACCACCTATTTTCTTCTTGACTATAAATCATAATTTAATTTTATCTTCAATCATATATAATTTTAACTAAATATGTCAATTATTTTAAACAATTTCTGCCTTTTTGTCAATAATAATAAACATTATTTAAGTGAACATTGAAACGTGCTTTTTACTCATCTAAAATATCATTCAATTGATTTCTGAGCTGTCTCGCACAATCTTCACACAGACGAATACGCATACACGTTCCAGGTGTGGTTTTAACATCGTATTCTCTTAAATTTTTGCATAAGCTTTTATACATCGTCTCTGGGCCAGGCCCGCGCTTATTGTATCTTCCGCAGCAATTACAACTTTGAAAATATTCGAGTGGATTACTTATTTCGATCATAATTGCTCTCCTTTTCGTAATAATCAGACTTACTTCGGCAACACTCATAACAAGGTGCAAAACCTTCTATTCTTGTAACGTACTTACAGCCTTCGCATGGCGTTCCAATTGATTGTTTGATTAAACAATCATCTCTGTACTCAGAAAACCATTGCCAAACTGTAGCTGCTGGCAGATTATGTTCGTCAGCATAGTCATCTATTTCGGAATTAGTTTTAAAAGTTTGTGCTTCCAATAATTTTATAAATTCTTCTTTCCGATTCATAACTTTTCTTCCTTATAATAGGGACATCTCACTTCTGTATCTGGGACGTTTTGGCAGCAATGATAACTGGTGCATCCGTCGCAAACGTAATCGTATTCTTTATCTACACAGGTATCAGGATTAAGATGATTGTAATAGCATGTTTTACAGGGATTATTTGGATTTAATATTCTTATCATAATTATATCCTCTCAATGAAATTATTTCTCTACTTCAATTTCTGGTAATTCTGCCCAATAATCTACGTTATAACACATTCCATTATCATCTGACCAATCAGTACCATCCCAAGAAACCACAGAGTACGTTTGCCCGTAATAGTCATATCCCAAAATATACCGATTACCATCTGGCAATTCTTTCTTTGCATCGTGCCAAACTATTTTCTGATAACCAAGTTTAGTCAGGTTATTTGCTGTTTCTTCACAATCAACTTCTCCTACGTCCTCTTCCCATCGACTTGGCATCCATTCAATACTCATGGTTAAATCATATTCTAAATCCGTCATCTTATTCTCCTAAAATTTCCTTAAGTTTATTTACAGCCTCGGTAAGTTCTCTTAATTGATTCTCAATATCAATTAAGTCTCTTCTGGCTTTTTCTCTAATAAGTTCTTTGCAGGTAGATTTACCATTGCCTATTATAACATTGTTTACAAACAGCTTATCAGGATAGTTAGAAACTAAAGCCATACATAATTCTTCTAAAACATAATCATCATTTAATTGAATTACTTTACCTTTGCTTAAAGTAAATATATTATTTTTAAAGATGTCTCCTGCTTCCCATACAATTTCACCAGATACTAATCTTTTTTCTTCCATTTTTTATTTTTCTCCCTTTTGAAATTGACAAACCATTCTCGTGTGTCTTGATTAAAAGTCAAGAACATCTTTGCATCATCGCGAATAAAACTTATGAATAGTTGCTTATCCTTTCCTTTATCATGATACCAAACTGTGTCAAAGCCATTATCGAGAAACTCTTTTATTAAGCCATCGGCTAATTTATACATTTCAAGATATCTTCCGTTGTTTGCTTCTGTAAAATGGTTGTTTACCCAATCCATATAACTTTCCATAATTTATCTCCGATCTTGTTTTTTTACAAACACATACACTTTCGGTTTCTCTATACGGCTGTTGAAACTTTTCTCGTAAATTTCACTCCAATCCACATCAGGTTTAGGTAAATCTTTGTCTAATATTATATACGAAATTCCTATATTCTCTTTCATTTCTTATCTCCGATAAAATTTACATTTCATCATATTGATTGTTCTACCTCTTTTATCTTTTTTGCTTTGGTTCATGTAGAGAATAATATTTTCCTGGAACACTCAATGAACGTATCATATTTTGAATTTCAATGTGAATCAATTCTCGTTCTAATTCTTCCTCTGTACAAGGTGACTCAATCTCAACAAGAGTTCCGTTTTCGATTTTGTCTTCCAACTCGGCAAGACGATTTACTACTTTTTCATAATCGTTTACAAGGTTTCCGCTTGATTCTGTCAAACCAATGCCAGCCTCACATTTTGCTGTCAATCTCTTATAGTCTTTCACTTATACTTCCCTCAAACCATTTTAACGTTTATCCTTTACCATCTATCCTTGCTTTTCAAATATTCTTCATAATTAGACGGAATATTTTTAACGCTTAATTCTGGTTTAATATATTTCTTGCGTAATTTATTCTCTAACTCCTCGACTTTCTCTTCTAATTTCTTGATCTGTTTTTCTTGTTTTGCCTCATCTTCTGTTGATATTTGTCTCTCAAACATATACATAAGAGAACCTACAACACAAAAAACTGATCCACAGATGTTTGAATTACAGGTTAAACCAATAACAATAAGCGTCAGACCAAACACATTTAAAAAATACTTAATATTAGCTTTCATTTTAATACTATCCTATTATTTATATAAATATTTAATCTTGAAAAAATATTTTCACTAAAATCTTTTTGTCCGCGTAGGTATTTTTCGTATAAATTATAATAACAAATTTTCAAATAATCATCATCATGCTCTTTGAATTTCAAATTATCAATTTGTTCAATGCCTTTGAAATATTTTGTGTAATTTAAATAACTATTAATTTTAATTCCACGTTTTTTCATCTCATTTATAATACAATTTGAATAAGATAATAAATACTCTTTTGGATAAGTATAGATATAATTAATCAAAATATGATTATTCTGATGAACATAAATAGAATTTAATTCCCTCCATTGTGCTACTAACTGTAACTTTGGAAGATATTCGATTAAATCTTTGTGCCACAATCTCATTACTATTACCTCTTCTTGGTTTTGTGCACTTATTATAGCATAAAAAAATATCATTGTCAACTAATTTTGCAATGATATTTTAAATTATTATAAAATTACTGTTTTATGCCAATAGTTTTAATAGTTTCAGTTTTTCCTTTTCAAGCTCCTCGTCACTCAGCGCAGAGGCTCTCTCTTCGTTTCCTTGTTTTTCTAGAATCAGCCGCACCGCTTTCAAATCGGGCGGAATATCTTTTTCCGTCTTTTTCCGCTTCAGAAGTTTCAATTTTCCGTCCACTTCCGCATATTCTTCAATAACTTCTATTTCTTTTATCTGTCGAACCAGTTCGTTTTCCTGCATAAAGAATCTCCTTATTTCAAAATTACTGTTCCATCTTCTTCATCATAAACAACACAATTCAAAAATCCACTATATGATACACAAGAATCTAACGCTATAATTCCGTCATCAACAAATGGCTGAAAAGATTTTTCCCATTCTTTTCTATTCTTCTGCGGGAACTCTTTATATTTTTGTCTTATTTTCGACCAACCGTAACTACAACACCAATGTCCGCACCAAATGATTTTGTCTTCTAAACAATAACCATTCTTCCACATCTTCATTCCGTTATACCAGCGAGCACGCTGCCAATTTTCTTTCGTCCAATTTTTTCTGAAAGTTGACGGAATCCAGCCGTGAACAAACACATTGTCATCAAGTTCGTAACAATCAACCGATCTTTCATCAATCCAATCGAGAATCGGTTTCATAATTTCCCACGTGGTTTGATTTACACTTTCCCAACGAACAAATCCTCGAAACACATTTGTATTCATTTGCGTAAATTCCGCGATGGTATCTACAGTTTTATTATGCCAATGGTGTTCCGATACTTCTCTTCCAGAAACGATTTCTCTAACGCACTCTCCGAGCAAATCTTCGTGATTTCCGCGAACGTATATAAACCTGTCTCCGAGTGATTTTACAAATTCATAAACTTTTCTATTGTCTGGTCCTCTATCGAAAAGATCTCCAAGAATAATCAGTTTATGGTCTGAATTATTCACATCAAACTCTTTTGAATTTAAGGCAACCATAAGCTCATCGAAGAAACCATGAAACATCTGATGTTATGAAATACCGAGACATACCTACCACCTTTTTAAAACGACCATACCAGTGGTCGATTTTACACATATTATAGCATAAAACCGCAGAATAGTCAAGTGATTTTGCACGGTTCTATAAAAATAATTATTCGTTTATTTCAAGTTTTTCTGGTGTTTCGAAAACATTACCGATAACTTCGCAAGCGAGTTTGTAATCGCCCATATTGATATCGTATAAATGTGTCCAATATCTTCCGTCAATACGAACAAACTGATTAATTGAAACTACTTCACCAATTTCAGTTTTACCCTTCGGTGTTTCTGGAATTGTATAAGAAATAATATCGTGTGCGAACACTGGATGATCGCCATTTGTAATTCCAACACATTTGCAAACAGACCAATCTTCTACAACAAAAGAATTTATTTCATTAACAATATAAAAATTAGTTCCGAGTTTAACAAGATTCCCGTATGCCCACCAACCACTAACTTCTGTTTCATTATTAATTTTGATTTTAACACTTCCGTTCTTATCGAGATGGAAACCTCTCGCTAAAAAATCAATATCAAAGCTCTGCATTTTCAATATTCTCCTTCTTTTTTCTTCCACGCTTCTTTGGTTCTTGTTTTATAACCTGTGTCGGTTTAATAGTGATATATTTGCATTGCGCAGGATTTTCCTGACAAGCATTTTCACAAGATTTAAAATTCTCACAAAACTTGCAACAAATTTTTAAATGGCAACGTGTTTCTTCGAGCAAGCAATTTGTATAAGAATTTTCCTTTAAATACGAAAGTGTCCTTACTTCAATTTTTGGTTTTTTTCGATTGATGATTACTCCGTTGTCTGTTGTTATATATTTGCAAACGGTCGCATCATCTGCACATCTTTCTTTGCATTTTTTATCATCGCATAATGAACAACAAATACCTTTGCCACAACTCGGAAACAAACATTTTTTAGGAAAGCAGTCCCGCATCTTCATCACCGTCTTTTTTTAAAATACTATCTTCTATTATATTTACGAGGTCTCCGAACTGCATTTTGTACTCTCGTCTCACAGGCTTCGGAAGCGGGTATGCTTTTAATGTTTTCATAAATTCGTTTGTGAACGCAATTGAAAACCCTTCTTTTTGTTCTTCGTCATAATTCGCAACACACATCAGCTTACGCGTATTATGCGAAGAAACGTTGTATTTCCACACTTCAATAATTGCCGGGAATTCGTCTTTATGAGTCGTGTAAAACATTTCAATGTTTTTATATATTTTATAAGCTACTTTATTTCTATCATCTTCCTTATGAAACATTTCGTGATAGGAAAAAATATGTTCATAATTTAAATCATAAACTCTAAATGAAAATCTCATTTTAAACCTCGCTGTCTTTTTCTGAAAAATAATCTTTTAAACAACTAGCATAATATTGAACGCTAATATCTGCTTCTTTTAATTCAACAGATAGATTCTTTACAATTTTCGTCATTTCTTTTTCTGTCAATTTATCTTTTACAATATCGTAAATTCTATCATCAAAAATAATATCTGCTATTGCAAAATATATCGTATCATCGCAAAATTCTTTTGTGATTTCGCCGTAATCAGTATCATAAATAAATGTCATCATTTTTCCGCCTTTTTGAAAATATCTCCGATAACAGGATGTCTGCCGCAGCTTCTCTTTTTGCTCTCTGTGCAGAAGCTATAAGGTGAAAGTTTTTCACATTTTGGAACAAGATAAGGTGCAAATTTTGGTTCAACCTCAATAACTTTCTCTTTCATCTTACTTGCAAGCTGACGAATCTCCCACTGCGCACACGTACAAAGCCTCTCGTTGCAAAAATGAATAAGTTCTCGCAAGTCCATTTTTACGCAAATTTCTGTTTCGCAAGCGTTCGGTAAGACAAAACGCGCATCTTCTGGTTCGATATTTCTTTCCAACAATTCGTTATAAGTGCGAGAAATATAATTCATCAAATTTTCGTATAAATCTAACGCTTTCGGATCATTTTTAATCTTCGGTGGAATAACGTATTGAAAACCATCTTCTGAACAATATCGTTGCGACCTCTGTGCAAAGCTCGCCAATCTATGGCGCACCAACTGGTGTGTTAAGGCTCTGCTCACACCTTTGATTTTAAAAGAAAATTCGGCAAATTCCAAAACTGAATGATGTCCCGATTTATAGCAGTGATTCATAATTCTTCCGTCTGTCGGCGTAGAATCGTAGCAAGTCGATGCCGCGCTCTCAATTACATTTACTGGATTTTGTGTATATGAAATTAATTCAACTTCAATCATTTTTTACCTTCTTTCTCCTATTAAACAATCTATAAATAAACGACAAAACTGCATAGCCAGCTTTTAGTATGAAACTTTCGTTGTTTTCCAAATCTGTGCTTCCTGTTCTAGTTTTAAAAATTCCTAGTTTATAAAGAAGATTATGCGCTTCCCACTCTCGCCGCATACTAGACAATGTTCGTTTGTAACCGGCAATTTTAAATTCTATGAAAGTAGGATTATTGCAAATCATTTTTAATAAATTATCAATATCATCAGAATATTTAATTTTATAAGAATTTTTAACACAAATATTTAAACTCTTACTATCAGCAGAACTGAACACTGCTTCGCACCACACATCATCTTTCCAAACAACAATCATCATTCTCCCCCTAAATATTTTTCATAAACAAAAGAATTCAATCCTGTGTAATGAACGTTTGTAATTCCAAAATCTCTTATTGCTTTTTCACAGGCTTTACACGGTTTCGCAAGTCTTTTTGATCCGCCACCCTCTCGATATATAAAAATATGACACTTAGAGAAGTCTTCTCCAGACCGTCTAGAAAGCCTCTGAATGGCGTTTATTTCAGCGTGCATACAATTCGGGTAATTATCCGTCCAAGGCTGAGATGCGCGTTTATTGTACGTTTTTTGCAGCGTAGAGGTCTTCTGCGTGTTCCAACCGACCGATAAAATGCGACTTTTATTTACAATGATTGCGCCGATCTTCTGTTTATGAAAATCCGAAAACTTCGAGGCATTCTTCGCAAGTTCAAAGTATTTATTTATTTTCTTTTCGCTAAACATAATTAATGATGTTTAAAATAATAATGTTTCCCATTATGCGTATAATGACCGACTTGGAACGTATTCATCATATTTTCCATGCACCAGCGATAAAAATGTTTCCAATCATCATAATATTTAGAATTTGGATTCATTTCATCCCATTCTTCTTCAGTCTGAATACCGAAATCCCAATCATCCAAATCCCAGCCTTCATCCCAAAGTTCTTTAAAATCTTTCACACCGGTTAGTTTCTTCAAATCTTTATCGGTTTCAAAAAATACTACATTTTCCATAATAATTCACCTTGTTTTACAGAGATAATTCTTTTCTAAATGCCATTTTATATGCTTCTACTTTCATTTTGTTTAAAATTTCGTACATCTTTTCGTCGATAGGATCGTTTTTATGTTCTTCGCAATACTTGTCTTTGATTTCTTTCGTGAAATCGTCCCACATCTTTGCAAGAGATTCTGCCGTACCAAGAGAAAACCAATTCAATTTAGCTTTGTCCATATTCTCACGAGAATTTTTATGGACTTTCAGACAATCTTTAAACCTTTCTCCATGATAATATCTTCCGATGAAATTAGCTATACGCAAAATATGATGAAGCTGTTTTCCGTCATATCCATACTTTTCAATCTTATCGATAATTGAAGGATAAGGATGCTTAAGTGCTTTGTATTTTTCCATTGACAAACCAGACATTGTTCTGAATGTTTGACACTTATTCGCACTACAAATACGTTCTCCGTAACTACGAAGTTTTTCAAACTAGTCTTTGTAATCTGGTTCAACAATATAATATTTTGAAAATAAGATTTCAAGAATATTTACATTGGCTTTCCTAAACAACTCAAATAATGTTCCAGCATCCTTTAAATCAATATGTTCATTGTTTGCTCGAACATACGTAGTAGAAATTCTACCTTTATTAGAACAAAAATAATCAAAACTAGGAATTACAATACATTTCGTATCTACATCAGAATGATATTCTTCGCAATCAATTTCAAGACCATAATTCTGTGAACCTTGAAGAATAGTTGCGACAACATTATACCCTAATGATTTAGCCTCTTCGTGATGTTCTTTTACTCTATTAAAAATTTCTTGTTCTGTCATATTATTTTAATCCCTTGTACCTCTCACGGCTAAAAGCCGTGAGATTCTTGGGAACTTCCAACTACTGTCAGAATATTTACCAAGCTATCCCCACAGTTCCTGCGGTTCTTATATTTAAGCTAATTGCTTTAGTCCTTCATTAAGAATGTTTATCGCAGCGTTCACATCTCTGTCGTGATGAGTATGACAAACTGGACAATCCCATTCTCTTACTTTTAGATCTTTTGTTTCCTCGTTCTTATATCCACAAACACTACAAGTTTGAGAACTAGGAAAAAATCTATCAACCTTAATAACTAACTTACCATACCAATGTGCTTTATATTCTAACTCTCGAACAAATTCCGACCAAGAAACATCGTTAATTGCCTGTGCAATCTTATGATTTTTAACCATATTCTTCACCTGCAAATCTTCAATGCAAATTACATCGTTTTCTCGAATGATATTGGTTGAGAGTTTTTGTAAAAAGTCTTTACGCTGGTTTGAAATTTTCTCGTATAATCTTGCTACTTTTATTCTTGCTTTGTTACGATTAGAACTATCTTTTGGTTTTCGAGATAATTCTCTTTGCAACTTTGTAAGTTTATTTAACGAGTTTTTAAGATATTTCGGATTGTTCACAAGTTTTCCGTCACTTGTTATGCAAAATTCTTTAATTCCTAAATCTATGCCTATTGCGTTACCAGTTGTTGGTAATACTTTTATTTCAACATCTACACAACACAATGAAACATAATATTTACCACTTGGTTCTTGAGAAATCGTTGCATTTACTATTCTTCCTTGTGGTATTAACTTGTTTTTCGTTTTTACCAATCCGAGTTTTGGAAGTTTGATATATTTACCGAGGTATTTTATGTTATCGTTCACATATCTAGATTTGTAAGAATATCTGTGCGTTTTCTTACTTTTGAAGTTCGGAAGTCCCGTATGTTCTTTAAAGAATTTCTGATAAGTATTATCTAAATCTTTGAGGGAAGATTGAAGAGCCGTGGAATCAACTTCCTTAAGCCATTCAAATTCGTCTTTTAATTTAGATATTTCTTTTGCACACTTAACGTATGACAAACTCTATTTATTTGTTTGATATAATTCGATTCTCTGCGCAAGATACTTATTATATACAAAACGGCAACAACCAAATGTCTTTGCTATTATCTCTTTCTGCTTTTCATTCGGATATATACGATATTTATAAGCTTTCCCCACATTCTTCACCTCCTCTTTGTGTGATATTGAATCGAGTAAACATACTCTCTATCGCGAGTTACTTCCATAACTTGTTACGCGCAATTCATCCCACGACTAAAGTCACGGATTTTCTTGCGCTAATTCCATAAAAAAGGAAGTCTCTTTTGGAGTAATTTAAAAAATTCGCTGTCAGCAATCACATCTGATTCGTTTTCGTCTTTTTTAAATTCCAAAATTTCAATCATACGGGCAAGATCTTTTTGAAAATTTGCTACGCCTTCATTGTTTTTTGAATCCAAGTTTTCTTTGCTCCATTCATAATGTTTCTTTAAAATCTCAAGCATAACTTCAACAAACCAATGATCTGTGTCCCAAAATGCTTCTGGTCCGAAACCGTTTTTTAAAAGATATTTTCTACGCCACCGATAAGCTTTCCATTCTTTAAAATTATGAATTGGATGAAAAATAATCGGATGTCTATACTCGCAATTGAATTCTGCGTGTCTGAAACCATATTCTTTCTTCATAAACTCTCTCCTTTAAGATTTGTTATAATTAGTATAACACAATCAAAACAAAAAGTCAACCGATTTTGATTGACTTTTTGAAATTATTTTCACTTATCGAATTTTTCGTTAAGTTTTTTCGCTGCATCTTCTGCTACTGATTTATTGTTATACCAATTCCAAATCGAAGCTGTTGTGGTGTCCGTTATTTTCCTCAAATAATATTCGTCAGCAGTACCATTGTGGTCATCGTACTCCCATATCAATGGAACGTGTCCTTCTTTTTCGTCAAATACATCTTTCCCACCATATGGAAATTCAACAACTCCATATCTCGCCCAACAAGCAACAAGATAAAATTTTGGAAGACTTTTAAGATATTCTTGTACTTCTTCCGTTCTCGGAAGAACCGTCAAATCTCCAATATCCATTTTCCCACAATACGCAATCGTTTCTGGCACAACAGAAAAACAACCGATACCGCAATTCACAGACCACTCACCGTCTTCTGTATATTGAAAGATTTTATCTTCTCCAATTAGTATACCTTGTACGTATTCGTCCTCGTCAACAACTTTTCCTCTGTAAACTTCAATTCCGTTCATTATTTTCACCTTCTCATAAATTTCCATAAACTTCCCAACCAAGTTTTTCTAATTTCTCTGCGCAGTTATCACATGTCCACTTAATATTTTCTCGTAATTCTTTTCTTTCAGATTCATAAGGAGCAACATTTGCAAGATATTTTTCAATGTATCTTTCGCAAATTGCAACAGCCCTTCTGTTTACATATTCTGGTTCTTCGTCTTCATATTCAAAAATCTTCATCTTTAAATTTTTGATTCTGTTTATAATTCGTATCGAAATAGATTTAGATCTTTCCATTTTGAACTCCAAGAAATATATTAGTTGTTTCATCAATCTGTTTATGATATTCTTCTAGAATATCCTTTTTAATTAGATCTACAAGATGTTTTGTGTTATTATTTTGAATTTCTTCGATGGTATTGATATAAATATTTAAATCATAAAGCTGTTTACTTAAACTATGGTTTTCTTCTTCCGTTTTTATCAACTTGTCTAAAAGATTTCTGACAGTTGTTGACGTAACTGGCAGGTCTCCCATCGGGCTAGTGATAAACGGTACTGTATTTATATGTGCAATTAAATCATTGTATTTTTGCTTGTAATCAATTTCTTTTTTAATCTCTTCTATATTCATCGATTTATAAGCACACAATCCACTCTCTTTTTCTTCATTCATTTTTTCACTTTTGGACAAAGCATCCACAAACGCATCTGCTTGTTTACCTTTTAATTTCATTTTAAATTTCTTCCTCTTTTATCCTTTCCTTACTTTTCCCAACTAATTCTTATTTCCCAATAAGTATCTAAACTATAAAAAGGTCCATGAATATTTACTTTGTAACCCAAATTGTTTAAATCAGTTTTTAATCTATCTAAAATCTTTCTTTCACAACCAACATCAAAACAATAATCAAAACTTCCTTTTTTACACGCCTTAATAATTTTTTTATTTAAATATTTTAAAAATCTTTGATAATCTTTTTCTGTATTATCTTTTTTACATTTCTTTCGTTTGCGTTCAGTAGTCCTTACAGCTGTATTAATATCAATCATTTTTTCATCCTCACAAATTCAATTTTCTTCTATTCTATTGCAAAAATCTTTAAATCTATCTTCGCAGTCATCGGGTGTACATGGAGAAGCCCATTGATATTTTCTTTTACAAACTTCACACGTAAAAGTATCTTTATTTACTTTCTTAACGCTAGTAATTTCACAAGTTCCATAATTGTCATGGCAGTAATTCTCTACTATTGTCATAGCATTATAAATATCTGCTGCTTCTACAGTTTGCTCTAAAGAATAAACTACTCCATCTTTACAAGAGTTAAATTCTATATAATAAGTTTTAATTTCCATAATTAGTCTTCACTTTCCTTCCAAGGTAATTTTCCTACAGGCTTAAATTTAACTTCACAAATTCTTACGCTGTCCCTGTCATAATCTTTCCAACAGCAATAAAGAATATGTAAATTTTCCATATAAACCTTTTTAGCTTGTTCAGCAGTTTTAAAAGTTTCAGCATGATAAAAATAATCCCAAGTAGGATAGCCAGTACTAAAAGAACCCGCATATTTATCATAACTAAAATATTCATATTCTGGTTTCTCTAATCTGTTTCCTGAACAGTCAAATATTTTCTTTATACTTATTACCAACATATTATTTTACCTCGATTATAATGTAATCAATTCCATCTTCATCAGTACCAAAATCAACACCAAGTGGTACAATTGTTCTGTCTCCAAATTGATTAAGCATTTCTTTAACGTAAGTTCCGCCATCCCGCAGATATTTAAATGTTTTGACGCTTCTTGAGTTTGCATCGTCAACAATATGAATATCAGGGTAGAAAAACCTCGTGTCAATAACTTTAAATAACTCCTCGACTTTCATTTTAGATACCTCTTTCTATTTACAAGTGTATTATATCATATATATATATATATATATATATATATATCAAGTGTTTTTACAAGATTTTCAAAAAATTTTTAATTTCTTTTTTACCTGCTTAATTTCTTGCTCTGAAAATTTGTCTTCAATGGATTTAGCAAAATATCCATCACCGTAACAAATATTCGACCAATTATCATAAGGCGGCAGACCATATAATTTTTTAAGCATTTCTTCTAATTCATTCATAATTCTCTCCTGCTTCCTCATAAGCGAACCAATTAGACATATAAGAATTATAATAATCGTCTACATCAACTTGATTTTGATTTACTATGCCTGAAATTTCTTCTATCTCAATCTGTCCAATCATGCGACCAACGCTACATTCCTGTAACATCTTTTTATATTTCTCAATTGTACTTCCAGCTTTACCGATGAAAGCTCCGGGTCTTTCAGTATACAAGGTGAGTTTATAGCAATTTGATTTAGAGTCATATCTAGTCCTAATTGCTACCTGATAGATTCCAACTTCTTTACACCAAGCAGCTACTGTGTTATAGACTTCAGGGTAAATATCTGCTAGATTTGGTTTAGTATAAGCATTAAGTTTTGACTCAATCTTATCCTTTTCATCCTTAACATTAGCTAATTCAGCTGTAGTGTGAAATAGTGCTTTATTGGTTTTAAAATAATTGATTAAAAGCACAATCAGAAATATTGCAAGAACTACAAGAGCAATAAGATTTACAATTAAAAGTGTTTTCATAAACAAAATACCTCTTTTTTTTGATTTACAATAATATTATATACTAAAACAGAAAAAAAGTCAACTAATTTCGTTGACTTTTTCAAAAATATTCTATTATTTACCTTGCATATAATTTTACCTCATAAGTAACATCATCTTTTGCTTTCTTCTTTATGTCCTCATCATAGAAAGCATACCTATAATATTTTAACACTGTTTTTATTTCATTATAGTCTTTTTTAGGGCAATCAAAGGTGATATACTCTTCACCTGTATCTCTAATTTCCATTAATTTATCTTCCACCACATCTAAAACATCTCTATGCTTTCTTTCTAATTTAATTATTTTCAAAAGATCTTTAGTTTCTGGTGCTCCAAAAATATATCCATCGTGTGCGTATCTTATAGAAGTATCATAAGTATTTTTGCTAATCATATTTCCTCTTCAAAACTATCTTTTTTTACATAATAATCATCAGCTTCACAACAATTATAATAACAGTAATCTACATACTTAAATAATGTCGGATCTATTAAATCTTCTGGAATTACTTCACTAAATAATTTCTTATATTTTTCTTGCTCAGTAGGCTTTAAAAATCTCGACCTACCAAATTCGCCACTTTCAACTCCGTAATCACTATCAAGTTCATAAACTAAATATTTATTATAGTTCTTTGTGCCGCTATAGTCAATAAAACCTTCGGCCTCAAATTTACTTCCTCTTGGAAATTCAAGATCAAAAATATTACTTATATTTAATCTATCTAATAATTCTTTCGTTACTGGATATAATACCTGTTTATTTCTTACATAATCGCTCATTACTATTCTCCCTCTTTATCTAACGCAATACTCACATTTTTCTTTGTTTCCACCGCAATGACAAACTTCGCGGTTCTTCGTTCCCAAACAATAAGATTCTTCTTTGTCGGTGTACTCGATAGAAATACCGCCGTGTAATGCAGCATAATATCCCTTTTCGTATTCACTTAAATAATGTTGGACTGTTCGAACTCCATAATGGGGGCATTTACTTAAAACATAAAAAATCAACAAATCTGTATCATCTACTTGTTCGACTTTCTTCAGTTCGAAACCCCCATAATTTTCCTCTATACTTTCTTTTGTTCCATACGCTGTGGTGTTACCGTTTACGACTTTAATATTTTGCGCATTACTAACTACGCCCAACCAATCTTTTACTAACATATACTTTTCTCCTTAATCAAACTCAACTTCCAAAGGTTCTTTTTCTTCAACCACTTCAACGTAATAAGATACTTTGATTTCTCTATGATATTTTAGCGTGCTACCGCATTGTGGACAAGTATACTCATCGTCCTCATCTGAAAGCTCAAAAGAATCCTTATTCTCATATCCACAAAAAGGACATCTTAAATTATCGTCGCAGTAATCTTCATCCATTCCTGGAAGGTAATAATCTAAAAATCTTACATACAAAGAATTTTCTTTAAGATTCACCCTGCAACAGTTGTAGTATTTGTGATCAAATTTTACAAGCCCTCCAACATCGATTTTTTGATCTGTTTCACCAAGATAATTCGTATTTTCTTCTCCACGTAATCCATTAAAATATTCATAAATTTTCATATAATTACACCCGTATTCTTCACTTTTCAATTACTTCAATAATAGCATTATAATATACGTATTTTTTCCCATTAAGATCGAACATTACGCTTCCATTAGAATTATCGTCAATATCAATCTTCCCTTCATAGGTAGCAATTAACTTTCCGTCGATTGTATATACGTTCAAAATTCTATCAAGACCACCATTCATGTCAGAACTCCAACTTTTCTGTGTTCTTGCAAAACTCGCACATCCGCAAAGAAATACGCCGCTTAAAAATCCTATTACAATCAACAAAGCTTTTTTCATTTGTTTTCTCCAAAAATCTTTTCTTCTGCTTTATTTTTGCTTTCGTTTTCCCACTCTTGTGCTTTCGCCAATGCCTCTTCTTTTGTGGAATAAACGTGTGTTACAGTGGTTACATAATGGTAATCTTTAATATCAAGACACTTTTTATCTTCAATAGTTCCGTAGTCAAATCTAGTTTCTTTTGCTTTGTCTGTAAAAATGTTAATTGATTTGATATATCTACGTTCCACAGAATATTTATCGTATCCCGCTTCTGTTTTTCCCCACTCATTATTACAGTGTGGGCAGATACATTTAAGCGCTCCATAAACATAGGTTGGTGTGGTAATATACCCTTCGCCATTACATATAGGACATTTCACCAATCCGTTATCACCATACTTTTTATAAGGAACCCAAACCTCATCACCAAGCGCAAAAGGTGTTTTAGGAATTAACTTATCACTTCTTTCAAGCTCTTCTTTTGCTTTCTTTAATTCAATTTCGAGCGCATCGATCTTTTCTCTTTGTTCATAGCACTCTTTCTGCAACTTATCTGCTCTTTCTTTGGCTCTTTCATAATTTTTTTATCTTCTTCAATTTCTGATTTCACAGTTTCATAAATCAAGTCTACGAGCTTATCTTTTGCTTCATGAACAATTTCGTCTGCTTGAGATTCGATATCTCTATCAAAATCGTAATCAAAATATCTATTTAATTCCATAAATCATCCTCTACTTCATCGTTTTTAAATCTAACCCACCAAGGTCTGTTGTCAGGCGTAACTACGGACATATTTTCAGAGTCAATAATCACACCACCGTCTTTCCCACAAACATAATCTTGAATTGCTTTATAATCAGACAAATCCATTTTTAAAGTTACTTTAAAAGCAAGTAAATGTATCAGGCTTTCAATCATAAAATCGATTGCGGGGAGTTTTCCATTGCTTTTTTGGCTTTGTTCGACTAAATATTTTCCGATTGTGTTTGGTTCGCGAAATTTTTCAACAGCCTTATAAAGAATATCTACAACACAATCACTATAAGGTTCACATTCAAGATACTCTTTGATATAGTTTTCAACCGCCTGCCGTTTACTAATTTCTTCACGATTAGTATACCAGCCTTTGCAAATCATCATAATGTCTTTACTAACAGTTCTCATATAACTTTATAATCCTCCGTTATTCACCTGTGAAGAGTTTCTCTCATCATAACACCATTTGTAATGCTATCAAGAATATCTTTATAATGTTCAATTCTTTCTAAAGTCATTGTTTTGTACCATCTCTGATGGTATAAATGATAACTATCACCAATATCATCATAGGTTGAATCGTATACATAAACAAAATAACCTTCTTCATCTTCACTTACAGCATCAAGATAAGCTTCAGGATGAAATTCTTTAAATGTTTTTATATCACCTTTCTTAAAAAGATATAAAGTTGTGGATGTAGAAATATGAGCAACGATAGTTCTTCTCTCAAAAATTTCTTTTAACTGTCTTTTTTCATACGCTTCAATTTCTGATTGCGAATAAGATCTTTTCTTACCATCATTTGATACATATACTGTTTTAGATTCAAGTTCAGTTTTCATATTTATTTCTCCTTATTTAAATCTACGATAATATTATATAATAAAAAAGAAAGAAAGTCAACTAATTTTACGTGGTTTAGCTAACTTTCTTTAAAAAATTATTCTAATGTAACATTTACCTTTGGTTTGTTGTTCATATAACTTAAACTATCATCTTTATTTAATTGAGCTACCAATACCGACTTCAGCAAAAAACACAACTGTGCCGCCTTGTTTTCTCCGTCAATATCAAACTCTTCATAAAGAACATCAAGTTCCTCTTCTGTCATTTCTTGCTCTAAATTAATCTTTAATTTCATTTTTTCTCCTTATAAATCATTTATTTTATCGCAACAAACAAAATCCAAGTAATAATAATCTGAATAATATGAATCGATTGATCTACAATTAGATTGATTTTATGTTTATTCGCTTTTAAATCATCGACTATTCCGTGAATAATTGTGTTTAAAATTATTGCAACAGTAATCCACTTTGTAAGACCAAGGTATAAAATCGGCAAGGAAACCATAAATGACCAGCTAAACGCGTGCATGATTAATGCAACGATGTAGTCGTATTTATACATTTGCTTATAGTTTTTTTGATTTTCCCACCAAGATTTCTGTTTCAGACTCGCCAATATTCCCTGTAAATAATAATCGTCTACAATATGGGCGAAAATCATTACGAATAATATAAATAATTTCATCTTTTCAAATCTAACAAATTAGGTATAATATCAATATCGCAATAATTCGTAATAAACAGTCTTACAATTTCAAGCATTTCATTATAAACTGCATCACACTGCTCATTGATTATTTGCAGTGTTTTTGGATCTTTATAGATAATTTGCGGAGCAACAGAACCCTGTCTGTAAATAATTACTTTTCCAGGAGAAATTCCTTCTTCCAAAAGTTCATCTGTATCAACAGAACCATCTTCTGCGATAATTTCTCCGAAAGAAAGCCTGTTTACAAATTCAACATATCTGCCTTTCAAAGCATTATAAGATCTTTGGCAAGGAATAAGTCTATCCACCAATCCATTATCTCCGTAAATAATTTCATCGAAATTATTAAAATTTTCGTTATCATCCTCTTTGAGACTTCTGCTTAGATATCCTTTAACATATCCAACCAAGCACCCCGTTATATTATAAACAGGTTTTTGCTCCCAATAATAATATAATTCGTCATCAACGATATTTCCTTCTGGATCAAGATGAATGTTTTGTTTTCCGTCTACAAATTCCTTGCGGAATTTAATTCTAATTTTCTTTTTAGCCTTTTCTGTCATTTTTTATACCTCTTTAAAGACACCCAAGTATTGGAGCTTTCTCTGTTTTAACACTGTTACAATTATTATCTTCGCTTGTATTACACGTTACCGGAGTTTGATATACAAATGGCGTTGTTGTTACATTATTCGGATTTTTAATACATGGATTATTCCAAGTTGGAGTTACAGGATAAATATAGTTATTATCTTTCTTTCCATCAGTATAACCTTGATTATAAGCCTGCATAATCAATTCTTCCAGCTCTTCCTTTGTCAATTCAACTTTGTTATCTTTCAATTCTTTAAAAATAATAAAAGGTTTCATTTATTTTTCTCCTTAATTAATAATAGTGACTTCATTATCCAAAACATCTTTCTCTGTTATTTGTATGGTGAAATCTTTTTCTTTATTTTTTTTATTGAACTTCATCTCCCCAACAATCCCAACCATCTACTATTCGTCTAGCAAACAGTTCAATCTTCTTAGTATTAGGGCCAAATAATCTTTCAATTCTGCGCATGATTTCATCTGGTTTGACTGAATGTCCTTGTCTAGGGTGCATTAAAACTTGTGGAACTGTCTTGTCAACACTTTTAATATGCCCGCGCATTGCAAGTAAACAAAGTTCAGCATTTGCTTTTGTATAACTACCCATGCCAGATAATGGTTGCCCATCTTTTTTTGTTTTTATCCAAGTAAATGCACAAGTTTTATATTTAAAACCCCATGCTTCAATAACTTTAAATGTATCGGGTAAACATGGCATTGTTGTCCAAATAAATAATGCACAATTTTTATTTCTAATGTTTTTTATTATTTTGCCCAATTCGCAAATTTCATCGGTTGACATTGTATGATAATGTTTCTCTGGGCAAAAATTTCCTCCTTGCTTACCTTTGCCCCATAAATAAGCCCAAGGTGGATCTGCATATATAATATCATATTTTTCAGATGTGTTTGTTATATCAACTTTCATTTTTCGTCCTCGTTTTTAAAATAGTTTTTTATAAAATCACAAACAAGATTTTCTAACTTCTCGCCTTCGTTATTTCTAATAATATAGAGGAGATTGTACAAAACTTGTTCTTTTGTTAAATGCTCACATTTACACCCTAATCCTAACATAATCCACTTACCTCCCCAAAATAATTCCGACTCCATCTATCAAAAATAGAAATCCAATGATAAAAACCATAAATACTATCAAAAGAAAAATTCCTTCATACTGATAGATTTTCTTATATACCCAATCAAACCTTACAAATAATCCTAAAAATCCTATTATTAAAAATATGATTCCAATAATCAACTCAACCACTTTTATCCTCCAATATTTTGGCATATTTAACAAATATCAAATAATTCGTATATCCTTTTTTAATTTTCTTTTCATCAAACACTCTGCCGATATAATAATTTCCATCGCTTTCAAGCAGCTTCCATTCACATAACTGGTGAATTTTATATCCTTCAATATATTTATAATCTTTGACGAATACAGATTTATCTGGCAAATGCAATTCTTCTGCTGGAATTAATTGTTTTAGCGCACGACAAACAATATCGTTTGCAGAATCTGTTTGTTTAAATGGTACGGAGATAGCCCAAGTTTCAAGTTTATATTTTTGTATATTTTCACCGTCAACGATTACAACTTCGCTACCCCAAACGTCTTTTTCCGTTCTATCGATTGTAAATTTTTTATTTTTTACTTTTTCATCGAATAAATCAGACAAACTCTTCCAAAAAGGCATATTCATAATTTTTCACCTCGCTATCTTTGTATGTATATTATATCAAATGAATAAAAAAAAGTCAAGCGATTTTACGCACTTGACTTTAAAATTTTTAAAGAAAATCTAAATATTTAATATCGTATTCCAACTTTTCCATTCTTTCTTTTTGTGATGTGGTTAGTTTGCCAATCGGAGTATTTTTCAAACCTTCACAAGTTGTAATCCAATTCTCACGCTGAGCGATAAAATCTTCTTTGAGTTTTTGTTGTTCTACTGTTTTTGATTTTACATATAATTCGTTCCAGCATCTGTTTAGCACCCTTTCTTTTAAACAACCAAAAAGAACTGTGAACATTAAGCAAGGAAGACTCAAAAATAACAGAAACATAGCAGTGATTTGCATCAGCGGCAACGTAAACAGAAAAACCAAAACAAATACCCACATTATAGCTGCAAGAAAATCGGCTTTATCGTCGTATTTCCAATCTCTATCACATCTTCTGTAAATACGCGGTCTGATTTCTCCATTATCCCCTTTTCTATATATACAAACTTCTCTTATTTTATCTTTCATAAATCAATTTCTCCAACCGTTCCAGAAGCCAAACTATCACATTTTTGGAACTTCATTAATAAATCAAACAAATCTTCGCCAAAAAGATTTTTATATTTATTTATAGCTTTCTCGGTATGAATTTCGTGTGCAAGCATGTGATAGTTTACTAAAAATATTACAAGAAGCGGATTTATATTTCTATCATAGTTGAAAAAATCACTGAAATGAGATATGATATAATAAGCTCCTATGTTCGCGTGATTATAATAATGAGCCACCCCGTTTTTATCAAAAGACTGTGAAAACATTTTACCAACATCGTGGATCAAAGCGGCGTAATAACAACTATCTTTAACAAACAAGGTGTCTGCATTGTTTAGCGATTTCTCAAAAAGCTTTTTGGAAATTAAACAATGGGTTCCCAAGGTAAATTTATGATGCGGATTTTTTTGGTCAAACGCTTTCATGTCTTTTATAGTTTGTTCGATTGAAATTTTCGACACATTACTATATAGATTGATTATCGTTGTTCCACTAAAACCTTCAAAATCTTGTGGGCACTGAAAATTCTTCCAAAATTTATCAATAACTTCCTTTCCAACGTGTCTCTCTCTTTTTAAATCATTTTCATAACAAATTTCAATGGGTGTTGCTATTACATAAATAAATTTTTCGCAATTTACTTTACATTCTGAAAGAATTCTTTTTCTCGATTTCAAAGTAACATTTGTTGAATCAATAACAACATCTTTTCCTTCGGAAAGATATTGATTCATTCTTTTGTAATAGTGTTCAAATACTTTTTGATTGTCAAACTGACAACTTTCATCACCATATAATTCTTTTCTTATTTCATCAGACGATACGTATTCCGCACCTTCTTCTGCAACAATTTCTTTGGCTTTAGTTGTCTTCCCCGACGCTGGCAGTCCACACATTATGTATAAAATAGGTATCCGCATCTTTTTTCTCCATCATTTTTTTATAGTCTTCGCGAACAAGGTTTAAAAGCCTATCGCCCTTCATTTCGAACAAATACTTTTCTTCGTCTGTTTCGTTTTTGTATATTGCTCCAAAAAGATAATCTTTCCATTTAGCGTTGCTATTTATCTTTTCTGCAATTTCTCTCCGTGATAAAAACAAAGATTGTTCTTTAAACTCGTAATATTCTTTGCTCATTTCGAAATAATACTTTTTAAGAATTTGATCTACAATTTTAAATGCGTTCGTATATTCTGGAAAGTAAGAAAGAAATTCACTACATTCATTAATTTTAATCATCTCAAGAATATTTTTGATACTCAAAGAATTATTGCTTGCCATTCTGTGCATCATAAGATATTTTGGGTTTTTGATTTTAATACGATTATAATTCTTATCTACAACAACAAAACCTTCATAATCGGAAGAAAGTTTTTCAGCCGCAAGCACACAGTCATCAACGGTCGAAATATCATAAGATTTCGGTTTCTCAACACCGATGTCAGTTTCGAGTTCTTCAAACGTAGTGTTATCACGAGTAGCCAGATGATAAAGTTTTGTTTCTGAATATGGAATTACAATTTTTGTATATGGAGATACCAACTCAAACATATACGTAAAATTTTTATTTAGATTATTAAAATCTAAATCTTTATAATTTACAGCCGTACGAATTAATTCTCCGAAAGTTTTACAAGGACAATACATCTGCGATAAATCATTTATTGCGAATTCTGTTTTATCAGCATCGATATTTCCGTTTGTGGACCAATGCCAATACCCATTGTCAAACCAAAGCTTCATCAAACTCCCGTCGATTTTATCAAGAACGCGTGCAGTTGACCAATTTATAGAATCTGCGTATTGTTCTCCATAATTGAAGAATCGACTGAAGGGTGCACACACAATCAAAAATTCTCCATTATTAACCTTTAAAATGCTACCACGACAGGCCCATAAAAATGGTAAGCTGGGTATCCAAATAGTACTCAACTGATTATATTTCAACAAAATGTAATCTTCAAAAGCTTTAATAATTATATTAAATGGCGGAGCGCTTAGAATTTCTTGCCACTTAGGATTTTCCTTTATAAAATAACACAGGCTTCTGTATGGATCAGCTGTTTTTAAACATCTTAAAAGTGTATAATGTGGAACGTTTCTGTGTGGATCAGTTTTATTATTACTTCTTGAAGCATTGGAGACCGTCTTTGGATCCAGTCCCAATTTACTAGCAGCAATTTTTTGATTAGCATATAACTGGCCCGTTTCTAAACAAAATATTTGCTTATTGCCTGTGCGATCGCGCCGTCGTTGCGTTTCAGAAGCTTTTGTGCGCCTCTCAGGTGTCCAACTCCTAATAGCTGATTCTTGCATCCTTCTTCTTGTTTCAGCACTGTTTTTTCTGCCTTTATTTTTTTGACCTGTGATTTTACTTCCCCTAATTTGTTTTTCTGTAGGTGCTTTGCGTTGTACTTTTGCGCTAATTGACATTTGGTTTCGCGCTGATTCCGTAAATGTTCTCGATTGAACTCCTCCAGAGGTATTATTATATCCACAATTTGGATCAGTGCTATTGTAGAAAGCAATCCAAAATTGCTCCCTTTCATCAAGCTTTTCTGTTGGAAGTTGCTCTATAATCTCAAAATCAAAATTTTCTAGACCATACTTAGCTATGGCAGAACTTAAATGGTTATTAGATACGCATTCTTTATGTGCATACCATCTTCTTACAATATTAACTGATTGACCAATATAAATTTTACCATTTATCCTATTTGTAATTTTATAAATTCCGCATATTACATTACTCATAAACTAACTCCACGACATTCCTGAACAATTGAATTCGACAAATCAGATTCCAATTGATTATATTTTAACAGAACATAATCATCGTCTTCTTTTACAATAAGAGAATAAGGTGGCTTCTGTAAAACTTCTTTCCAATTCTCTTCATTCTGTTTGATAAAATTTAATAACTGTAATTTCATATCAATCCTCAAAGTTTTCTTTAATTAAATAATCATAAAGTTCTTCTGGTGTTCTCATTGGAATCGGCGCTCCATGTTCATCGTAAGCACTGTATTCTGGCCATTTCTTACCGAAGTCAAGCTCGTAGATAAAATAATCAATATCGTTCGTTCCCCACGCGTCTATGGCGTTACAACGCATTATTTTTGACAATAAACTGACAATTTTATCAATACATTTTCCGTAAGGCATAAAAATGCTATCGGTAAACTCTTCGGTGAACAAATCATTGATCTTATCTTCAGCTTCAATGCGAGCTTTGATAAAGTTAATGTATTTGCAAAATTCTTCTTTTGTCAGCAAACACTCACTCTTCTTCGGCATCTTCTTCTTTCTCCTGTTTGTTGTTATTCAATATATAAAAATAAATATCGGACGGGTTTTCATCTGTGTCGAAGATTTTATCAAAAACTTCATCTTCCCAAACTCCACAATCCATTTCGTATTCAAGAATATTGATAACATCCGTCAGCGGCTTCCAAGCATCTTCGAGAATTACGCCGAGCGCATTTTCAATCTTACCGATATATTTGTCCTGCGCTCTAACTGCCTTTACAATTTCGCAAAAAGCATGATTACTAATCATTTACCTTTCCCCCTTATATTTCAAATCACGGTGAATACAACAATTCCCTTCACACAAATCCATTCTCAAATCATAAATATATTTTTTAAATGATTTAATCGTGAATTTTCTGTTAGTTATAAATTTTTCATACTCTTTTTCGCCGCACTTTTTAATCTTCCAACAATACATTCTGCTTATCTCCTATAATATCTTCTGCAAATTTTAAAAGCGTTACCATAAAGTCAACAATATTATCTCTTTCAAGTACCCCGATTTCCCACATATCGACTTTCTTGCCAGCGGCATCCTTATAGTAACACTGAATAAACATATAAGAATCCTTCTCGCAATAATAAACACGAATTATATTTTCAGAACCTTCGTACTCATCATTAAATTCCAGTGTTTTTATACTGTCAGTATTTTCTTCTTCTTCGAAGAACAAATACATCTGATATACGGAGTGGCAAAAGCGCACCATATTTTCAACAGACATAGTAAACTCTGTTCCATAAGAAATAGCATAATCATCATCAAGATTATTTAAAAGTCCATAGTATTTAATTTTACAAACCTGCTCATTGTCCGAGTCTTTGATATGTTGGAATTCAATAACCTCGCCGCCACAAGAACACTTTACAAACAAATTGTTTAATATTTCTTCTTTACAATTTACAACTTCATTTTTCATATACTTTTTTAATTCCTTTAAATCTAAACAGAATAATCATTACCCTAAAATAACGGTTTTAACAAAACCGAAATCAACAATTGCCGCCAAAACAATGATTACACAAATAACGACACGATATTTCGTGCTAATCATCTTTACCTGCGGAAACCCGAATTTATCTCCGAAGATAAACACCGTAAGGAGTGCAAGTGCCAAAGCAATAATCGCAATTAAATAAACCATCTGTAATACCTCTCTAAATTTTGTATTTAGATTATACCACAGATGGTTTTAAAAGTCAACTGATTTTATATTATTTTTCAAAATTTTTTCTAATTTTATCGCAAGATTCAGAAATTGCATCTAATACGAACAATTTGGCATTTGAATCGAACTGTTTGCCAGAAATGTTTTTCACAATTTCGACATAAACGTTATTCACAACGGCGATCTATTCATCTTTTGTAGACAATGAATTAATAATATCAGACAGCGTATCAATTACACCTTCATAATATTCTGCAACTAATCCATTGCCGCGCTCACACGCATCTGCGTATGATTTTTTTGCTTGATCTAGTTTTGTAATAATATCTTCTTTTTTGATCATAATTCAATCCTCTCTTACATAAAATTCTGGATGTTCACTTTCTTTTTCCAAACTATATTGATAATTCACAGGATAATGAGCATCAATTGACGGTACTTTTTTATATTCTTTTTTTAAATCTGGATTCTCAAGTTCGACAACTTTATGAACATGTCTAAAACCAAAAAGCACAGGAGGAACGTGTGTAACCAAATCATTAATATTTCTGATTGGATAAAAATTTTCCCAACGTTCTTTCAAAAATTTTTTAACTCTAAATCCCCAATAACATCTTGGACAACCAAACCCGAACCCCTTCATATTATTACGAAGGTCTGGACGATTAAACCAGACATATTCATGAGCAAGCGTAGCAATTGCGGCTCCGTGGGAATAACCAACAATATACACACCTTTAATGCTTTCGTCCATAATTACATCTTTCAAAAAAGGTTTGATTGATTCCCAAACACGAAGAAAACCACGATGACATCTCCATTTAATTCCCATATCTGAATACGGTGTGGCGGGAAAGTCTAAATTGTTTTTCCAATCGTCTCCGCCATGCGTACACTGAAAGTACAAATAAAGAATGTTGTTTTTAATTTCGTGAAAATAATCTCCATCGTTTTCTGTATGAATATACGGAGCATTTAAACAACGTAAGTATAAATCTTCAAGTAGTTTCATAAACACCTCTATGAACGAAAATTTGGGGCACTGCCATGCCCCATTTTGTTTTTGAACTTTTAAAGCAAGAACTGGTTAATCAGATATTCAAAAAAGTTCGAGAAGCCGCAATCAGAATCTTTAAAGGTATAATGGAATGAACCATATTTCTTTGTAAATTCGTTCATCAAAGTATCAATTTCCTTATCGAGTTTAGCTCTTTCGGCAATTTTCTCTTCGATTTTCTTCGCCTCTTCTTTTCTCAAAGCGACAGCCTTCTCTTTTTCTGCTTTCGCAAGGGCAGCCGCCTCTTCCTTTTGAGCCAATTCTTTATCGAATTTAGCTTCGTCAGCAACACAATCGTCTGCCTTATCATAATACTTCTTCGTCTTTTCACTATAAAACTTCATAATAATCACCTCTAATCTTTGGATTATATAAATACGCTTTCCCTTTTGGCAGAAAGAAAGGTTTGATTCGGCTTAATCTTCCTCTTCAAACCAGCGGTATTTGAAAAATTTATCTTCTTCTGTTTCTGGAACAGAAAGAATCAGCGGCATTGAAAGATCGAGGGAATAAATACCAAGAATACTTTTTCCATCTACTCGATACTTTCTATCTTCGCTTTCTACAACAACTTCGCAATCTATATTTTCAGTAATTTTTGCGAAATCGTTTACATCTTTAAAAGTGCGTAAGTAAATTTTCATAAAAACTCCATTTTATTATTTTTACGGTTCAGAATATAATACTTCAAAATATAGGTCTATCGATTTTAACGACTTCACCGAAAGCTTCATTCCTTATAAGGCTTAAACGCTATATAATACCTATTATATTCCATGTTAATTGGAAAATCGTCTTGCAAAACGACCTCCTATAATGGCAATTAACTGGTGCCACCTCGAACGTCAGGTGTCCGTCGGACTTCCGATATTCTACCAGCGTATCTTTTGATAGATATCGCACCTTGTACTATCGCAACTAACGCGGAAACAATTTTTGGATACGCCCCAGGCAATGTTCGGCCTGTGGTGGAGGTAATCGGATTCGAACCGATGACATCCTGCTTGCAGGGCAGGTGCTCTACCAACTGAGCTATACCCCCAAAACGCATAATCTTAAGTTTAACCAGAGTAATTATGCCGATGTAATGATTTTACAAACTCCGCTTTCTCTTCTTTCTTCCCAGAGGTATGAAAGTATACTCTGCATAATGGCTACCGAGGTGTGATTTGAACACACGATACACAGAATCAAAATCTGTTGCCTTACCGCTTGGCTACTCGGCAATATAAGAGAGGTTCTTAATGTCGAGCGTGACCTCACACGTTATACCGATCGTGTATAAATTCTCTATCCACCAATAGCTTCGGACTACGCGCATGTATACCTGCCGTAGGGTTCTGGCTGCTCCTCGGAGATTCGAACTCTGGATATCGTGATTAACAGTCACGCGCTCTGACCAGCTGAGCTAAGAAGCAATATTTATACAGCTTTGAGATTTTCTGATTCTCAGTAATCTGTCAGTCCTTTACGTAACTGCATTGATTTCCGTTATCTGCTACGGCAGCCTTATCTATAATCCGCTATGCAATTATAGAGTCGCTCATCTCTTCGACTCTTTTTTACCTGCCCTTGCTACATTTACACAGGATTTCGCGCCCAAGGTGATCATATTCCTCGTAGTTTTAATTTTGAGGGATTTCTTCTTTCACTTGAGTCTCTTTCGACAAATCGTTGCAACCGATTGCCAAATTCTACATTGAGATAATTTGATATTTCGCGCAGCCACTGGAATATCACAAACCATTTTATGAGGACATAGTTTGCAGTAAATTGCTTATTTTCTACACTATTCGCAACTTTCCTCGATACCCACTCTACTCTATTTATTAGCCGCCTGTAGATGGCGAACAAATGTAGGCCATGCACGATTTGAACGTGTGCCCCAACCACAAAGGCTGGTGTGCTACCGGATTACACCATCTGACCATAAATAGATAGCCCTATTCTTCTTGTACTTCGAAGAAAAACTTTACTAACCGAATATCTAATAAAACAATATCAGCGAAAGCGGTACCATTCGAGCTACCTGGTTTTTGTTTGTTAACACATTGCTATGTTAGCAGCAGTCCTTATTACTAAGGATCTTTCCGTAGGCTACCTTTAAAGAGGCTGCACATGAATGTCGGACTTAATCTGACTTGTGTGGTGTAGGGTAAAATCAACCACGTCCTCCAACATTTACCCAAGCAGGAGTTTTTGCAGTACTTTCACTGACCTGTCAGCATATCCATAATCAGGCGGTATGCAACCTTTAAGTGGCTTGAAGCTTGCGTGTAATCATTTAACTTCACCTTTCATAACTTCGATAAATAACTTATCTGACAAGTAGTGAAGCACCACTGCTCCCCGACATTTTTACAACTTCGGAGTTGTTGCGCCACCGCGCTACGAATGCACTCGGTAATTAACCATTGATTTAGGCTGTTCAATCCTCTCCATTTACTACAGCTTCTGTACGGTTCCACAACCAGTACTCCCTCTCTTATAAGAGCTTCGTAGCACCTAACTCAATTTTGTATTTATATTATATCATATTTTTAAAATAAAGTCAACTAATTTTAAGCAATTTTTTAAACTTTTTCGAAAATAAATTTTGCTCTATCGTTAAAGTATTTTAAATCCACTGTGTTCTCATATTCGCACCAAGGACAGCATACTTTAAATACGCGTACATTAGCCTTAGCAATATCTGTCCACGCAATACGACAGCTATTATAGCACTTAGAACACGGCACAACAGCGTATGCTTTGATTTTGTCTGCAAATAAAATTGGTGTTTCATTTTCGTCTTTCGCGTGCATAATGCCATTTTCATCAACAGTATACGGGTGTTCTTTTCCAAAAATATCCTGCTGATACACGATCTTCTTCTTCATCTTCTTTCGCCTCTCTCCATTTTGCTCTTTTACCGAAATATTTTGAATCAATTCCAATTACAGTAATTCCGACACAATCGTCTCCAAAAAGATAAATTCTGTTCCCCATAACCCGAATAAATCTTGCACCTTCGGAAGAATGTGCATCTCGAACGTTTTTCAAATACTTTTTCTGGTTATGATCTTTAAAATCTTCAATCGTCTTTCCGCAACTCCAAGCTTTATCAAAAGCGTTCTGAATTTTCTGCTGACTTTTGGAATATCCTCTTTCCTTAAATCTCTGATGTGCGTGGTTTGTGATTTGAACTTCCATTTTTTTATCTCCTTAAATTTATTTTGTAAATATATTATATCATAAACACAAAATAAAGTCAAGGAGATTTAAATGGTTTTTAATTTTTTTTAGATACTATCTGCCCACTGCGAGAATTTACCACGATAATCTTTGGTAAGTTCAACAACTTCTATAAAATCCTGTTTTTTAGCTGCCTCAATATATTTAAAGAAACCAGAATCCTGTGGGAATTTTAAATCGATTTGCCCAGTATGACCAAGACAAAGAATCTTGCAATTGTCATGGCAACGACTCAAAATCTTTTTGATTTCGTGTGTGGTCGCATTTTGAATTTCATCAATAATAACAAATGCGTTCTGGAAATTCCTTCCTCGAAGAAACGTTGACGGAATAGCATTGATTGTTGCCGTTCCATTTTTTACATTTTCCATATTATTTTCAGAAACAATAAGTTTTTCTGGATCATATCCGCAAGTTGTTATCGCATCGATTATTGGATCAATATAGTAAGAAATTTTGTCATCTACATTCCCAGGCAAATAACCTAATGTTGACTCTTGACAGGGAGAAACGATATAATAAATGGATTCATATAATTTGAACTCGTTTGTCATAAGTAGTGCCATCGCTGTTGCAAGCGTTGTTTTACTTGAACCAGCACAAGCATTACAAAACACGCCAATATTGTTTTTATTCCAAACCGCTTCTATAAATTTCCATTGCTCTTCATCAAGTTTGAACGGAAGTCTTTTAAAAAAGATATAATCTTTGATATTTTCGGGCACATTAACTTTCTTAACTGTTGTTTCTGTTGAATTTTTTTTAGCTGTCATATATAGATCCTTAATTTAAATTATTTAAATATTCAATAGCTGAAGTTGCCGCAATCGCACCATCATTTATCGCTGTCGCAATTTGACGAATTTTTTTTGCTGTTATATCACCACAAGCGAAAATGCCTTTTTGTGAAGTTTCTTTTGCTTCATTAACAATAATATAACCTTTTGTGTCTTTTTCTGCTAAATCAGTAAACGTTTCGTTAGGAACTTGCCCGATAGCCACAAAAACACCATCAGTAGGAATCATTTCTTTGTCGGTAACAACAGCGGCAATTTTACCTTTTCCGTTATTTCTATCTGTTAAAAATCCTTTTGTCGAAGAATTTTTTACCCACTTTATATAAGTATTGTTTAAAATTCTATCTTGCAAAACTTTTTCACAAAAGAATTTATCAAAAAGTGTAATCATTGTAACGCTCTTACAATAATTTGCAAGAAGAAGTGCGTATTGAGCAGCTGTATTACCGTCTCCAATAACGCAAACATCTTTTCCTTTATAAAAAGGCCCATCGCAAATAGCGCAATAATTCGCTAAATCTTCTCCAACAACACCAAGTTTTTTATGCTCTACGCCGTTTGCGAGAATAACGGTTTTAGCAAGATAGTCGCAAACTTCATCGTTGATTTTGGCGCAAATAATATACTTCGAAGAATTATCTACTATCTTTACGACTTCCCCGAAAAAAATTTCTACACCAAGATTTTCGACTTGTTCCTGCATTCTAAAACCGAGCTCTTCTCCAGAAATCTTCTCAAATCCAGGGTAATTTTCTACTAACGGCGAATTTACCATTTGACCGCCGATAATATCCTTTTCGAATAAAACAACTTTTTTATCAGCTCTTGCTGCATATATGGCAGCGGTCATTCCTGCTGGACCGCCGCCAACAATAGCAATATCATACAAATCTTTTTCCATCAATAAAGCTCCGAAATATCATCAATAAGTTTATCCACAATACCATATTCAACCTGTTCCGCACCATTGATAAACCACTCCGTCTTTTTCTTCCGACCATAAAGCTCTTTAGAAATCTTTGTTCTCTCAATAACAAAATCGGACAAAAGTTTAAGCTGCTTCGTATACTGTGCCTGATGAGTGCGAACCTGCTCCGCAGTTCCTTCCATTGCGCCGCTTCCCTCGTGAATTAAAGCCTGTGAGTTTTTCAGTGCAAATCTCTTGTGCCCAGCAAGCAAAACATAAAGACCGCCGCTCATTGCCACGCCGAAGTTAATCGTATATACTGGTGTTTTTGAAATAGCAATCATATCGAGCAAATGCTGTGTTGCATCAATTTCTCCACCGTAAGAAAAGACAAGAATTTTAATTGGCTTTCTTTTCTCAACAGGAATCTTCTTTTCATCATCTTCTCTGTTGAAAGCAATAATCATTTTTGAAAAATCAATTAAATATTCTCTATCGATTTCATCTTCCAGATACAAAGTACGATTTTTTAATCCATCATAATACATCAATCTTCTTGGATCGGGAAGAGTACTATCTTCTGGAAGTGCAACCGCAAGGGGAGTTCCCTCAAGGAAATCAAGATCTTCAATTTTCTTATTATTATTTTTAACCATTCTTTACCTCTTCTTCATTATCACTATAATTCAACGTCAAATATTTATTAGCCAATTCTTCGTTGACAAACAAATTATCTACCGTCTTATCCATAATCATATAGGGCTTCTCAACGCCTTCTACAAAATATCCGCAGAAATGATCTGGTGTAAGATTATACATTGTAAGATAATCCGACAACCATTTATCATCGGTTGCTTCTCTTTTTACAAACTTTGTATCGATAGTATCCTCAAAAATCTCTATCGCCTCGTTGTTTTCGGTTTCAACAATTAAATATCTTTCATCAACTTCTTGCATATATTTATCTCCTTTATGCAAATTTCTATAACCATTATATCACAAAAATACTACAATGTCAACTAATTTTAAGTGGCTGCAAGCATTTCTCCAAGATAAGTTTGCTTTTTTACAACACGAGTTGTTTTAATTGCAGTTGTAATCGCTTTCGGCGTTCCTATAAGCGCACAATACTTTTTAGCTCGCGTTATTTCTGTGTAAAGATGTTCCTTACTCAAAAGATTGAAAGAACCTTGGTCGCAAACCGCAATCACATAAGGGTAGCCAGTGCCTTGGAGTTTGTGCGTGGTGACTGCGTATCCAAGCTGTAAATCGCCTATTTCCCCCGGACCGTAAAGCATAATTTTATCGTCTATTTTTAGCAATAATGTATCTCCGCAAATATCATATACAGTACCAATATTGCCATTGAATATCGGATAATTTATACCTTCGATTGTTTCTGCTTTATAATTATTCTTTGTAACAAGAACCTTATCGCCTACATGAAACGTTATTTCATAAAGAACTTGATCACTATACTTATGTGTAAGTGTTTTATTTTTCGGAAGCTCTAACAAGTTTTGAATAATCTGATTTACGCACCTTGCGGAAAGCGGGCCAACTGCTCTTTTTGCAACAGCAATAATAATATCGTCAATTGGAATTTTGTCTTCATAATGAAGTTTTTTAAACTTTTTAATAATCTCATTTAAACAATCTTGCGTAGTGTTTTTTGAAATTATCTCAAAATCTTTCAATTCTCCGTGAATTTCACTACCTATAAAACCGTTGCTCGGTAATATCTGTTCTTGATGATATACTTTTAAAGAATCTGTAATAATGCCAGATTTTTGTGCTTGTCTGAAAATCTTTGTCAAATATGCTTGCGCAATTTTTCCAGAACCTTTGATATCGCTGATTAAATTACACAAACCAATCGATTCGAGCTGCCCTGGATCGCCTATCATTATGAGCTTTGTTCCAGTTTTCATGGCTCTCAATAAATGCAAAAACAAATCGCCGCCAACCATACTTACTTCGTCCAAAATCACAACATTTTGTTCCAACGGATTATTCACGTCTCTGTCAAATTGTGTCGTAAACCCGTTGAACTCCAAAAGACGATGGATTGTTTTCCCTTCCTCTCCGATAGTTTCTGAAAGGTTCAAACTCGCTTTCCCAGACAATGCACAAGAAGCAAAGTTATATCCGTTTCTTCGAAGTATGCGGGCAACTGGATACATAATTGTTGTTTTTCCGCAGTTATGCGTAACAAAAATACAATTATTCCTACGCAAAACAAGCATTGTTGATTCTACCATAAAACAGTATTTATAACCGTCTTCTGATTTCACTTCTTCGATTTTTGTCTTTTTATGACAAATTCTGTTATCATTTCCAAAACCAACAAACACATTGTTTGAAATAAACACTTCATAACAAACACTTTTTCTAATATATTGTTTTCCAGAAATGAAATATCTCTTTCCTTTTCTATCATCAACTTTTATCGTCGCACGGTACCCACAGGACGTAAATGCGAACTGAACAAAGTCGGCATTTTCTTTTACAGTAGTCGAAAACTTCTTTTTCTCTTTATTGTTTTTGGTTTTCGTAATACTGCCGTCCCAATAAAGAATTTCATCGCATATAATCTGTAACTGTTTATTTGTGCAATGATACCAGAACTCATCAAATACTTTAGTTCTCATTGGTGCTTTGATATAAAAATCGGTATATCCTTTTGCGATAGAATTATGTTCTTTAAAATCTATCTTAGCATCTAAAAACAGTTTTCTTATGCGTTCTTTTTTTCTGTCTTTTTTAATATGAAATCTACAATACTTATAAGAATGTGAATTTGTTTTAAACTCAACAGAAGAATCAAAAGAACCGTCGCAAATAACTGCGCACATAACGCGAATTTCCTCATCTGTTAAATTTATTCCATTTCCGCTATAATTAAAACCAGCTTTAATTTTTCCAGAAAAACCAGAATGGCATAACTCTTGTTTTTCTTTTATCTCTGTGATCTTACAAGAATCGTGTGTTTTTTCGTTCTTCCAATATAACACATCATGTTCTTCGCAAACCGTTTGATTAATACCATATTTTGTTTCAAAATGATATAATTTGTCGCAAGGTTTTTTAAAATACATTAGCGGTTTTGTCAAACTCGCGCTACCGTCTTCATTGTATTGCAATACACTTTCGCCGCTTTTGTATTCTGAAATCTTTTTCCATTTTTCACCGTTGAAAAATTCAGTGTCTTTATCTACACAACCAGCGTTTGCAGTCAGAAGAAATACATTATTTTTAAATATTTTATAAATCGCATCTTTTTGTTCTTGCGTATACTCAAAACCAACCGTTTTTTCACAATCTGCAATCGTTTCGTCAATATGTTTTACGGGAAAAACTTCAGCGTCTCGAAGACGAACAAGTTCATCACAAATTCGTTTTTCAAGCCTATAATACTTATTCAAACCGATTCTTTTCGTTTGTTCCTCGTAGTGCAATTTTTCTTTGTCAACTAATTCACGAAGTATAGTTTTCGCTCTATCTTTGGTGATAACTTTAGAAAGACCAAGAATACTTGAAAGTAAATTCTGCAATGTAACCCAAGTATGCCCCTCTGTTTCGGCTATTTTCGTTAAAAAGTAGTTTATATAAGCTTTAATTCTGAATTCCGAATCTTCTGCTACACCCATTTTTAACGCCAAATTATCTGCTTTCGCCCAACCAATTCCATCGCATTTTTCAATTAAAATATACGGGTTTTTGTTAATATCTGCCATCAGGCTATCGGCAGATTTATATTGCTCAATCAAATCGTCTGCCATTCTCTTTGTTAAACCAAGCTTTGTAAAAATTGAATACACCTCTGCACGGTCATCTATTCCTTTGAATTTTGCGACAATATCTTTTGCTCTCGTAAACCCGATACCTTTTATGTTACACATTTCGCTAATATCGCCAGACTTAATAAGACCGATTGGATCTTTAGTATATTCCATAAAATTCTCAACCGTCTTTCGCGGTAAAATAGTAAGAAGAAAATTCCTTACGTCTTCTTCTGTCTTTAAAGATACAATCGAACTCATATAGCATACTTGATATGTGTGTCCATATTTTGGGCTCATTTCGTACTTTGCATATACACGATATCTTATATTTTCTTTGGCAAGCGGCGCGTATCCACATAAAGGTATGATACCGTTTTTGATAGTGTTTTTTCGAATTTCTCCAATAAACACAGAATCAACCTGAAAATCAAAAGCGCACCAACCGTTATAATCTTCTTTTTTCTTCGGGAAACGAATTTTGGTTACATAACCCTCGAACCCAACATCGGCATCTTCAATTTCATATTGCATAAAGCTCACCTCTTACTTTTAGATAGATATATTATACCACAAATAATAATTCCAGTCAAGTAATTTTGACTGGAATTTTGAAATTATTTCGCTGTATATCCCTCTTCTATACCGTCATCGTATCCAACGTTCCACACTTTTTCGTAAAGTGCGCCGAGATCAAAAATTTCTATAAAATCAAGTTCGCGATCAATCTTTAAAATTTTTTTAATTGTTTCAACAAATTCATAATTATCCATTTTTAAATCCTCTTCTTTATTTAAAATTCTTACATACATATTATCTAACAAGAAAAATTCATAAAAATCAAAATCTCGTTGAATATTTAAAATATCCTTAATTTTATCAAAAAAATCATAATTTTCCATATAATTTTCCTCTTAAATTGCATAAAATTTAGATTTCATCGTCTTCATCATCCGACAAATTCTCCAACATAACAAGTTTATTTCGCTGCATTTCATCAGATTCCATATTGATCCACGGCAGTTTTGTAGCGAAGCTCTTTGCTCCTGGCTTCCATAATGAATAATATGGGCAACAATTTTTCCCCTCTTTTGGCTGATCGGGATTATTGTTACAAAATTCACACCAATAGCAAAGCGGTGTTGGATGTGGAACATAATCTTCAGATTCAATTGAATCAAGCAAATTGTTGATTTTTTTCATCCCTCTGTCAACAAAACCCTTTGTTCCAGCGTGTTTAATTGCTTCAGCAATAGGAAACTCATAAAAACAATCTACTTCAGTTTGCTCCCCATACATCTGTTTTAATGCTTTTACATATACGACAAATTGTAACGGAGTAATACATTTATCGTCTGGATAAGCTTCTGATGACGTTTTTAAATCGTGGATAATATATTTTCCAGTGTCTTTTTCTTTTAAAACCCTATCTATAAAACCGTGAAATTCATATTTTCTATGTTTAAATTTAAACGGTAATTCTGCAGCGACGAGTTCAAGATTTGGGTTTTCTTTTAAATAATTTTCCAATCTATAAATACCACTTTCCAAAAATTGCTGTGATTTCATCGCAAAAGATTTACCATATTTATCTAGCTCTACCCATTTATATCCAAATTTTTGCGACAAAATATTTGCTCCAAACATATCACCATCGCGGTCTCTCGGATTCTTTTTTGGCAAATTTACGTTCAAAAAATAATCTTTAAGCATATCGTAATCGATTTTCTGACCGCCAAGAATCTGCGAGGTAATAATTTCATTTATCTTATGAATAAGTAAACCCATTGCAATTGCTGGAGTGTCCTGACTTAAAAACTTCTTGTCTTTATATTTCAATTTGAATTTATAATGACATTGCTCATAAGTTTCGATTTTCGAATAACTATAATTTTCCAATCTTTCTTTCACTTTCTTTTCATCTTCCATATACACCTCTATTTATACAACGGAATAATATTTAATCCACTCTTCTTTTTCTTCGAGTTTTACCCAGTCTCCGTTTTCATCTTTTTTACATTTATTCTTCATTTCGAAAGTTGCTCTCAAACAAACATCTTTATCGAACGGTGCCATTTGATATTTTCTTTTCTCAATTTTAACGACTTTTTCTTCGCCAGTACCAACGTTATATAAAGATACTTTCGGCGAATACTTTGTGTTTATATCAGTTACATACCAAGTGCTTGATTTTCCTTCAATTTTTAACGATACATAACCCAAATATTCTTTTTCGTCTTTAATTCTTTGTGTAATCGGATATTCTTTATAAGTAATATCCCCCAAAAGATAATTTATGAAACCATCTTTATCTTTCAAACGATATTGTTTTTCTGTTTCCGTTGCATATTGCAACATAATATCTTTATCAATCGCACATTGATCTTTTTTAATTATTGTCTTCGAACCATATTGATTGTAAATCTCCACAATCTTTAAAAGTTTTCCGATACTTCCAAAATCAGAAAAATAACCAAGTTTAATCAAAATATCCAATTGTCTTGAATCACCAGGGAAGTCTTTAAGAATTTCCACGAACGAATTATATTGTTTTGTTTGCGATAATTCATAAAGTTTATCGGAAACATCAGCATTTAAATACTTAATAGATTCCATTCCTTTATAAATAAATTTATTTTCTTTATCGAAACTATAATCGGCTTTCGAGTGTCCGAATTGAATATCTCTAATCGTGATTCCAAATTTTTTAGCATAATTCGTAATCGCAGTTATTTTATCTTGCTTTCCAGTAAAAATATTAAATGCCGCAGTTAAAAATTCGAACGGATAATAATACCGTAAATATCCAGAGATATAACCAATACAGCTGTAAGCATCCGAATGATTCCAACTGAAAGCGTATGCAGACGCATCAAGTATACCTTGTTTAATCGGAGGGAAAATTTCTTCCAATTTATTCTTATCGACACCATACGTTTTATTAGAATATTCAAGAAATCTGTCATGCAATTCATCAAGCAATCCTGCAGTTCCTTTCTTTTTTGCAATAGCACGACGAACGTTATCGGATTCGGCATCGTTGTACCCACAAAATTGTTTACAAAAACGCATGATATCTTCTTGCATAGTTACTCGACCAAACGTAATAGCGAGAAATTCATCTAATTCTTTAAATCCAGTAATAAGAATATCACCATTAGCAACATCATCTCTAAAGCTTGCACAACCGGGACGAATCAACCCGTTCCCAAAACTAAACCATTTAATATAAGAAAAATCTTTATTATGTTCTTTTGCAATTTTAATTGTTTCATCAGACATGAACTTTTTTAAATAAGATTGCGCAGAACTAGATTCCCATTGGAAAATCATTGTTGTGTCATCTCGAATGTCTTTCCATACTTTCTCATCATTTAAGTCTACATTATCTGGAGTAAGTCTTTCAATTCCAGCAAGCTTACATGCTTCGTTAATAACGCCTATATTATCAAGACCTAAAATGTCTCCATGTGTTCGGTTAGTTAGAATTGTCTTTGTATTTCCAAATATATCCGCCAGATGTTTTAGCAAGACCGCGACAACAATTTGATATAGCAACTTTACATATATTATTGTCTTTCGCAGCACTTACAATCGAATTATATTCTCGAATTAAATTACCGTCCAAATCGAACATCAACACAGCTCGACTTTGGGCTTTGGATATAATTTGTTTAGTTTGTTCTGTATGATGCTTGCCAGAAAATGGATTTAACTCTCCAATTCTTTTTGAAGCGTTTTCGGACATTTTCTTTAATGTTTCTGACGAAAGATTTTCTCTTCTATGGGTAATAGCCGCTTCTTTACGTTGTTCTTCAGACCATTTGTGTCCATAATTTGGATTTCTCTCGCCAAACCTTTCCAACTGTCTTGCTTTTTCTGACAATTTTGCTTTTGAAGCCTCAGAGTGCTTAAAACCTCTAATGCCATCACCACCAACGGTCATATTGTAACCATATCTATCATCTGTGGTATTAAAAGATTTTATTAGTTCTTGCTCCATCTCTTTAGCATCATCTTCGTCTAAATTATCTGCAATAATTTCGTGTTCGAGGTTTTCCCAACCATACTTCCTTATTGCTCTCCCGATTGGCAAGTTTTCGGAGTAACCATATCCGTTTCTCCATCTCTTCTTTACAAAATTAGAGGTAATTCCGACGTATTTTTTACCATTTATAAGGTTTGTGTGTATATAAACCGTCCACAAATCTATCACCCCCAAATATTATTATTTTATTGATGGGTATATTTGGTAAGACAATTTTAACATTAAGTTCGCTACTCTTAACCTGCGCCATTACGCGCATCTATATATTTCTATATAGTGCAGACTATATCTTCACCCACCGTTTTACGGTTTGGGGTTCTCCACTTCGGGGTGCTTACCCCTACTCCCATTTGGGATAGTCGTTGAACCTTTTCCTTTTAAGGAACTTGGTTGCTGATTGCCAATTTTTGTTCGATCCTTAGAATTTTTTCCTAGACCATCTTGTATATTTTTTCTGCTTTCGCTCCATCACGCTTACCCTTTCGAGTTACGTTGTGGCATACAAGCTTTAAGGTTTTCCAGCAATTCAGAGAATTATTATTGCGCACCATCTCTGGGACGCCAGCCTATTCATTTTAGTTTAAGCTTTACATACATCTGTCCGTCTAATCCGTGCATATCAAGCATTGAAACTGGATATGGCGAGGTCGCTATCGAACACAAACCAATATCTTCTTCAATATTTCTATCACTTACCAAAACGCCGCTTGGGTGTGTTCCTATTGAAACAATCGTTCCGCTGATAATATCAACATATTTAAAAACATCTGGATATTGCTTTCGCATTTCCTCTTCGCGACCAGCATCAATACTTTTACTAATAGAATCAGAAATTGTTAAATATTCTTTATCTTCCTTATCTTTTCTATATAAAGCACGGCAAATATCTTTAACCGCACCTTTTGTATCGACTGTATTGAACGTAATAATTTCAGCAGTACGAATATTAGGATTAATGTCAAGAAGATCCATTTTGTCATGTAATAGGAAATATTTAATTTTATCTCTATCTTTCGAGCAATAGTCAGTATCAATATCTGCGTTAGTTACACGGGAGGGATTCATAAATCTGAAAAAGTTTAAATGAAATTTTAAACTATCCATTTGAGTAATTCCCAAAGCATACGCGATGAGACTTCCAGACACAGAACCTCTGCTATACCCAGACTGCACTCCGTTGTTTCTTTCCCACTCTCTTATATAACTTTCAAGGAGCATAAAGTCAATTGCGCCAACTTTTTTATAAACCTCGAACTCCTCTTTAATTCTCGAAACAACTTCTTCTTTTGTGTATCTTTCGTGCAAATATTTATTGTTTTTATATCCCTCGTTTATCTTTTGTTTAAATGTCTTTTCTGGATCTTTATAAATTTTTGGATATTTTGTATGTCTATCAATTTCAAACGGTTCAATCATATCAGCCATAATATTTGTATTTTCTATGGCTTCCATATATGCTTGCTCTGGAATTGAATTTTGTTTATGATATGCTTCTACAAGTTCATCATAAGTTTTAAAGGTTAGATCCCAACCCTCTTCATCTCCGAAGAAAATATCTTTACCTCTTTGTAACACCGACCTACCTTCCGCCTTTTCTTCGTTCAACGAGTGCGTATCGGTACCAGCGATAAGTCTAATTCCTGTTTCCAAACTAATTCGATAAAGTTTCCTGTTATAAGCAATTTGATCACCAACGTTGTGATGCTGAACTTCCAAAAAACAACGGTCTTTATGCTCGCAGAAAAACTTTAAAAATTTACCCTGAATGTTATTCGTCCCGTGGTTAAGTGGACCACCGAGACAAGCACTTGTAATAATGATATTGTCCGATGTGTTAATAACATCATCGATCGTAATCCTTGGAGCATAATAAAAGTGGTTGTCAGATCTATTAAACGATTTTGTCGAAAGAAGATTTAATTCTTTAACACCTTTAATATTCTTAGCTATCAAAACGCAGTGATAATTATCTCTCACCTTTTCGTCTAATGTTTCTGTAAGATAAAACTCTTCGGCGTGAATATATTTCATTCCTGCCTTTTCAATATCTTCTTTTTTTAAATCCCAAGCAAAAACAGAACCATGCTCGCTAAATCCGAGCGCAGACATACCACATTCTTTTGCTCGCTCGATATAGCTTTGATACTTCGTTACGCTATCAATATTAGTAACGCCATTTGACATATCACTATGAAGATGATATATTGTATAATTTCCCATTACACTTCCTCTAATTATAACATTAAAATTGTTATGCAATTATCTTTGTCTCTTTTGTTTTTCTTAATACAAGAAAATAAGAATGAAATTTTCTTGCATGTTTTTGATTTTTAGCTTGCCAGTCTGCGACTAAACGATTCTTTACTAATAAAACAAATAAATCTTCACAATAAAATCCGTACTTTTCACAATAATCGAGAATTATCTTATGAGAAATATATTGTTTTCCGCTACTTATCTTATCTTGACATTTTATAACTAATAAACCATTTTCAACTAAAATCCTAGAAAACTCTTTTATACTATCTTCGTAAAAACGAAATAATTCTAATTCACTTGGATAAACTCCGAAACGTTTATTAATTATATTATTATTATCATCACTTGTTAATGACTTACCAGTGGTAGCAAGAAATGGAGGATCATATATAATACTCTTAATTGTTTCTCTATCAAATGGTAAATGGCGGCAATCACACTGCTGGAAAGATATCAAAGCAGAATTCTGGTCGGTTTATTTCTTTGTAAAAATTTCCCTTACTATAACAAGGATCTACCTGAAATGTTTTTGATTGATTGTATAAATATAAAATATTTTTTAATATTTCATCTTGCGAGTATGAAATCGATTTAATTAACTCCATTGTTTATACCTCTATACTTCCTCTAATTCATTCTCTAAAACTTTTTCAAAAATTGCTTTACCACAATCTATCGGTGCGCCCTTTGGTGGTATCGTTTTATTTTTCTTCCAATTCCAATATTTAATATTTAAAGTTTGCATTACTGCATAATCTTTTAACGTTTCAATATCATTCATCGTTTCTTCTATTTCCAAATCTTTGTCAAGAAGAAAAACAATTTCTTTCGGGTTCGCCTGGATAATCAATTTCGCCTGTTGTGTTGAAAGGTTATGCGAACCAAGTGCGACGGAAGAACCGTAACCGTATTTATCAGCAAGCATACACGATTTTTCACTTTCAAAAATAAATAGTCTATCACAACCATTTATGCTTTCATAATTCTCTGCGTAGTTGAACAAAGACAAGCTTACGTTTCCAGGCAGCGGGTATATATACTTTGGAACACCTTCTGGCGGAGTTCCGTTATATCGTCCTTTAATCGCCATTATTCTTCCTGTGTTTGCATCGCGCCAAGGAAACACAATTCGATTATCATCTATATCAAAACGGACATCATATTTTCTCTGTGTGTTTATATCAATGCCGTCTTTTATCCAAAGTAGGTTTGTAACATTTATATAATCATCGAGAACAGATTCATTGTAGGTTTTAATCTCTGGCGATTTATCTTCCCCTATCCGATCATAAAAGCCTCCGAACAAAGTTTGCTTTTCTTTTGGTTGCCAATCTTCACCCAAACCCAAAACAGATTTGATTGACGATAACACAGTACGAAAATCGACTTCGCGATTTTTCATAATATAAGCTATAACATCGCCATTGAATTTATAAACATAATCAGTTACGAAAATATTCGGATTGTTGTTTAGATGAATCGAAATATTTAAACCGCTCTCTGAATCATCGGAGCGCGCAAAACGGACCTCTTTTGAATTGACTTTGAATTTTGCGTAGTCATATTTTTCAAGAAGTTCGACCAATTTATTCGGTTGTTCCATCAACATTTCTTTGAGATCCGAAAGCATATTTTTGTCCTTTTATTCTTTATATAAAAATTATACCACAAAACTAGTAATTTGTCAACTAATTTTGCGGCATAAAATCGGTCTTTTATTTACATTTTTTTATTGCCCTATACGCTTATGTTTCGGTCTGCATTTACAAGTTTCAGAAAACTTTGCATGATCACCATCATATTTAAAAATATAACCAACGCCTGAGTCTAAACTGTCAGAGCCGGACCTGCTCTTATCGATTGTTACGCATCTATAAACTCTATCCAATTCTGGGATAAAATCTTCTTCTGTCCAAGTTCCATCTTCTTGCAATTTTGACCTAAATGGTTTACAATCGTATGGGCTTCCAGATTCAAATTCTTCGGGAAACATTTTTCTCATCATAATCAAATTTGAAAGAACTTCCTTAATCTGCTTCGAATTACTCAATGCGCTCGTATTCAAAAATAATTCACCGATGCTTGCAGCCGTCAACTGAATTGTATAAAGACCAATCATGTTTTGTTTCTTAGCGATTGAATCTAATGCACGAGCATCTTTAATCAAGTCAATCCAAAAGTTCTCATTTCCACTTCCTTCGCCTAAACTTAATTTAAAAGTATCTACAACGAAAAAGTCAATTCCATTTCTTAAAGCTTCTTTCCGAATAATTTGATTACTCAAATTTGCATCGGCATCAGACATCGAAACTATTTTCAAAGAATTAGACATATTCTCTTTCCAATAAGCATTTGCCTTTCGAATCATCTCTCTGTCTTCATCAGACAAATCTCCGGTTTTCAATTTTTTCTTACTGATTTTCCAATAACAAAAATAGCGCGTAAGAATAATTAGAAGAAGAATAAGTTTTATATCTTTAATTGTCATTTCGTTACTAATAAACAAACCTTTCTGACCGTGCGATATTAACGAAAAAACAATATTTAACATCAACGTTGTTTTACCATTACCAGAATGACTTGCCAACGCAGTCGTTGTTCCGCGCGCCAATCCAAGAATGTTTTTTGAAAGAAAAGGATATAAACTTATATCATCACCATTTATATCTTTCCCAGCATCGCCGAACGAAATTCCTGCCCCCTCGCCTTTCATTAGATCGGCTACAAAATCATCATCGAAACTAATATACTCTTCGCCAGTAATTTTACTCGACGAATTATTATTGTCAATGGAAATTTTGGAAAGTCTTTCTTCGTACCAATCAATTACGTTTTGGCACTCGAAGTTCTTAAACAACTTAATCGGAGTTATTTCCTTGCCTTTATCGAGCGTTACCTTTTCAAAAAGATTAAATCCGTTGTCGTATAATTTTAAAATTACATTACTCTTGTTGAACTTATCTGCAATTGCATCCCAGTTTTTAATATCAACAACACTCATCAATTTCTGAATCGCTCTAAAGCCACCCATTCCATCGAGGCGATCTTTAACAGTTTCTTCGCAGTTAGACAAAATCGTTACTTCGTCCGTTACCGAGAAACCTTTCTCACGCAAACTGCGAATTAAGCAAAACAAAAATCTACCCTGCTGCGTAATGAAATTATTTTCTGTTACGCATTGTTTAATATCGTCATAATAAGTTAAATCAGAAAACAAACACGCAAGATAATTTCCTTCAATTGTCATCCGCCCTTCGAGTAACTCTTCGGGGTATTTTTCTGTGATACCAACAACAAACTGCTCTTTATTTAACATTCAGCCTCTTCCTCCAATTCAGCAAGTGATTTTTTGCGTTTAGAATTAGTTTCTGCATAACTTCCCCTATTCTCTTTTACATCCATATCATCTTGCTTGGGAGCGAGTGCCTCTGCTTCTACTTTATAATTCGGCAAATTATTATTGATAATTCCGTTCAAATATTGCAAACTCGCATAAGCAGTATAAATGTCTTTCTTTTGGAATATTTTCTGCAAATTCCACTTTTCAGATTTAAGATAATAAAGCAACGTGTCCTTATCTGCAATTCTTTTCCATTGCACATAATATTTCCATAACATTGTTTTGGTATCTAATTTTTTGCCAATAATATCTGCAACTAAATCATAAATCGGAGAAAGCTCTTCTTCATTAACTTTTGTTTTTCCGACTGCGGCTTTTTCTTTCCATTTTCCATAATGATCCGCATTTACAAAATAAAGTTTTTTATTTGTAGGTAATTTAATCGAATAACTCGTTGTTGTTTCCAACATTTGCCCACAACCACATTTACAATAACCAAGTGCCATATTCTCTCCGATGTTTATTACAGGGCGAGAAAAATCTCGCCCTTATAATTGTTCTAATTACAGACCAAGGATGGCCTCTACTTTTGCAAGCTCTTCAACAGGAAGATTGTCGAGTTTCGCTTTTTCCTGACCGTTTCCGTTTGCGATAAGAATTGCCTTAACTTGATCCTTCAATTCTTTCCCAGCGTTTTTAAACGCTTCGCGAACTGCTGCAAGTCTTTCAGCCAACGAATAAACTTCTTCATCTTCGCTTTCAGAACTGTCAGCGTCAAAAGGTGGTTCGTCTTCTTCGACTTCAGCCGCCGTGTTCACAACGGGTTTAACAACTGGCTTTGCCTCAACAACTGGTTCGTCTTCTACTTTTGCCTTTACTTTAAAACCAGAAAGTTTTGACTTTTCCATACCGCCTTCGACAATCTTAATAAAGTCTGCTGCCATATTATCTTTGTCGAACACCATATATTCGGGAACCGTACCAGTTGCAAATCTACCGCCAGCATCGATCATTGGAGTTCCACGGAAATAAAGTCTACGTTCCGTATCGGTAACAACATTCTTCTTATCATTGCCGACCTGCTTTGTTTCGAGCGTTCTGTCAATAACTCCAGTAAGACATACGTCAAATACATCGCCGAACGCAGCTTCATAATCGGCGGAAAGATTGGAAGTCAGCTGCTGATATCCATCTTCTTCGAGCGCACCTTTATCTTTAATCGTCTTCAACTTCGTGTGCGCAATTACCCACGTTGCAAAGCCGTGCTGCTGCAAATCGGAAAGATAAGGTTTAATCAAGTTATTCGCGGAATACTTTTCGCCAGCGGTATAACCGCCCATTGCCGCTTTAATCGAACGACAAGGTTTCTGAGGGTTTTCCTTATTGCTAATTGCAATCGTTTTCTTGTCTGCAAGTAAAACAAGTTCATCGCCAGTATCGAACGCGACAATTTTAATATGATGTTCTACACCGTTGGTTTCGATAAGCCACTTTTTAAGTTCTACCAAATCTTCCCAACTCGTAACCTGAACACAGTTCAAATTATCAAGAAGTTTATAACCAACTTCTGCGCCGCAACCAACAAGAAGACCGTAAGAGGGATCTCCATACTTTTCGAGAATTACATCTCTGAAAAGTGTGGTTTTACCGAATTTCTTCGTTGAACGAAGATAAATCGAAATGTTTGCAATATCAGCTTTAATCGTATTAATTTGAGGTTTAACAAATGCCATTATTTTTTATCTCCACTTAAATTTCATCGTCTTCGAAAATGTCATCAGATTTCTCTTCGTCATCGTGATGAGGCGGAAGAAGATCTTCATCTTGATAAACAGTGTCTTCGCTCGGAGAACCCCAGTTATTGAATCTGTACTCTGTAATACGAGGTCCATAAGTCGTTCCACCAGCTTTCTTCAACTCTTCTTCCAAAGTCGAGAAACCATACTCAATATTTTCTTTCGCTTCTTCGCCAAGCATATCTTCTGTAACGCGCACAATTTCCTGTCCGTCAATTACATCAATAACCATACCGATTTCCCTATATTCGCTGGAATCGGTTTCGAATTCACGGAATCTCTTAACGAACAAATCTTTCTGCTTTTCATTCTTTGGAACAATATTTACTTCTACGGGGCAGAAGCAATATCCCTTGCAATTATCGCCTCGGTAAGAATTATCGTAATATCTGGAGTATGCGTTCAGCACAAAATTATCAGTTCCTGCAACATCTTCTAGGCTGGTTCTTCCATAAATAAGCTTTGCGTTGATCTGCATTTTATCTTCTTCGGTGTCCTTTGCAAGATAAATTTTCTTCGGAACAAACGTCTTATAAAAGTTTCCTTTGCTCTCGGAATAAGTGATTTCTACTTCGCCGAGAACTCTGAATCTCACATCTGACACTCTTGTGTTTTCGAGAATGTGTTTCTTAACATCATCGATAAAATCTTTCTCGAAGATATATTCCTTATAACCAGCTGGGTTTTCATCCGTGCGAAGATCAAGAACATATTTACCGCCCTTGCTAACAGACTTCAAAACACTTTCATCTTCCCTGTCCAAATAAGCAATTTTGGTTCTCGTTGTCTTGTGCGTTTCTTCGTTTGTTACTGGTGCGTAAATTACGGTTTTGCTCTCATTAACATTACCGTTCTTATCACCCCAATAACCAGCTTTAATCTGAAACATGTGGCGATTGTTTCCATTCGTCGCATTAAATTTCAAATTCGTCTGCACCCAACCAGATTCAAAAGTTCTTACTTCATAACCTTTAAACTTCTCATTGTCTTTGACTGCTTTCAGTTTACCTACAAAGGTAAAATTCATTGCCATAAATTTCTTCTCCTTATAATCTTGCAATCTTGCGGATTGCATTTTTTCTTTATTATATCACTTTAAAATCTTTTTGTCAAATATTTTTAATCGCTTTTCTTATTTTTTTCTAAAAATTTTCTCTCAAACTCGTATGCTGGTATCCAATCACTATTTTCATCTTTTACAAGCAAATCTGAAAGCATATCAAACAAAAACTTTGGACAATCAACTTCTCTTCCATCGAGAATGGCTTTTCTTTTATCTTCTTCAAGAGAAACTAACCCCGTATCTTCGCTCTCTCTGATTAGATGAAATTCATTATCTTTGTTTTCTTCGACAAACTTTTTATAATCTTCTGTTAAATCATTTTGATTCCGTTGTTTAATTTTTTCATAATTCAATTTGACCAACATTCCATTCGGAAATAACTATGGATTATCATAATGTTTTAAACTCGGAAAACCGAGTTCCATATCTTTCGACAATTTCCCCTGCATAATATTCGTCAGCGCAATCATCGTTTGAATATCTTGTTTGGAATAATTACTCTTATTGATTCTGTTAAAATTTCTCACAAACTCTCTGTTCATTTTTATCAAATTCCTCAATATATCTTTCTAATGTTTATAATACTGTCTTCGCCAAAATATCTATTCGCCACATCGGCAATCGCATCATTTTCACAAACGAAAATAGTTTCATCTGGCCTCTGATATAAATCAAAATAAATTGCTTTGGCTAAATCTTCTTTGTCTGAATAAGAAACGTCTATATTATATTCGTTTGCCAAATTCAAACTTCTACATAAACACGATTGATATTTGTCATCGTCTAAAGGATAAAAATCTTCAGAAAATACAACGAAAACGACGGGATTGTGTTTAACTTCATAATCTCCGCCCTTGACATAAGATGCTGCTTTCTAAGTATAAAAATAACAAGGTTCACGTATCTACGACATAAGTATTACCTCCATTTTATTTTTAATCGTTACTGGCGGGGGAAGTCGGGCTCGAACCGACACAGAGTGCTTTTAGAGAGCACCGCACTACCGTTATGCTATTCCCCACTATACAGTAATTTATCTAATCACGTTTTGTCAAATCTAGATTTGACATCACGCGTTTATAACATATATATTATATCATATTAATTTTGATTTGTCAAGCGATTTTGCGTCCACTCGCATTGTTTTTTAGAAATTTCACAACCAAAACAATTTATATCCATTTCTTTACATGCAACCAGAGTTGTCCCCGTTCCCATAAAAGGATCATAAACAACAAAATCTTTGTATTCTGGATTTGCGTAGATTCGAAGCAACTGCTTACATAAATCGGTTGAATAAGTTGCTTTATTCAACGGGCACGGACCGTCATTATTCTTTGCTTCGATAAAATTAAAGATATTTTCATACGATTTCTGCCCAGTTGCGCGTAATGAAATCACCCTTTTATTTGCATAAAAAGTCTTCTCTTCGCCCTTTCTACAAAAAACAAAAACAAATTCAAAAATACGAGTTAAACGGTTTGGCGAGCAGTTGTTCGGCAAAGCACTTTTCTTTTTCCAAACGATTATATCAACAATCGTCCAATTCGTTTCTTCGCAAATCATGTCAACCAAAGAAAATAGATTTGCTGGATTGTCATTGCTATAAGAAAGATTATAAAGAACAGCTCCGTTGTTCACAACAATTCTATCAAATTCATTAAATAATCTTTTTGTAAAATTTTCGTATTCTTCATCTGTCATATTATCGACGTGTTCGTCATATCTAATATAAGAATATGTTCCCTTTTTGATTTCTGTGTTTTCGAGCGTATTTTTCTTTCCCGCTTTTTTATTCGTATTATAAAACGGCGAAGTCAAAACAAGGTTTATTGATTTATCTTTAAACCCTTTCATATTTACGAAACAATCTTCGTTATAAAATTCTTGAAACGACATTAATTATCTCCTAAATCAATATGGTATTTTCCAACTCTATCTTCAATATTTTTTAATTGTTCTTTAAATTTTTTATTTGCTTGAATTTGTTGAACATCATTTGAAAGAGAAGAACAAAATTGTTTTGTGTATTCTCGTTTTTTGATAATAACAAATGCATCAACAGAATTATTGCACATTGGAGTTCCGCTATCAAAACAATCTGGATACGTTTGTTTTAAAAAATCAATAAATTTTTCTTTACTAATTAGTTTTGTTGTCATTCTCAATTCTCCTATTTTTAATTTCAAATATATTTTACCATAAAAAAAGAGGAATGTCAAATGATTTGATATTCCTCTTATAATATTTTTTTTATTTTTTTAAAGAATCGAAATAACTTTCATAAAATTTTCTCTGCTCTTCTGTTGAATTTGATTTTGATAATTCATATTTAATCTTTTCATAATAATCTGCATATATTTCATTATAATCAATATATTCATAATCAGAATTAATTATTGTTTTATCAATCGTTGCAAGACTGCTTGAAGATCCGTTTGATGGTTTTGATCCGCTATATTCTTCACCTTCTTTGATTGGTGTATTTTTTGAATCGTCTGGAATTTCATTTCCAATACCACCCCCATCATCACTTTTTACCTCCATGAAGATCGCGAAGACCACTTTATCTTCCGTCACGTTCTCTTCATGCCGCGTAGGGATGTTGTTCGGATCGTCCGGCTGCATATCGGACCACTGCACGAATGCCCAGCCTTCTTCCGCAGCCACGGCGGTGATTTCGCTCGTCTTTCCGCCTTCTTCCACGATCTGATCCGCTTCGCCTACGATCATGTACCCGTCGCCTTCCATGTAACTCACCATGTACCGTACGGGCTGCTCTTCTCCGTGCACCAGTTTATTCCCGCTCGGCAACGTTCCCATGATCGTCAGCCCGAGGATCACGCTCATCGCGATTCCGATCACTCCCGTCGTTCCCGTCGTAAGCGCTATCGCTTTCCCGCATTTCTTTCCGCCGGCTAAACGGAAGCGGATCTTTTTTCCGTCCTCTTCGTTTTTCTTCAGCGACACCGCCGCGTCTTCACGCTGCAATTTCGCTATATACGAATCTTCCGCCGAAAGTTCCGTCATCGTGATCATTCTTTCGTCCAAGCCCTGATTATCCAGTCTTCTCGCGATCTCTTTCGTATCCGGACGAAATTTCTTGAAGTAGAACAACGGAGTAAACGCCGCTGTCACCGCTATCCCGGCCACCGCACAGATCCAGAGCCCTTTGATCTCTTTCATCCAGAACGTGAACGCAAGCGCAAACACCACGACGAACCCTATCGCCAAAGAGCACACGATCGACGTGATTATCCCTTCCCGCTCCAGTTTCGCACGATACTTCTTGAATACTTCTCTGCTGTCCATTCCTTCTTACCTCCTTGATACGTTTTTTATGATGTTTTTTTTATTTTATGATACTCTCTTCCACATGAATACAGTAATAGATGGTTGCATCGAATTTATCGATGAATCTGTTACGGAATCAGTATCCGTAAAAGCGTATTGTCCATTTTTCTTTGCAAGATTACCAACAGAATACAATGGATATACTTTATCTGCATCTAAATCTGCGTTGTATTGTAAAATTTCAGCAGAAGAATCGGCAACGCCAAACATAGCACTCAGGGTACCAGGCTTTGAAGATAAACTTGAATTTTTTTGTCGTTGTGTATGATGTAAATGACCATAAGAACCGATTACATTATTAGATGTTTTTAAAAAGTTAATTACTGTTTGGCTGGTTTCCCCTTCTTCTTCTGCTTTAGAATTTACACCAACAATCGCTCTTCCTCTTGCAAATTCTTCCCATGTTCCACCTAAAAAATTTTGCGGTGATACTGGATTAACACTTATATAAATAGAACCAACTGGATAAACAGAGTCTAAAAGTATATTCTTAATGCTCTTATAAATATTACTACCTTGTCCGCTTATATTTGTGTCATCTTTAATTGTGTTTGCTTTACTAACACCAGTTAATGAATTTGTTAAATTATCATTAATGGCTTCAATAATATTTTGATTTTTAGTCTCATAAAATACATAAGAGTTTCCAGTTTGAGATGTTTGCACCGTAGAAACACCAGTACCAATATAAATATCTCCCTTTCTTTTTAATTTAGATGTACATTCCGCCATGTTTCTAATAGCAGCGGCTGGGGCATCGTTTGGAATGACATCGCCACCAAAAACTTTATTTGGAATTGCCATATTTTATCCCTCCTTATTTCGTTGTATTGGTTGTAATTGTTAAAATATTATTTTCAACTGTAATTTGTGGCATAGAATCTTCTATTGTCTGATTTAAAACAGCGACCTTTGATGAAACATACCCTTTATTTGATGCAACATTTTTATTGGAACTATCATTTATATCTGGGACTAAAATATTTCCATTTTCATCAACTTGCACAATTCTATTTTCAATATTTATGGCACTTCCATAATTAATTCCAATTGTGTTTCCATTTTCATCATTTGCATATACAATATTTTTATTAGAATTATCTAATTGATCTAATTTTTTATTAATAATATTTTGTAAATTTATATCCAAATCATTCCATGTAATAGTCATTTATACAACCACCTCCTCAACTTATTTTCTTAGCATATTGATTTGGAGAGGCTAATTCCACTCCAAACACTTCATCGAAATACTTTTTGAAGTTCGGACGTTGTCGTCCGAACTTCACTATAATGTTTTGAAATCTCTTTAAAATAGTTATTTTATTCAATTTTCTTCCAAAATAAATACGTAATATCTTCTTTAGTATTTGTATTATGATTTATTTTATATAATCTCTGATTTGTTTTTTTAGATTTTAATCCGCCGAGTTCTTCTATGTATGGACCGACCTTAACATAGTCAAATAATTCAAAAATATCGTCATCACACTCTGTTGCTCCAGAATACAAAGCTATTTTTAAACCATTGTTTTTACAAATATTTGCACACTCAAAAAGACTCTGTTTGTGCAACTCGTCATCTCCACCCATAAAAAGAACACAAGTAATAATTCCATTATATTTTTTTAAAAAAGAATTCAAAACAGACTTAACTTCTATTCCTTTCTCTTCTCTTAAATATTGCGAATGACATCCTTTACAATTCCTTTTGCAACCAGTAATTGAAAAGCTTAAACTAATTTCATCTGGAATTTCTTGAAAACAAATCATTTGGTCTGCATATTTAATTTGAATATTCTCCATAATATCTCTTTGCTGCTTCTTTTTGTCTGGCTTCGGAGTACTTAGAAACTCTCTTCGCGTATCCGATAACACGTGTAATATAATCGATATCTGTTGAACCACATTCTGGGCACTCTTTCAAATAATGTTTTGAAATATGACCGCATTTATTACAAATCGTATTAGGAATATTAAATGTAAAATAAGAGCAACCAACCTTTGCCGAAACATCAAGAAGTTTTCTATATTGTTCTTTCGTTAAATGTTCATCGAGATTAAGATGGCAAGCACTTCCACCATCAAGATATTTGACAACATCTTCTCCGTGCATAATCATCTTATCTACTATCGAAAGTTTAGAATCTTCAACACGGAAGAAGTATGAATTATAGCAATCACGAGGAACAAAATATCCGTCTTTTCTATCCCAAGAAGCATTTTTAGATCCAAGGTTCTCCGCAGGGACGTACTCGGTATTGAACATAACTTCCTTTGTACGCGCCTTTTTATTTTCTTCTTGAATTGGTGCAAGAATAGACTTGCAGAAATCAAAATATTTTTGATTAGCCGTAATATCAATTCCAAGAAACTCTGCGGCTTCTACGCAACCGTTTACACCCGTTGTTAAATACTGTTTTGGCATAGATATATATCCAGCATCATAAATTGGAAGTAATCCAGCTTTAAGTTCTTCTTTCAACAACTCATTAAAAGCAAGCAAATATTTTTGATTTTTAATAGCCTGTTCTCTAACTCTTTCTGAAATATCAGCCTTATCTCTTACAGCATTTTGTACAAGACGATTAATATTAATTGTAATAACAGCTTTGGAACCAGTTGAAATTCCACCAGCACCAAGAGTAAACGAGAATACGTTATCTGTAATTCCGTTTTTCAAACGGCAGCAAGAACTCAAACTATCCGCTGAATCGCTCGTATAAGCGAAGAAACTATGTCCTTCTGCCCACATTTCAGAACAAAAATCAGCCCAATCTTCATCTTTATATTTCTTTGTTTCTTTGTCGAAAACAAGATTAGCTGTTTCAACAGGAAATGTAAGATATTGTTTCTTCCGTTCTTTATTGAACCATTTCATAAAGAATTTTTGAAGCCAGAACGTACTCTCCCACTTCGGTTCATCACCGTCTGGAAATACAAAGTCTTCAAAAATTGAATTGAAATAAGTACGATCAAAATAAGCAATATTCCAAAACACAGCCTGGTATCCTCTCGCGGCTGCAGGAGCATTTAATGTATATACAACTTGTTCAAAACAATCTGTAATCAGTTTTCCGATTGTTACCGGTCTTTTTGAAACCGAGTTGATAACCTTGTCTACGTGCAAATAATAATCATCCCCGTATTCTTTTCTGATAAAATAATCAAAATAAGTTAAGAATTCTGGAGTAGCAACAGCACCAGCAAATTGAGCAGATACGGCAAATACAAGGTTTATAAAACTTCCAATAAAAGAATTTATATTCGTTGGAGCACCCGAAGTTCCACCGATTGTTTTCAAACCATCACAAATAAACGGGTACATTGTTATACTGACACAATATGGCATTACTGGATGCGTCTCATCATGACGATAGATTTCATGAGAATTAAGCTGGCGAATATATTCCTTTGCCAAATCTTCACCATATAACTCTGTAATCTTATTTATCATTCTAAGACGATTAATGCCAATCTCTTCTTTTTTAAACATTTCTGCAGATAATGTTGCAACATTTTTGTTTTCTACGTTTGCATTAGCGTCAAACTTACTGCCAGAAGCAGCATTTTTAGCTTCAGAATATTCTTTTATATAATCAAGTTTATCCTGATATTTTTTATAATCGTGCATATCAAATACCCCCAATCCACTTTAAAGCATCGGCATATTTCATCATATCCCCGTTTTCTAACTCAATCACTGGAGCGTGATTAAAACCTTTATCAATAATATAATTTAAATCGTCTTCCGAATCGACAATATTACATTCAATAATTTCAATATTTTTTTCTTTTAATTTTTTCTCAAGATTACGACACTGCGGGCAACCAGACGTATAAAGTAAAACTTTCATCATTTCACCTCGTCGGAAGAGCCGAAGCCACCCTTTCTACCATTATCTTTTTCCTTCCCATAAACATATTTATCGTCATCGGTAATATAATACTTCGTGAAAACGCCCTGTGCAATACGATCACCAACTTTCACAGAGTATGGCTCATCACCTTTATTTTCGAGACAAACACCGATTCCTCCGTCATTCTTTTCATTTCCGTAGTAGGAGGAATCTATAATTCCGACACAGTTCTTGGGAACCACACCGTATTTACAACCAAGCCCCGAACGAGCATATATATTAAGCACGTTATCAAAGTACATTTGTGCTTTCACATCTGTCCAAAAAACGTGCGATTCTTTCGGATTAATAACATAATTTTCCTTACTATAAAAATCGTAACCCGCCGACTTTGCATCGCTTCTTTCTGGCAAACGAGTTTTTACATTAGGAAACTTCTTAAATTCTGGTTTTACTTCTTCAAAACTTCTCATATAAAACTAACCTCTTTTCTTAAAACTTTCTAAACCAAAGACTTTCACCCTTGGCTTTGGAGTATATTATAACATATTATCACCCCAAAGTCAAGGGATTTTACCTTATTTTCAAAAATAAAAAGTTACTTTTTTTATTTATTTTATTATACTTATTATATATAATATATAATTAATTAAAATATATTATTAATATAAAAAAAATAAAAATTATGCAGCAAGATTATTACTTGCAATTTCATCAATAGAACTAACAATTTCTATTCCAAACGAAGTATAACCGATAGTTATATAATAAACTTTGTTTGCAATACACGAAATTGTTTTTTTATCTATACTAAATCCATCACCAACGCATAAATATGTCCCATCTGGAATAGTAATATCGAACTACGATTCTGTCGCAAAACATATTTGACAAACGTCGTTAACCGATGTAAAGCCACTATCATTAATCGTAAATGCCAGCGATGAAATTTTCGATAATTCATATGAATTTCCGGAGGACACTTGTTCTACAATTGTCTATTTAGAAATTTTCTTCACATAATTCTCTTCTGCATATTTCTTGTTTACAACAGACCAAGGATCGTCTGAAGTTGTCTTTGCATAAATAACACCGTTATTATCGTAACCTACAATTGCTCCAGATTCTGCATGCACTACAAGTGCATGTGTATTTCTTACAAAAGCACTACCCCAATCAGATGAGCCATATGGTTTATAGTTTACAATACTTGCACCTGTGTTGTTTACGCCAGGATAAGGATCTTTAATAAGATTTTTACCCGATATTTCAATCTGCTCAGAATCTGCAGCTTTGTCGATTATAATTCCATCGGTACCGAGTAAATTTACACCTGGTTCTAATTTATCTTGCTTTCCATCAAGTTTACCATTCATTTCTGTTATTGTATAATAATTATCTGTAATAAATGGTAAACTTTTTACAACTGTAACACCATCTCCAACTTTAACTCTTATTGTTACATGATTATCATCTTTATCATAAATGATAATCTCTCCTTTTTTAGGTATAAAGTTTTCTGCTTTATTCCAATTTTCCTCAACATCATGTTTTTGGGCTGTTCTTGTCTATATTGTTTTTTTTACAATATCTGCCATAATTTAATCTCCTTCAATTTATCATTTTCAAAATATATATTGAGATTTAATTTTGCTATCAATTTCAAGCAAAACTCGTTTATTTTAATCCATTACATCTGTTGATGTTCCACAATCTATATAAACAATCATAGAATTATTTTCTTGATCTGCTGAAAATATTTCGTTATTATTTAAATCCAACAATTTACCATTATTAGCGATAGATGGTATTGATGGTGTGTTTAAAATTTCATTATAAGAAATTTGTTTTCTATTTATTTTAATTTTTCCATTGTTTTGCTTTACAGATATAACATATTGATTTTCTACGGATTCATCATCAACAGTTGGCAATGTTGTAATCGCACCCAATTCTTCTGCTGTAATAATTACATTGCCAACTTTACCATTAACAGAATTTACTGCTCCGCCAGACTACTATGCAATATTCTAAATAGCTTTATTGCTTCCATTATCACCATAATTTCTTAAGTCAGATAATCTTGGCTGACATTTTGCAATGATAAAAGAATTAGATAATTGATTTTGAATTAAATAAATAATTGCAAAATCTCCACTTTTGAACTCATATACCGACTAATTTTGTATATTTGGAATTACTCTTATCTAATCAAAATCCGAAAGCATTTTTATATTCAAACTTCCGTCTTCATTTATACTATCTATTTGACAAATCTCTGTTCTATCTTGTTTTTGTTGTTCTTCTTTAATGAGGGAGCGTATTATATTTAAAAAATCATTAGCGTATTCTGCTTTATCCATATCGCCCTCCTATTATTATTTATTTGTAAATGAAATATTGTTTATATTAGAACTAGAAATTGACATTATTCCGCTATAATCTAATGAAAACGATATTGATTGAATAAGAAATTTTTCATTTTCTATTCCATAAAAACTATCTGTAATCTCTATTAAATTATTTACTTCTATTAATGGATTCAACAGAATGGAATTATTTACGCTTGTTTTTGCAACACCAACTTTTCTTAATTCATAATCTGCTCTTTCTTTTGCCAAATACTCAGAGGTAATAGAAGAATCGTTTATTATGGATCCTATTCTATATCCAATTCGTCCGACGCTAATTGGTGAATCGGCAGCATCATTAACAGAATATGCCCTACATGTATTTCCGTTGACATTTGTCCCAATAACAATAATTTTATTTACAATATCATCAAATGAAAAAGTATAATTATGTGTTATCAGATCTCCGTTTTCAGCGTCAAAAGAAAACAAAATCGGTTTATCGGAATCGTTTATGACTTCTTGTTTTGGTATAAATGTCAGATTTCCATTTATATTATAAAAAACTTCAGCAGAAATCATTTCCGCTAATTTCAAAATAATAGATCCATATGTAGAACTAGCCGGTTCAGATATCTATGAAATCACTTTTTTATTTTTAAATGTTGTATGATAAATAATTTCTTTATTATCTAACATAAATCCAGTTCCATTGTCTGTCTTTAATATATTGTTAATAACTTCTTCTATATCTTCTCCAACATTTACAGTATAAGAATATTCTAAGGTTCCTTTTTTACTTTCTAAAATAGAAAATTTATCTGCGGTTTCTATGCTAACCGTTTTCACATCTGATGAATTATCTACATCTTGATTCTAACAAGAATAAATTCCTTTTTTGAACCATACGACATCATCTTCATTGCTTCCAACTTCAAATCCGATATAAAAAGAAAATTTTTGCTCTACCCAAAAATGATTAATTGACGGAGTATAATCACCATTGTTATTATTTAACTAAAAAGACAAAGTTCTTCGTTGCCCATTTTGATAATTTTCAGAATAACTTCCGCCTAAAATATCCGAATTTGGAATTTCATACTTTTCTGTTTCATCTGAATTTAAAACATATATTTTAAATCTTGGCTTAATATGTTTGTTTTTTATATAATTTTCAATATATGATAAATCAGAATACTGTTTAGAGGAATAAGGAGAGGTAATTGAAATTACCTCTCCGCTTCCTTGTAAAGAAAACTAAGATGAATTATAAATCATATTTACCTCTCCTTTATATTTATATTATCTTTCGCCACATACGGCATATATAGATCCATCAACGTATCCAAAACCTATATTATAAGATTTTCCAGCTTTGGCATTTAATACATTATCAGCAACATCGTTCCCTATTAAAATAACATCTTTTGGAGGTGTATATATGAAATCTGAAGCAACAGTAAAATTAATTTCCGCCTGCGAACATTGCCTATCTTTATAATATTCATCCGTCATACTTCCGAAAGAAGTTGTCAATCTAGAAATATTTCCAAGATTATATGTCATATTGTTATCCAAAATAACATTAACAATATCTCCAGATATATTTTTTACATTTCCTTCCGCTTCTAAGTACAGATCTTTGTCTGTTTTATTACCAATCAATGTAACATCATTAATTGTTGGCTTATTATACAGTAAATCATAATTTCCACTTAAACTACCGAACTATTCTATGTCGCTAGAAATAACATTTCCATCTATAATATAATTCATAAAATCAGATGTCTAAATAATACTATAATCTTCTGAATTCGCAATTTCGGTCCAACTAAAATTAATAGTTATCGGCTGTTTATCCCAAGATTCATTAATAGAATCAGATGACTCTGTAATCTATATAATAAACGACTAACCTTTTGAGTTTTTATATAATTTTGGATTACCAGAATTACATATTTTTTTCCACTAATTCAACATATCAACGCTATCATTTGACGTTAATTTAGCATCAAATATATTTACGGTAGATTCATTAAAACCACATTGATTAATAAGTTTAACCCATTTTGACTCCAAATATCCACCGGATTGTTGATTAGTATCTGTACTTTCCCAAACGACTTCTCCCCTTTCGTTTCTACGTAAACTCCATCCTTTTGTTACATAATTATACGGTAACATTTGGGCTCCAAGAAGACAAGAAACACTACTGGTAATATAATTTTTTTTACCATAAGAAAATGCTGGATATTGACCAAGTGTATCTTGTTGCTATTTGGACATATTTTGCTGCTATTCACCAGGCTCAACATTAAACTTGAATAACCAAGTATCATTTTCAGAGGTTGTATAAACATTGTTATCGTTTGTTTTATAAAGTTCTGAAATAGACCAATATTCCCAATTTGTTGTTATTGGAAAATGAATTTCTTGCTATGAGAATTCTTCTTCTCCACTCATATAAATAACATATTCATATTTTCTATTTGTAGAAATATTATAATCAATTAATTTATTTATATTTTTCTCTATAACAACTGGGTGTAATATTTTTTCTCCAACCAAACTAACACTGCTATCATTTTCTTTAGTTCCCCAAATTTCTCTTTTATAGATAGATCTAGTCGGATAGTTACCTATACTTTTTCCAACAATACCAACTGGCCTTGGTATATTATTTAATATAGGATTATCACTTTTATAAATAGAATAATTTAAACCAACCAATGTTTTATCATTTTGATAAAGTTCGTCATACGATTTTTTTTCTGAAAAAATCTTCTAATCAGAATATTGATTTAACGCATAAACAAAATAAATAGAGGATTCTTTAGAACTCTTATTATTTTTATTTAAATTAGAATATTTTTGATCACTTATAGAAATCTAAAAATCCATATAAACCTCCTCTTTATTTATTACTCGTTGTTATATGCAAATAACCATCTGTATTCATTGAGAGTTTTGGAACAATATTATAATTTAAATTATCATTAGACAAAACTTCATCCACATCTTTTTTACTTAATATTGACTTCAATGGTTTGTCGCGCTCGAATTGAACGTAGTTTAAATAAATATTACCATCGGAGGAAGCGCGAACTATTTCATTTGGATAATTTTCCTATGTTCCAAAATATTCCGAATTATAAACAAGATTTAAATTATTGTTATTATAAATATGATATGGTAAATTTGATTTAGATACTTTATTTTTAATTTTTTGATATAAATCTTGATCTAAATCCCATAATGATATTTTTTTGTCCGCAACAGATACCATTGAACTAAATCCATCGTTTTTATTCCATGTAATAAAAATATCAAATGTCATATCTTTTAAATAATTTCTATCTGTAATATAACAAGATTCAGTTACATTTCCATTAGAATCTTTATCGGAAATTAAAACTTCATGTAGCTCGGTGTAAATCGACTAATCGCCGTCTCTCCATATATTTTCCTTTTCTGCGCCTGTTTCTTGATCTATATAGGTATCATGCCATATTACTTCAGAGTTGTCGCCTTTTACCAATCTATAGCAATAATAATAATTAGATCCATCATAACAAACTACTACCTTTTTTAAATCAACGGATTTATTATCTTGCCAAACACTTTCTTTATATCCATGTAACTATGAATAATCTTGTTGATAATTTTCGCTAAATAATATAGGAAATGAATAAAAAACATCTTGTTCATTATTATCTTTTAATATTTTCCCACAGAATGTTTTCAATTTATCTTCAATCTTATACGTAACTATTTCACAATAAGATAAATCATTGTTTTTTTCTGGATAAGTCATATAATCAATCTATGCAATATTCGTTGGTAAAAATGTAGTTTGAATGAATGGAATATAATTTACTTCTTCACTCCATAAATTAGTTGTCATAATTTTTGATTTATGTAAATCGCTAATAAAAGTATCAATTGATCCATTAAATTTACTTGAATTATTATATATTATTTTATTTTGCGACTCATAATCTGGAAATCCATCATCTTTTAAAATATCACCAAAATAAATAGATGTTGTTTCGCCATTCTGAAGCGTTATCGATATTAAATTTGTATCATACTATAATGTATCAATAGTTATTTTTGTTTGAATATAAAGCCCATCATCTTCTTCGAAAGATAAATTTTTATTTATGTTGGCAGGATTATCTGGGTTAGTCCCTTTATTCGAAGCAACTTTATTATAAATAAGTCCATCAAACTCTTGTCCATTTTTGCTTAATATTTTCGCGTAACTATCTTCAATAGTATCTCCATAATATTTTACATATTGTGGATTATCATTATATTGATTGTCATTATTTTGTAAATAGGATATTGCATTTCCAACAGAATCAACCATATATGGTAAAACGTATCCCTATTTATCAGTGAATTCCATTTCAACACCAGATATATCACATCTATTATTATATTTGAAATATCCATCGCCAGTAATATTTTTTTTATTAAATCTTGTTTGTAACAAAATTCTTTTTTCAGTGATTTGATTGTAATTGTCAACTAAAGTAAGAACTACCGTATAATATTTATCTGTATCCTATAATCCATAAAAAGTATATTTAATTTCTTTATCATAATATACTTCTGTTTTTTTTAATAAATTACCATTATCTAATTCATTTTTTAAATAATTTCCTTCATATAAAGACCATTGATAGCTCTTCCACTGTATATATTCCAACTAATCATAATTGGCAATTACCGTGAAACTTCTTTGTTGAAGAATCCAAGTACCATTTTCATACAATGGCTCTTTTCCTCCTATCGCAGATAATACAGTCAATGAAATATTTGGTTTGTTATATAAAGAAAATTGATTTTCGTCACTTGATCTAAAAAATGTTCTAATTTCATATTTATCACCAATGTCATAATTTAGATAATAAATAGTAAATTTAACCTCTGCATCGTATAACTTAAACATTAGGCCAATGTCCTGCTTCTTATCTAATGAAAAATAAATTTTATGATTTCCATATTGATAAAATGGAGAAATTGGTTGTCTTATTTGAACATTATTGCTGTTAAAAAAGTATAAAACAGAAAAATTGATTGCCGTGGAAACATTTTTTACATCTATATCAATTAAGTAATTTCCCTTTTCGACATTCAATAATGTTATACATCTATTATTATAATTCCAAGGCAATGGATTGCTTGTTTCGTATTCTTCCAGGGATTTAATATATCCATCAGAATCCACCTAGACAAAAGAACTATTAATATTAGATTTATCATCTTTAGAATTAAAAATTTGTTTTTTATCGTTCTCAATCTGAACAGCCCATACGTCTTTATTTACATAATCTATATTAGATACGTTTTTCGTAACTATATCCTTAAATTTCATATCTCTTTGTAATTGAGATGATGGATTAATAAAATAAACACCGTCAACAATATTGTTTTTATACAATGGAGCGTAAAAAACATTATTCTTAATTTCTATTGGCTATTCTTCAATAAATTTAATATCTGTATAGTTTATTGAACCAGAAGAACTATTATCAGAGGCTTGTATATTTTTACCAGAAAACTCATCATATATCGTTGTAATAGATAACGTATCTAACACTATCTTATTTACTAAAACACCATAAGTATTCGCATCAGAAGATCTTCTCCATGTGATATGTACAGGATAGTAATCGTTCTCATTGTCACCAACGATATTGATTTTATGGTTTTCATCTGTATAAACTTTTGTTAATTCTGGAACAAAAATACCATTATATCTAGAAGAAGATGAAATATTTGGTGTAAAATCATTAATAATTCTACCAAATATACCATTTGTAGAATCAATATCAATCTCATTGTTATTGTTTTGAGCATTTAATAAAACTCTTGTTTGATTGAATTGTATATTAAAAATATTTTTACTTCCATCATAAATATATACTTGTTGTTCTGTGTTTTTTTCTTTTGCTGCAACAAAACTAAAAGGATAATTTGCATATATTGTGACCTGGTTAGTTATTTCTGCCTTATCAGTAATTGTATTTGAAACACCTATATAAAATATTTGTTCTGCAGCAGAAACAGATTCATTGGAAGCCGAGGTATTCCAATATTTTGGAATGAACATATTTGAAGCACAAAAAGAAATAAGATCTTTTGCGCCAAGATCATTTTGATTATTGCTCATTTTAAAAATTTGCAAAACGTTGGAATTTTCTATATCATTATCCGAAAACCCATATTGTCCAGTTTGTGGATAAATATGACCAAGATATGAATCATAATCCTTAATTCTCACCCTTGTACCAATTTGTTGTGTTGTTCCAATAGAAGATATTGAAAGATCATCTGAATTAATGATAAAATCTTCGGCATAATATAATTGAACAAAATAATCGTTATATATATTATCACTAATATATGTTTGCAATCTTTCTTTTGTTGAACCAATAATGCTTCCAGATCCAATAATCATATCGAAATATTTCATATCAATAGGAATACTTTTATTATCTTGTAACTAATATAAAGTAATTATCCATTTATAACTGTTTCCATTTGATATATTTAATTCATTATTATTTTTATCATAAGCCTTATTATCTTTTATATAAATAATATTTTGATCTATATTGTTTAAATTAAAAACGTATTTATTTTTATCTACAAACACGGGTAATTTTAAATAGGTGCCATTTAATCCGCTATTTATATAATAATCGTTTAATATAATATCTTTTTTTAGTTCATTTAATAAAGATATTTTTTGATCCAAAGTAGAATCGGAATTATATGGAAAAACCTAATTATTATCATTGTCATAAATTGTTATCGAATATCCACCGATATTTGTATTTGATGTATCTATTTTACAAGAAAAATAATATATCCCATTATCTATATTCAACATATCAAAAGCTGTTAAATACGGTGAACAATTTGTCGGTTTAAAAACTGCCATAATCTTGCCTCCTCTTTTATTCTTATATTGAGTTGTGGCGGGCGGGAGGTATCTCACTCGCCACACCCAAACTTATTGGTGAGATGTTTATTTTAAAGTGTAACATCACAAACCACTTTTATATTAAATTTTATTTATTAACTTTGTAAATTTCTTCTGGGAAATACTTTTCCATAAACGCAGTTCCCCTGCGAGTAGCATCCCCTTCAAACCAGATGGAATCATAATCTGGACGCAATCTTCCTTTGTGTTTCGGTGCTTCGAAAAATACAAGCCAAATAATCAAAATAATAGCGTATAAAAACAGAATACCAAACACAATAATTACTGGCAAGCAGCCTATAAATATACCAATCATCATCGGAACAAAGAAAGATAGAGCGAACAAACTGCAGAAAATCAATAAAAACTTAATTTTATCTTTATCTGTATCGCAATCAAACAGTCCATATCTGACAGCACTTGGTATACAAACAATAAACGGCATAAGCGGTCCAAAAATTATATTTTGTAAACCGTGACCGTGTTCATGGCAATAAGTTGATTTCGGAGACCTTTTATCGCTGATAAAACCAAATCCCCAATTAGATCCGCCCCAATACTCACCAATAATATTATACGTACACAAACCAAATCTCTTCGGTTTTGTTTTTGTAATTAAGCACGAACCCAAAACGACAAACAACCCAATGAAACTCATTATGAACCCCCAAGTGAATGAAAGAAAATAAAAACCAATCATCATAAGAGTTCTTTTAGATTTTTTCATAATAAATCACCAATTATGCGCCAGCGGCTTCGTAAGTACCCTCGATACCACAAATAATAACTCCCTTTTTAATATTTTCAGGAAGTAACGTAGCGGGTTTTGTTAAAGTTACAGAAGAGAAAACTTTACCTTCTGTCGGCATAAGGACCTCGCTTCCATTCGAGAAATTCGGCTCAACCGTCTTTGTTTCCGTAGGAGTGGCTGGAACGTTTACAGTTACTTGCGACAAACCATCATAAGTAGCATCTGGTTTAACAACGCCATTTGTTGTTGCTGTTTTATCTTGTAATTTTGGAGTTGTAGGGGGAACATTAACCGTAACCTGCGAAAGACCATCGTAAGAAGCATCAGGTGTAACGGTGCCATTTGCCGTAACAGATTTCGATTGCAACTTCGGCTCTACATTTACAGTAACAGTTGAATACCCTTCAAGATCTTCATCCGAAGCTTTATAGGTTTTATTTTCTGTAGCCTCGAGAGTACCAAGTACAGAAGGAATATCGCCACCTGCAACATAAGCACCGTTTTGAAGAACATAGTTTTTCTGCGCTCCATTTTCAACAATGGTGACAACGGAACTATCGAGAGGAATTCCATAATTAAAACCATTTCGTGTGATATATGGCTCATTAGTAGGAACATTAGCAAGATCCTCGATTGTATCAGCGAAGAAATTCAAAATATATCTTTCGCCAACTTTTTTCGCATAATCTAAATAATACATAGTTATCTCCTTATATATTTATTTGAAATAACGCGATATATTTCAACCGCGTTATTTCATTATTAATTTAACTACTGTGCCTTGTGTTGCCAGCAGCAGAACGCAAGTCGATCATAAATCTATTCATATCAAATCCGCTATCTGCATTAAATGTTGCATAAACAGTTCCAATATTTGTAGAATTATCATTGCTAGTAGAATCCGATTTAGAAACATTTGGCATCTGATTACGAAGAGTAGCAATAAGATTCGGAGCGATTTCACCAAGAGAGAACAAATTCTTTGTAAGATCAGCAGGAACAATACCAGAATGAGAAGGAAGGGATGTAAGAGTTCCTTGCGGTGTTACAATCGCTTCAGTACCGAGTTCGTTGATTAATACATGGCCGCCTCGATAATTATAATCGCCTGTGGCTCTTGCATTAACATCATATCCAAGCTTTGGCTGCTCATATATTATACCATTTTTCCCATAATTACCTGATTCTGTGGACTTTGTTTTTACCCAATAAAGTTTTCCGTCAGATCCAACCCATGCAATCATATCACGATAGTCTGTATTAGCTATTAGATCACCAGCATTAATATCATTAAAGCTATTAATCTTTGTCCAATCACCTTGACCAGGCGTTTTTTTGTACATTTTTTTCCAATTACCGAACTGTTTGTTTACATCATCGTCCTCAATAGATTCGTTCGTCAGCCATACATACGCACCTTCATCAGATGAGTAACCGCCGAGTCCTTTAAAAGAAACAATAAAATCTTTATTTATAACATCTTGTAATTGATCGAATTTTTTTTCAAAGATATTTCCATATCCACCTAACTCTTCTTGTGTCGGATTTTCGGAAAAATATTGTTTTTGCAACTCTTTTGTCTTTTGATATTGACTGGAAATATTTTCCTATCTCCCCTCTACTATATTTTTTACATCACTGTAATATGCACTATATGGATCGGAAAGTATTTCGCTATATGTTTTGCCACTTTCTCCATAATATGAATTAAGTAAGTTATCGTATTTATCAATCATTTGATTATACGTATCAAGTTCCGATTGATATTCTTCTTTACCAACTCTTTCCGTATTCTCTTTTAAACTCGCAAAAATGGCGTTTTTAATATTATTTACAAAAACATCCGACTGTAATTGGCTAAGAAATCCAAAGATGGAACCATTTTCACCAAGAACATCTTTGATTTGTTCTGCAGAATCTTTGATGGATTCAACATTCGGATCATTCTAAATTGCTTCCAATATTGCTTTCTACTAATTCAACTGATCAATCTAATATTGTAAATCTTCTTGTGTTTGTTGATTTTGCAAATCTTCGACTTTCTTCTGTGCTTCCTGAACAGCAGAAGAATCTGACGTAGCAACAAATCCAATGCCAGCACGATAAACAAGTTTCTTTTCTTTCTTTGCACTTTCAAGAGCATCGCGGGCTTTAATTAATTCAAGCTCTTTTTCTCTTTGTTTATTTATATCGCCGATTGAATCTTTAATTGATTGCAAATTGTCAATTTGTTTCTCAAGAGATTTATTCTCTGCTTCGATTAATACACTTCTTGCCTGTTCAGCATAGTCCGCTATACCGGTCGTTTCAGAAACTATTTTTGCCCATTCCGCCATTAATTTTCTATTATTTAGCATTAATTTTGCTTGACTATTAAAGTCTTTTGCAGTCATAATATCCGACAACTACTCATCCGTAAGACCAAATGTTTTTTGATTTGCCTTTGCACTATCTTGGAATATTTTCCACTTATTTTTATCTGTCAATGCCTCTTTAGATGAAATTCCAACATATGCCGTAGCAAGGGCTCCATTTGGATCTGTAATAAGTTTCGCTAAATTTCCAACTATATTAGCAGAAGAGATATTGCCTGTAAAATTACCATTTTCATCAAATTCTTTAAATAAATCAGGAAATGTAGAAACAACTTTATTCATATTCTCTGGAGAAAGAATAGAATCAGAACTAATATCAGACAAAATCGTATTTAAAGTTTCAAATTTATCAAGTAATTTATCAGCACCATTTAATATATCTTCAAGACTAATTGAACCAATTACACTCTTCAAATTTTCTGCTTGCTTAACAGTCATATTCATACCGTGCGCAATCAGTTCTATATTGGAAGGATCTGCTTTATTGATTTGATCGATTAAGTCTTTAATATAAGAATCGTTTTCATTGCTTTCGGCATTATAACCAAAAAACTCACGTATTGCCTTAAAATCTTGTTGATTTACAATATTTTTAAGTTTCTCGTAATCCCCCTCAGTTTTTTGAAGATATAAACCGATTTCATCTCTAGCGTTCATTATATCTCTAAGGCTTCCACCAGGAGATTTTGTCAATGAAGTAAAATCGGATTGCGTTTTTAAATATGCTACAATCTATTTTCTTGCACTATCCAAAAGTGCTCCGTTAGCAAATACTAAAGCAGTAGCATCGCTTGCCGCCCAAACGCGAGAAACTTCAGCAACAACTCTGTCAAGACTCGCTCCAGCGATATCCGTCGAAGACATTTGAGAAACGCCAGAAGAATAAAATGCAGCTTTCATATATCCTTCGTGCAACACATCAGTAAACGCATCTAACTGCATTTGTGCCTGTTGCATTGAAGCAATACCAGATTCAACTGTTCTTCCGTATTCGCTCTCATATTCTTTACGTTTTTCAAGATATTCAGAAGAAGCAGAATCTATATTTTGAATTTGATTAAGCATAGAAGCTTCTGCACTTCCAAGTTTATCATATAACGCCGCACGATCTTCTTCGCCAGCTTTATACGTTTCTTGTGCTTCCGTCAAAATTTGAGCCGCACGATAATTTGCAACAACGCTTTCATCAAGCTCTGTTAAATCCGAAGACAACTTAAGGATCCAATCAGAAGCTTCTGTAGATGCGCCAGAAAGTTTTGCGAAGTTTTCAACCAAAGAACTTGAAGTTTGCAATCCAAAACGCATCTAATCGATTAATTCTTTTTCTTGTTTATACTCTTCCGAACCCCATTCGCTTCTATCTTTACCCGTCAATTCTTCAGCAGAAGTAATTGCAGATTCTACTTTCTATATGGCTTCGAGTTGTTTCTTAGCTTCGTCAACACGTTTACGGCGAGCTATTTCATCAGCGTGAAACCATTGATAAAGTCCTTGCCCAATTAACTGCCCGCCCATATTACCTAAAACACCGCCGATTGGACCAGCAATTGCTGTTCCAATACCAGAAAGCAAACCAGACGCAAGACCAGTACTAACCTTATCTACTGTACTTGTAAAATCTCCATAATTGGCTGTCATTCCAGAAGAAAGTCCAGAAGTTATTCCGGTTGTAATCCCAGAGGCTATTCTGGCGTTTTTCAAAAATTTCGTTCCTTTGGTTTTGCCTTTTGCAGCATGAATTTTCCGACCACCAGCTTCTACGTTTTGATTTACGTCATCTCCAGTATTCGGAGTGGCAGCTCCCCCTGCTTTTTTGTTTTGCAAATAAGCTTTTATAGCAGCAACATCAGATTTAATCTAATCAGTATTAGACGCTGTTTTATCGTCTGCAGTATTTTCTTGGTATCCAGAACCAAGGGCTTTTCTTTCTGCTTCAGAAAGTTCCTCATCTTTATAACCAAGTCCTTTTTTATATTCTGCAAGCTCTCTCAAACTTTCTTGTTCAAATGATCCACTTCGTCCGAAAGCCGCTCTGATACCTTTCCCCATACGACTTCTGCCGCTAAATAAACCTTGGACTTTCATTCCTATGGTAGGAAGGTGTTTTCCAGTAATAGCCGTCAACATCGCCACAATATTTGGAAGTATCTTATCAATCCTTTCAACAACAAAAGCAATTGTCTTAAAGAAACCCTTTACAAATCCACTCGCTTGAAGTTTTTGTGAAAAACTCTCCCACGCAGTTTGTATTCTTTGCATAGAAGTAGCAATGCTATCCATAACCGCAGCATATTTCTCATCTGCTGTACCAGAAGATGTACGAGAAGATTCCAAACTTTCTTTGTACTGGTCATAGTTTTGCATCAAAGCTAAAAATTGGTTACGCTGTCTTACGCCAGCCATAGCGGTTGCAACGGCGTTTTGTTCGACATCGTTTAAATTATCCCATTTTTCAGCCAAATCATCGAGAACTTCATCAAAACCACGCATTTCTGTTGAGGTCGAACGGATCTGAATACCAATAGTATTTAACACCTTTTCAACATCGTTTATGCTTTCAGATGCGTCCTCCCCATCTTCTTCCATTCCAGCAAATACGCCAGCCTTAACATTTCCATATCTTGACAAAATCGTCTTCAACGCATTACCAACACTACCAGCATCCTGCTGCGTAATATCAATAATTGTAGTGAGCATTGACGCTGTTTGATCGAGATCGAGATTAGCTGCTTTTGCAGCGGCAGCCGTTCTTGATAATGCGTTAGCGATATCACCAGCTGTAGTTGCGTATTCGGCATCGAGTTTTGTGAGTTTATCAACGATTTCAGATGATTCGGTAGCTTGAAGATTGAAACCTTTAAGAACAGCCGTCAGTGATGTTGTTGCCGAACTCATGTCCATAAAGCCAAGACGAGCAAGTTTTACAGAAGAAGTAATCAGATTAACAGATTCGCTTGCAGTATAACCTTGACGCATCCATTCGTTTGCTGACTTTGCAACTTCAATTGTTGTTGTACCAAGTTCTTTTGCAAGTTTATTATAACTTGTCATTAAAGAATTTGCTTCGTCAATACTCGCGCCAGTTACGATACGAATATCCGTCATTGCTTCATCGAGTTTTAATATATTTTGATATACATTAGCAATTTCTTTTTGAACTTTATTTAAAATACGAGCAGCCACACCAAAATCTGTAATTCTCTAGAAAGCTCTTTTGATGTCATCGCCCATAAGGTCGAATATATTACGTGCACCTTTATCTTTTGTATATATTGCGGCACGTTTAACAGAAAATTGACCTTGTAAACCAGATTCTATAAGCGCAGCATCTTTATCCGTAACGGCTTTTCTTTTTTCTTGAGCTGTTACTTGCGCTATTTTTAATTGCTATTGTGCAACTTTTATAAATTCTTGCTAAGATTTTCTCTCTCTACCAGAAGTTATATTTGACTTACGTCTTGCATCATCAATCTTCAATCGATAATCGTATTCTGTCTTTAAGGCTTTCGCATATTCTTGATTGTCTTTCTTTCTTTGAGCCGCCGCTTGTTTCTCTTCTTTTTGCTTCTACTTATCCTCTTTTTCTTTTTGTTTATCTTCTTTAGATTTACCTTTCTTACTACCGCCAGAGGTGCTATCGGAAGATGGCTCATCCTACCTTATTATAGTAATCGAACCGCCAGCAGGTTGATTTTCCATTATATTGACAATCTTTCCAGTGTCTTCTTTAATTTGTTTAATTACATCAAGCTGAGGCGTTCCACGCTGACTGCCGTTTTGTCTTTTTCGGACCTCTTTTAACGTTCTACTTACTATCTGATTTTCTGCATCAACCGTTATACCAGTTTCTCTATATGTTTTATTTGGATCTAAGTCTCCACCTTGACCAGCTGGATAAACTGGGATTGGACCACCAGAATATTGAATATTTCCAGAAGGAGGATTATTTTGCAAACCACGCGAAGAAAGTTGTTTTGCGGATAATCTTCTACCGGTTCTAGACCAAACATAAACACCGTCTTTCAGAACAGGTTTATTTTCTTCTTTATTGGAATCTTCTGATTTCTGCATTGATATACTATAAGATTCACCAAATTTGGCTTCCGGTTTTAAATACTGTTTCTTCTTAACACTCTTATTGATTTCTTCTGTAGAATTATTTATTGTATTTAACGTAGAATTGATAGCGTTTTGCGCAGCCTATTGTGAATCTTCAACTGTTTTCTAAGAAGATTCTTTTATTTCTTTTTTTTGTTTTTCTTGATATTCTTTATTTTGCTTATCTAACTAATTAGCCAAAGATAATAATGCGTCCAGAAAAACAGATTTAAAAATTTCAGAAGACTTCTGATACTTCGATATCATATCTCTATAAGCATCTTCAAATTCTTTTTGCTTTTGTTCAATAGTCTATTCTAACAAAACTTCGTTGTCTTCAATTTCTGACTATATAGGACTCTATATAATTTCAAAATCATTTTTTTTTCTATTAGATTTGATACCAAGAGCTTTATACAATTTTTTAAAATAATCTATATCAGACAACTCAAATTGTTCTTCGATATATTTTTGAAAATCTGGTATATCTTGTATCCCCGCTTCTTCAACGGCATCATCAATTAACTAAAATAAACTACTCATATCTTCATCAGATATTTTCTTTTGTTTACCAATTTCAGACAATCTTTTTTTTAAATAATCTAATTCATTTTCCGGGGCATATTGATTTCTAAGCTCATCCGCTATTTCATTCTTGCGTTTTTCTAAATATTTCTCATCTACGACGGGTGTTTTATATTTACTTCTTTCTTCAGCATAAGATGGATTTAATTCTTCTTCGGCATAACCAAGTTGTTCTCCCGTTAACATTGAACGAGCATTTGAAATATATGGATAATTTGGCTTATAAAAATTTTCTGCCCAACTTAAAAATCCTTTTTTAACCAAATCAATAAAATTTTCATCCGTGTAACTCCCATCTTTGTTATATGTTCTTAAAACACCAGCCTCTTTTATAAGATAGAGCATACTTTTAAGTTTAGATTCTTCATTTGAATCATCTCTTAAATTATCGATAATAAACTACCACTTTTCATCTTCGGTGCCTTCTTTTGGAAATTTACTCAAAAGCTCTTTTGATCTTAAATACCTATCCATATTGTATTCTTGGTCAGTTGTTCCAAAGAATTTTAAAGTAGCATCTTGAACACTGTCTTCATCTAATTCTGGATGTGTTTCAATAATTCTTTGAGAAATAGCGTCATATTTATTCGCCAAGTCAATTACTCTTGCCAATCTCCTTGCGGCAACTGGGACCATTTGAGCGGCAGTTTGTGCATCTATCGGTTTTCTATGATTTATAAAATCATCAGTAAGATCCATTATATCTTGTTCTTCGGCTATATCAAAAATGTCATTGGAGTATATATCTGATTTATTTTGATCTCTAGAATATGGTTCGAATTCTATTCCATCTTTCCCGGCAAATTCCATTCCACCAAGAACTTGAAATTTCTGTTTATACCCATTCGGATCAAACCCATACAAACTACCAGCTTTTTCAACAAACTTTTCGAAAAATTCATCCATTTCCATAGTTGGAAGATAACTTTTCGATATATAATTTACAATATGTCTAATTTGCTCTTCTTGTAAATGTTGTAATAAAGAATTAGCCGCTTTTTCTTGTCCCTATGGATCATTTTTATATTTTTTATACACATCTGACATCATGGCGGATATTGATTTACCGCCAATAGAAACACGGGTTTCTCCTTCTTTATCCGTATACTCTACTGGAAGAACTCTATAAGAAGATGCTGACATAGCATTTATTGCCTCTTCCTTTGTCATTTTGCCTTCCATCATATCAGTAATTGCATATAAAAATTCTACAGCACTATTTATATCACCAGGTCTTATTTCATACTACGACGGTGCTCTTGTTCCTCTATAGATATAGCCAGCACTAGTTATTGGCAATCTAGTAATTGTACTCATAGGAAGTGCGCCAGAAACAATTAATCTCTTTACAGCCTCCTATAATCCATTCAACATAGCTTGCCCAATAAATTCCTATGGTTTAAATTCACCGGTAGATTTCCAGTCTCCAGTAGTATAATCTTTGTTCGCAACGTCAATTGCTCCTGGTTTCATATACATTTTTCCATTTCTCATATAAACCAATGCACCAGAAGATTCTGCTTGCGATGTTTCGTTAATTATACCTCTTTTTTTCGCAGCCTACGCTATCATATTGGCTTGTTTTACAGCCCATTCTATTCCTTTAGTATTCTTGCCCTTTAACCCAGAAAAAAGTTCGTCTGATTCCAAATGTTTGTTTACATATTCAACCGTTTTTTCTACATCATTTAAATCAATCTATTTATCTATGTATAGTTCGATCAACCTATGTATATAATTTCCTACTGGGCTTTTCTTTTGGTAAGCTTCCAAAATATCGCTAACTTTTACTATTTTTTTATCTATTTCAGTAATTAACTTCTTATCAGAATTTGGATCTAATTTTGCCCGTTTAGATTGTAAATCTTTTAACTCTTCTTCAAAAGTAAAATATCCACTTTCTAAAAAATGCATCATTTGTGTTGTACTATGCTGTCTTTGATAAGCACCACTTTCTTCTAAAACTTTTTGTATACCCTTATCTTTTGCGTCGTATTTATGCGCATTTCTCCTGTCTTTATTACTTGATAAAGACGCATCAATATACACTATATACCCCTGCGCCAACTTTTCCCTTAGTTCTTTTTCGTTTTTAGCATAAAAAAACTTTGGTGTTTGTTTGGGTTGTATTAAAGGTTTCCCAGCTGTTTCCCTTGCCGCCTTAATTTGCTCTTGTGAGGCCATTCTTTTTTTCGCAGAGACATCCGCTGATGTTATGCCTGTCTTTTTCGTATCCGCAACAACATATTTCATTTGATTTAACGCTTCATTGGTTTGAGCAGACAAAATTTTTTGTATAAATTTTATATCTTTTTTTTTGCTTTCAATTAAAACATTTCTAAGATTTTTTACATATTCATCTTCAATTTGTTTTTGAATTTTATTTTTTTCTTTATCTCCAATTCTATTAACATCTATATTAGACTCTCTTATATAGTTATCAAAGATTTGTTTTATTTCACTCTGTCTTTTTTTAGTGAGCATTAGCTCATAGTCTTTTACATTGGTAGCGTACTATTCAATTTCAGTTGAAAATCTTTCTTTTTCTTCTTTTGTAAATTTTTGAAACGCTTCAATAAATGTATTTCTTTCTTGTTTTGTACTCCCACTAATAGTAGAAGATATCCATTCTGACAAAGTTTTCCCACCATATAAATTTTTATTATCTGATGTGATTTTAATTTCAATTTCCTTTTTATCCGCCATTATTATTTCCTCCTTAATTTGTTAGAAATATATTGAACAAACTCTTTTTGAATAAATTCCACTATTCCCTTATAAGTTCTATCAATAATCCAAGATTCTTCTTGTATCGAAGATATAGGCAACATCCAATATTCATTTAAAGTTTTAACTTCTTTTGTAACAAACCCATCGTAATATTGTTTGTTTAAAGGAATACTATGTACAGATTCGCCCTCAGAATCTTTCCAAATGATTTTATCTTCATCTATATATATTTTACAAGAAGGAGGATTTATATTATATACTACTGTAACGGCAGACAACATTTCTTCCAATGGAACGTAATTTCCTTTTAAAATTGAAGTATTTATCCTATAAACTTCTTCTATATTACTTTTAAAAATCTTTTCAAGATTTTCAGTTAAATATTTTAAAGCGTCTTCTAAATCTTTTTTATTTAAAGATTTTAATAACCCTAAATCAATGTGAACATCTTTCTATGATAAAGCCATAGGACAATTACCTCCTTATATTATTTCTTTTCTTCGTTCTTTTGCTGTTTTTTATATTCTTCAACGGCTTTCGCAACATTTTCTTGAATTGAATTTTTCACCGTAGCTGTCATCGGATCTACAAAATCAACAACTTTTGCCAAATTTGCAATAATCGATGGATCGATATTTGTTCTAGTTTCATTAACTTCTTTTGTCAATCTATCCAGTGCTTCGGTGTCAACCCCATTAAGCGCGCTAAACAATTCTTTTAAATTTGAGAAATTCAACATCTGATAAACCATTTCTTTTAAATGATTATAATCGTCTCTGCAGAATTCCAAAATATAATCTGCAAGACCAGACATCCAAATTAAATCATAATAACCATAATCTTTTAATGCTGAATCAATCATCAAATCAATGTTGGTATACGCCATCAAAGCATTAAAAGTTAGAGAAAGTTCGAGTGCGGAGCAATAACCGTATAATTCGTCTCCATAACTTTCAATAGATGCTAAAACTTTTGTTAAAACATCTTCTTTAAACAAAAGCGGCAACATTTTCCTTACAACAAGTTTTTGCTTCATATTTTCAAAATTGTCGATATTTTCTTGCTTTGTCGGATTGTCAAGATAATCTGCACAAACATCCAAAACATCAGTAATTTTTAAATTCTCTACACCTTCCATAACTTTTAATCTCCTTTTTATTCTTCTTTGTTTTCTTCTTTTTCGTTAAGTTTATCGAAAAAGCTATTCAATGATTCTGTTTCACTAATATTAGAATAGTACTTAACCATCTTTGGATCTGCCCATCTAAATATAGATTGAACAACATCAATCGGATACCCGGCAAGCTCCAAAGCAGTTGAAGTCGTATGTCGAACATTATGCGGAAAGAAATCTTCTCCAAGATAATTTCCGATTGTTCTTGCAAACGAATTAATCGTGGCAACATTTGCTTGTTGATAAGAACCGTCGTGATATGCAACAAACATCCACTCGCTCTTAATACCAAGTTCTTCTCTTTTTTGCTTCCATAATTCAATATAATGATCGAGTGGGACAAGTGTTCTGAAAATAATTCTCGTTACAACCTTCCCTTCTTTCCCTCTACCTTTTGTTCTAATCTTTTCGGATTCATAGGCTCGACCGTTATAAACCAATCTGTCTTCTGTAAAGTCACTCATTTTCATTTGAACAACTTCGCTTTTTCTCATACCACTACCAGCTAAAACAGCAAGACAGGCAGCAACCTGATATTTCTTCACCTCTTCAAGCTTTACCAAACATTCTCTAATTTGATCCATTGTCAAAATTGGTCTCTCTCTTACAAAGGTTTTTGTAACAGGTTCAAGTACTTTTACAATATTTCTGAAAGTTGGATAATCTTCGTCCATAATTCTTTCAATAAAATTTGAAAGACTGCTTAAAACAGAACGAAGCGAACAAACTCTGTTTGGACTTACTTTCAAATCATTTGAAAGATAACCGAAAAATTTAATTAGTTCTCTTTTCTTTAAGTCAACAAAAAATTTGTTTTGATTATGCTTTTCATTCCAACAGAAAAATACTTTCAACTGTTCATGATATTGATGAATTGTTTGAGGGCTTTTATTAACCGATACGAGATATTCAACGAACTCGTCAACCAACCCTTTATTTTCTTTAGAAACGCTATCCCAATTATCAGTAAGACCAGCGTTATATACAGTAGTGCGCTTTCCCATATTCAGTCACCCTCCTTTATTATTTTTAATGAATTTAATTTATCTATATAATTGAGCAATTCTTGCTTCTTTTTTTCAGATTTAAATTTTTTAATATCTTTATTTATGCTCTTAATCTCTTCTGTAATGTCCTTATTCCACTTCCTATCGACGAGTGTGAGCGTAACCGCCAAACTATCCGTGATATCCAAAGGAAGCCCAGAGAAGTCATATTCCGCGCATAAAAAGGATATTTTATTAGCAATATCTTCTTTAGTTGGTTTTTCTATTCCAGTAAGTTCTTTAAAATAAGATTTTACAGAAACAGAATGGATTCCATCATAATCATAAAATTCAAAACCACAATTACCACAGGCTATATCTAAAATAGCATGAACTTGAGCCAAAGCTTGCAAAGTAGATATTGTTGAAAACCGACCATTTTGTGTCGGCAATTTTTCTTTTATAACAAAAATTTTCTTTTTGTTGAACTTCGAGGAAAGTTCGAGCAATAAATGCTCGAACTCCTCATAAACTCCATACCAATAATTTTCTTTTTCCTTTCCGATAATCATTCCAGTGAGAATTACGGTTTTATCGGATAGGTTATAAAGTGAATATCCTGTATTGTGTTTTGCCAAATCAAAAGACAAAACATAATCATATTCATTTATACTTTTATTAAATTTAACCATAATAATTCTCCTTTTATCTTTTATAATTCCTCAGAAACTTCTGTTACTTCTTCTTTTACTTCAACTTTCTTTTTACGAGGCTTAGCAATCGGTTTAGCTTCGGCTTCTTTTAAAACATCTTTTTCTTTCTCTGCCGCTTTCGCTGCTTCGGCTTCTTTTTTACGTTTTTCTTCAAATAATTTTTTAATTCTGTTTAAATCACAGCAACCACAAGCCATATTTTACCTCACTTCACAAAATCGCGCTTAACTTCTGCAAGAGCGACTTCGATTAATTCTTTAATATCTTTAACACCAATGGCTTTTAAGAGTATTTTATAAATCATTGGTGCTTTCTTTTTGAACATATCTTCAACGAGTTTTAATTTTTCCGCGCCCTTACCAGAACCAAGTTTCTTCTCTGCGTAGGCAACTAAACCTTTAAGATATGTAACAACCATTTCTTTTCTTTCTTCGGGCTTCATTTTAGAGAATTTAACAATATTTACAATTAAATATGCTAATACTCCAACACAAAGTAACCCAAAAATAATATAAACAATAATATCTTCCATAATATTCTCTCCTTATTGAGATAATTGTTGAATATTTAATTTATTATATGGCCCATTAATATTTATATCTGCGTTATAATTTTCAACAATAGAACCAAATATTGCATCGTCTGGATGAAGACTACCATCTTCTCCCCCAAGATAATTAATTCCACCAATTAAAAAGTCGCTATCATCAATCAAACTATTATCGTAATTATAAAAAACACTATTTTGTAACTGAGAATTTTGATTTGGTTTTTCAAAGTCGATATAATAACAAATCGTATTATTTGGAGTAAATGGAGTATATGTATCTCCACCATTTATATTCCATTTATAATTTTCGTTCAAATCATCTGAATATTCTATATTATATAAATAAGATGAATAGTTCGGAATATTAGGGCAAATCGCTATGTCAATACATTTAAAATTGTCACTGTTATTGTTATTGTTATTGTTAATAAAAACAGCAAGTATATCGCCAGCAGATGAAATTACCACTGATGGTTCACTTTTATGTTGTTCGGCAAAAGTCGTTACCCAATTAATAGCATAATCAAGTTCCGTAAATTCAATTGTTTTTATTGTAATTTGATTTATATCTGAATGTTCTGAAGATATATAATCATTAATACCTGCTAACATAGCATTTATTTCAGATTCCCTATCAAAAAATTTAACAAGATAAATATTTCTTGGCTCGTTATTATTAAAAACATCAGATAAATCGGAAGAACTAAAAACAGAATACCCGGCAATATAATTCAATCTTTGAGTATCAAAAGAGATCATTGCAATAGAATCACTAATAATTGTATCATCGTCATTTTTAATTCTTCCATACAATCCATTATAACTATTAATAAAAAATCTACGATCTTTACCGAGAACATCATATCTCACTTTAATCTGTTCAGCTATATTTTTCGAATCGACTTCTGTTAAACTTCCAGTTATATCATCTATATATGTAATAAAATCACTAGTATCTTCATGTTCATTATATAATTGATAATATAAATATTCTGATGCTTTTTTCATAACCTATGTATCAACAATGTCTACACCATTTTCTGTCGTAATAGAATTTATAATATTATCGGCAGACCAATCATTAATAATATAATTAATACAAGATGTTTGTCGTTCAGTTATTTCATCCTCTTGCTTCCAACAAAATTCATATCTCTTATCGACATTTCCTCTAATTGCGCCATTAATACCAGCATAAGGAAAATATAATAATCCTTTATCTTCTATTTCTGCTTGAATCCAATTAAATGATTGTCTAAAAATCGCCAAATGAGCATATCCACTTGGCGCAAGCGGAGTTTTGCCACCTCCGCCTCCACCACCGCCACCACTAAACGAAAAGACAATTTTCCCATTTAATTTAATTCCTTTGCAGTTTGTAGACGAATATATTACATCATTAAGCGAAATAGAAGTTGGAGTATAAGATGTTCCATTTAAATTTATTGTATCGCTTGCCATATTTATCACCTATTAACTTATAATAAAGATTTTTTAGCCTCTATCTTGCATTTTTCTGCATATGAATTATACGCAGCGAACTCCTCTATTTTTGTATCTCTCTACCGTAATAAAGATAGTTCTTCGCTTAATGAATACTTTTCGCGAATAAGTGCTTCTACGAATTCTTCATATCTGCGTATTTTATCCTTTGTAAGCTCTTCCTCTGTAAACGGAATATAAACAAGTATATTTTCATATTCATCATACGCTTCTTTCGCTTCCACGGCTGGTGTTTCTTCTATTATTTCGGCTGTTCTTGCTCCATTTTCAAATACCTCAGTAATTTCTGCCCATAAACCATTAAAGTTTTCAACGATCCCGCCTCGTGCTTTTATTGCTTCTACTTTTTCTTCAATACTAACTGGCGGTTTATATTTTATAGCATCATGATGTATTGTTATAATCTTATCACTAACTAATTTCCCAAGTGTTAAATCATAATTAGTAATTATTTTTGTTTTTTCTTGATTATATACATTCATTCTTATTTATCTCCTTTAACCAACTCTATACCAAATAGAAACAACTACATATGGAGGCATATTGTTATGTGCTTGATCTCCACCAGTATCGTTCATACTAAAAGATGTTGTGGTTAGTATATTTTTGCTTTCTGCACCAGAAACGTATCCATTATTTCCGGCAACAGTTCCCCAACCATCAAAATTATGATTGTGCGAAGGCATTTCATCTATTGTTAATTTATGTGTACTTTCACCACCAGTTGTACCCAATATTGTAGATGATGTTGTTGCTGCGTATAAAAACCTGTCTGAAATTCTCGCCCATGTTCCAAATCCAAGTAAAGTACCGGGGTTATCATTATTTGTTCGATTAATATACACCGATCCGACTGGATATATTGTTTTTAATATATCCGTAACATCGTTAGATGTCAATAACGTTCCTGAACTATTTGGAAACTCGTATGAATACGCTGTTGCTGAGTCTTTATAATAAACAATATTATCAGATGAATATTTTGCATAATGAGAATTTGAACTATTATCAGCCGTAAAACCATCATATGATTTTACGGTGTCGCTGAACCTCACTGATCTAGTAAACGTATTTTGTTGAGTGAATGTGTTATTTTCGTTTAGAGTTGGAACATTTTTAGTAGAAATAATATTATTCGTTATATCAATATTCGTTCCGGCAGTTAAAATATTTTGTTTTTCATTCAATGCAGAGTTAATAACTTTATTCTATACTGGATTTTCGCTGGAATCAGATAATTCAGAATCAACTGTAATAGCAGAACCAATGTCACTTAATAATTTTGTACTAACGACACCGTTAGAATCAATTACAACAGCAGAATCTCCGGTTGGGTTAGACGGCTGTGTAATTTTTCCATTTATTTCATTCTTTAAATCAGTAGATAAATCAGCTTTAGAAACAGTAGCATCTGTAACGCCAAATAATGTTCCAGCGGATAAAGTATCTACTTTTGCATTAAATTGTGCTTCTGTTCCAACTCTTAAATCTACTTGAGAATAATTTTCATTTTGAGCCATTTTATTTCTCCTTTTAAATTATTTGTTTCTCTCCTTCCCTGCTCTTTCAAACAAAGAAGGAGAAGGAGAATTGTTTATAATATTATACAAGAATTTATCAATTAATATACTGATAATTTTCTTTCATCATAACATTTGGTTGTATTAGTAAATCATTACTATTCCCGATTACTCTTAAACAACCATTATTTGTTCTTAACGCACTAACTTGACCATATGTTAAATCAGAAGAAATAATTGTTTCGGTTGGCGTTTCAACAGCGTACCAAACAATTATTGGATCTCCAGAATCATATAGAGATTTTACATAAGATTTAAAATCTGCGGCGGAAGAATTATGATTTCCATCATAAAAATATAAATAAGTCCCACAAGAACAAGATTCAACACAACCATATGAACTACCCTCTCCATCGGATGGATATTTAATCTTATTACAATAAATAGGTCCTGAATTGCTCACAGAAGATCCACTAATAGCATTTATCTCATAAGCAAATCTATATTTTCCAGATGTATTAGTTCCACTTGGAATCCAATTGATATTACCATCTAATATTAACTTTTTAATATATTGTATCTTTTTTAAAGTATAAGTGCCATTACTATTGTCAATAACTTCAAGATAATCTTGATATAATTTATTATCTGATGGATTCTTAATAGCGTTTAATTCATAACTTTCTAATAAATCAATCTTATCGTCTTTATATACAATATCTTTTGAAGAAGATCCTGCTGATAAACACCAGCTGTCTATATCTATATAAATTTCTTCATTACCAGTAATATATTGATACCAATCAATAGCATTAAAATTAACATTTTCGTATTTTAATGTAACCCACTGATTATATGTTTGTGTACTACAATATCTTCTAACAGCGGAATATACATTAGTGTATTTATCTGTAACCGCTAACCCACAAAAACTCACAGAATAACCAGTATTATAAACATTAAATTGTAATGAATAATTTGTAAGTTTTGGTAAAAACGTATTGTATCCAATACTATGATCTTTATCAAATTTTATACAACGTTTTCCTTGAAATGTTGTTAATAAAGAACTTAATTTATCTCCAAAAGCATCTTTTAAATTTAATATATTTTCATTACTTACGGACAATTGTGATATTGTTGTTGGAAATACTCCTTTATATACATTCCCAAAGAAATCTGGATAATCTTGTTTAAATTGTTCAAGAGTTGTTGGTTCATTTCCTCTTCCATACATTGCAGTAAGATCAAATAACTGGGGAGTCCACCAAACATCTAATGTATCTTCATTTCCGTACACAACCCGCAATTCTATTCTTTTCCAGGTATAATTATGTTTTTTAATCGTGAATACATTTAAATTTGTTTGATCGGTTCCCGTTGAATTATACCATTCATATCCAGTTGTTCCATCCTCATCCGAATAACCGCAAAACCATCCAGCCTCAAACGATGGATAAGTTTGTTTTAATCCAGTAAGCAATATATATTTATGATCATCGAATACAATATCATTCATATCCCATGAATTATTCAAATGAAAGCCATTGTATTGCGTTGCAGTATTTTTACCGACACAATGAATAATGCCATATTCTCTATACGGAGTCCAATTTATGCCATCGTGATTCCACGCTGTTCCATATTTACTCTTATCTAATAATTGAACGACTTTTTTTGTATTTCCTTCAACCTTATTTAATAAAATATTAGTTTTATCAGGTATATGGTAATCTACAGTATCTTTCTCTATATTCTCTTCTAATAATTCTTCTGAAAGATTATTATATTTATTTAATATATAACCACTATTACTTGGTATTATTCCTAAATCTAAACATCCATTATAATCTACATAGTAAGTAGCCGTAGATCCTTCTTCAATTTGAATCTGATTCACTCCTAATTCGGAAAGATTTCTTGCAAATCCAGATGACGTAGAATTCATCATCTGCAAAAATATATATTGAGTAGCAGTTTCAGGTATATTTGAATTTCTACTCATAACAAATGTAAATGATGATTTATTATATGGAACGGGATGTGTTGCAACACTATTATGTCCACCTGGTGCATTACTTATCTTAATCCATCTAAAATTGGATTGATTACACGAAATAGTATATGTTTTACCAATTTCCAAACCAGATATATCAAAACCAATCTCTTCACCAATAATGGAATAATTGTTTATGTTGAATAAATTCCTTTTAATTCCTGTTTGGTATTTTAATCTTTTAATATTCTTATTACTTATTTCTAGATTATTTAAACCTATAAAACCAAGAGGAGATACTTTTAATTCTGGATGATCTTTATAGAATTGATCTACTGTTGTTGGTTCTTTCCCTGCTCCATACATAAGAGTTAAATCATATAATTGAGGAATAATTAATGTGTTATTAAAAATAGTATCTTTACTAAAATAATAATACGCTATTCCATTACTATAATCATAAGTTACATCTTTTGCATAATAACCATTTGATATACTACCATCTACAACACCACCTCTGAGATCTTTACCTAAAACATAATAATTGAAATAACTATTATCTGTAGCAGTACCATCAAATGTATATGAACCATCATTATTATTTGTAATAACAACGCCATTTATAGTTTGTGTTGCACTGTACTGCCATTTATTTAATAAATTCCAAGTATGTGGTTGATAAGTCGTTACTTCAGTTCCAATTTCTAATTGAATATCTTTATAAATAGAAGAAAAAGATGATTCTGTAGATGAACCCAAATCAACATCTTTATTAGAATAAAAACACAAACATAAATAATCCCCATCTCCAGGATTTTCAGGGATTGTTCCAGTTACGGATATTTGTATAAAATCAGAAGAAGCGGAAGTATTTTTTGTTTCAACAAGATTTCCTGTAGCAAGTCCATTTGATTTAAACCACTGGATTCTTAAATTAGGATTATTTATAGATGATGTCTTTGCTAATGCAGATAATGTTACTGTCTTCCCAACAAACGATTTATCCAATTCCACTTCTACACTAGTATATTCATTCTTGTGTGTCTGAGTGGCGATTAGTATAAAATCTGATTGTTTAGATAGGGTAGCGGCACCGAATATTTGGGATGCTTTATGATAATCGAATAAATTTTTACTTTCATTAGTAATTAATTTCATAAGAATTAATCACCTGCCTCATAAATAGTTACAGAAAATACTTTTCCAAGCGTATCATCCACATATTTCTTATTTGCAATATCTGCTTCTCCTACAGGTGTAGAAACCTTTGCAGTAACAGGGTTATTTACAGAAGCCAGCGTATGAGATGAATCAGGGGCAATCCAAACGGGTATTCTTCCGACCTGAGAGAAATTTCCTTGGTCGACATAATATACTGTTTCTTGCAAAGTTGAACCGACAACATTTTTGCCATAAACGAATCTATCGTTAACTGGATTTTTCTTCACATATCTATCATCCGATTCTGTTTTTGTATAATAATTACTTAAATTTTGTTTGCCAGAAACAGCTAACGCCCTGGCAACTATATCAATAGCCATATAATATTACCTCCTTAAATAGCGGTAATAATTAATCTTCCATGAACATTGGCTGTATCGCCGCTTACTTTTGTAACTTTAAACTCATGAATACCTCTGATGTTAAACTCCCAAATACCATTTCCGCTTTCAGAAGCCTCTTTTGTATCATTCGAAAGATTTTTACCCATAATTTCGATATATTGTTTTTCGTCTTCTTCAACAATTTTATTATCACAGCGTCCTTCAAGTTTGAACTCTGCACCATCTCCATTAGAGACTTCGAGATATAAATAATCGCATCTTGTATTTACATAATTAGCTTCACCAACGGGTTCACCATTTTCATAAAAATCTTTATTGTCAAAAATAATCATATTGTTCTCCTTAAATTGTTGTCAAAGTATCTTCAAACGTAACGCCTGTCAATAATTGATCAGTTCCATTAATTTTAAGCAGCTTTAACTCTGTAATAGCCATTACAGCAGTACTATCAACATAACCCGTACAAGATTTTGTAAATGTATTACCACAAAGCAATTTTAAATCATTAAGACTATCAACCTTTGTGTTTTTACTTGAATATACAGTCAAAAACGCTTTAATATTTGTACCAGTAATTACAATATCATGTTCGTAAATATCGATATTACCGTTGCCAACAATGTGTTGATTTCCAAAAAGAGTTTTAAAACTCGTAGGATCTTCCATTGTGCTATGAATATCTTCTTTTGTTGCAATACCGCTCTTTGTATTCAATACCCAAGAAAGTGTATTTATTGTAACCGAGATCACTTTAATAACTGCTTCATTATTTTCATAATCGAGAAGAGAATATTTAATATATCCTTCAATTGTACTTTCATCGACATAAGTATATTTTTTGTTATTAAACATAATATAATTACTTGTAGAAGCTTGCAACTCTGCAAGTTGAGCTTCTGTAATCGTACCGTTTGTTGCCGTAGGAAGTGCATCAAGAATAACTGCTTTCGCACCACGAATATTTACAAATTCCGTATCAGCATCTTTATCGATAGTGATTCCATCTTTACCTTGAATAGGAATTTCAATGCTCGAATCAAAAGTATCTTCCCCAACCGTATTCACGAATTTAGTTTTCCCATGAATTGTAATACCATCTGTGGTATCATAAGTAACTGTCGTTTGTCCATAGGTGTAATCTGCGCTCGTAGGAACATGAAGCAAACCGAATGATAAATCGTGCTTTGTAATAATCAATTCTCCATCAACAAGGGAAAACATAAAAGACTGCGCCCTTACACCGTTGTGGTTGTATATTTGAACAAATTGCGCAGAAAGTTCATTAATATAAGAAAGAATGTAAATATCTTCTCCGTTTTTTAAATAAATTCCATTTTCTTCCTCATAATAATTCTTAATTTCAGTAAACGTATAATTAGAATAATAATTACCGTCTTGTGCTTCGTCAACAGTAACATAATAAACAGAACTTAAAACTTCTCCTTTTCCAACCAACTCCCATTGCAGATATTTATTGAGATAATAGGTTTCGCCAGTATCTTCTAATGTTGCCGTTGATCCGACCGCAGGAACGCCGTAGTCGTGCCCCATACTTTCCCACTTGGCACCGCCAGAGGGAAGTTGATTAATTTCTTCTGCTGTATCAACAGAAAAATTTAAAATGTTCCGTCCATCAGCAAGTTTCGCACTTTCTAATAATGAGATCATATAGAGCCTCCTTTTTTTGATTAAAATTTGAATTTTTGTTAATAATTTATTTGTGCAATTTGCACAAAAAATGGTCGTATGTTTTTGTGAAAAATATACGAAAAACTACCATATTTTTAACAATAAAAAAATGCTTTTATTCACATTTTTAAATAGTTAAAAAGAGATGGGGTATTTTTCAACCCCATCTCGCAAAACGTATTTCAACGTTTTATTTTTTTTATTTTAGGTTACGCCGCTGTGATAGTAGCAGTTTCTTTCAAAAGTTCTGAACCATCAGCTTTATAAATTGTAACAGTCGCTTCAGCAGCCGCTGTCCATTTGCCATCGGCATAATTTGTAAATCCATTCTTCTCACCAGCCGTCGTTTCTTGTTTCTCAATGTTCTCATTAGGAATCAAGAAAATTGAGCCATTGTTAGAAATTCCGAATACAACAGGTGCTTCACCGGTCTTAAGGTGTTCTGGATCAATAACGATATCCTTAAGATTTGCTCTCCAATCAGAACCGTCAACCTTTTCAACGATTTCCGCATAATAGTCTTCACCGCTGCAATCACCACTGGAAACAGCAAGAGCCGTACCATTAAGAGCGATAGAAGCCGCAGAAGTCATATTCAACGTAAGATCAAACTGACCATCAAGTTGGAAACGAGGAATCTTAATAATAAGTTCACCAGCAGGCTTACCAGATTCGGGAGCGGAAGCATCACCAGCAAATTCCTGAACGGTCGCAATAGCAACGAGTTCAGCAGGAATGAACTTCGCTTTAATCTTCATAAGAGTCGCGGAAGGATCTTGAACGAAGTATGTAACGCAAACATTTTTGTTAGCATAATTCGTCAAATCAATCTGATTTTGCGCATTAATTTCGAACGCCTCGTCTTCACCTTCGCCTTCACAATCGGCAACATGCCCCCAAGCAATTTTGCCATCCATACCACAGAGACTTCCAATAGATACAGGGGTTTTGCTAAGAGCGACTTCGGCACCGCCAGCAAGTTCTTCAGTATAAAGAACAGAACCGCCAAGTGATTTTTCTGCACCAATAAGAGCACGAATATAATCAATATCAAACATTGCATCGGTCATCGTGAAAGTCATACCAGAAGTGTGAGCAAAACGACCATAAAGCTTACCGCCCTGACCAGCACGAACTTCTTCCATTGAAAGAGTGAAGCCGAATGCGGAATCGGTAAGAGTTTTAGCGGAAGCAAAGTGGGTTAATACGCCGTTCTTTTTTTCGAAAAGTTCAACGTTAGCAACGGAAGCTAAAAATCTTTTTCCCATAATATTTTCTCCTTTAAATGATTTTGTTTTTATATAAAAACAACCCCGTTGACCATTTAACGGAGTTTATTTTTAATGTAATTACATACCCTTTCCGTTTATCTTATTGATAAGCGAATCGGCATCAACAGCACTTCCATACATGCCATTGTCTTTTTTGTAAATCCAGTGTTCAATAGTTTCGCCTTTTTTAAGAGAAACCATACCAGTCATCAATCCAATTTTAGTTGTCTCATACTCCATGGCATCATTAACGACATCGAGAAGTTTAAGAAACTTCCTAATCGGCATATCATAAACATCTTCCAATTTATAATTTGTCTTAGCAACAAGGCATAACATTTTCCTTTCGATGCTTGCAGTTCCTTGCCCTTTTGACATAAGTTTTTGTCTTTCTTCTTGGTCTTTTCGTATAGCTTTATCAACCCAAGAATCATCTTTAAAATCTGGAAGATTTTGATACATAATAATTTTTCTCAATCTGTTGAACTTTTCATTGTCAAATTCAACTCCATCAATTATAAGATTATATCTCTTCGTTTCTTCATCCTATTTAAATTTAACAACTTCGTGAAAATTTCCACCACACTCACAAGTTAATGTTTTTAATCTTTCTTCATCTGTTTTCGCAGCCTGATATCTCGGAAAAAATTCTTCATAAGTCATGATCTTTCCGCATTTATCACACTTTAATCCATTTTTTACGTGCAAACATAATTCCACGATTTGAGTTAATCTCAATGACATTTCTGGTCCATCTTTATCATCTTTTAACTTATTCATAAGATATTCAAGGTTAGTATATTTCAAACCATGTATATCGTCATTTTTATTTAAAGTCAGACAAGCGGTAGAAACCATAAATTGTTGATAATTGCGCATAGTTACAGGATAAATAGTCAATCCATAAAATGGAATCGGATCATCATACGTAAAATATTTATCTTTATAATAATTGATTTCTTCCAATATTTTCTTTTCATTTTCAGGAATTTGTGCCATTAATAACCACACCCCGAATTTGCAGATGCACCAGAGAGCAACGTCGAAACAATCGTAGAAAACCCATAAAATTTACGAGCGTTCCAAAGAGACATTCTCGCCACATCTTCTGCGTGGAGCTGTGTGTTAAACTGCAACATACCAACGCCAGCAACCATTTGACCGTTGATATCAGCAAGAATACTTTTCAACATTGTCGAAGCTCTGTTTTTATAAATTATTACTGGATTACCATCTTCGTCTAATTCAGAAGGGTTTCCGTCTTCGTTTTGTGCATCGCCTAAAATATTAGAAATCTTATTATGAACAATGGTCTCAATACCAATATTTACCTTCGAGGTAATATGGTTTTGAGGAACAACTGAATGTACAAAAATATGCAGATGACTACATTGGACATCCCAACCGTCATCCGTAAATGGGGTTAAAAATACTCTGAATTGCGTTGAATCCCCATTGTTTTTATATAACAACGCCATTCTATCTTTATACGAAACATCTGGAAGACTTAAACAATCTTCTGTATCATATTTCAATATTTTCCATAAATTATTTGCATACTTCGTTTTGCTTTTTGCAAGATAATTGACTATTCTATATTCAATATTATCCAGATTTACAAAACGATTATACGCATTGCCGTCTCCCGACCTATTCATTGGCATCATATCACACCACCTTTAGAAGGGACGCAAAGAAAGATCAAATGAAACTTTGAGTTCTTCTTTTTCTGGTGGAGTAAAAGTAAATGTCACAACAACCTTTCTTCTTAAATCCACCAAACCTTCATTCTTTATAATTGTATATGTATCAGCTTCCTCATCATAAGTATAAGAACAGAATTTATTCAATTCATACTCATACGTTACATCTGGATTAATATCTTTAATTTCGATATTAAATACTGGCTTATCATTTACACTTGGATTACCATCGATCAATACCTGCGCTTTAACCTCAATCTCGTCGAAAGTGGTCGGAATAGATTCTGGCTTCACAAGCACAAGTTCATAATTACCGTCTGTTTCAGAAGGCGTGGGTTCTTCGTGTCTTCCGTTATAAGCCAATCTATTTTCCATATCGTCAAGCTCACCGATTTGATCCATTTCAAGATAAATTCTCATCACGCCAACATCTTTTGCTTTATAAGTAGCGAGCGAATCTGTCTTTATGATATTAGTAACTTTATAAACTCTGTCATATCCAATAACAAATCTTTGGTTAATGTAATACTGTTCCGTATATTTATTATGTTGCGCTATAATTGTTAATTGTCCCTTAGGATCAACCGCAACTTCATTATATAAAAAGTTCGCCGAAGTAAGTTTGGTTGTTTGGATAACGGGCTCCTCGTGAACAGAGGTTTTTCCGCCGTTTCCACGATCCTCCCAAATGCTTTTAATAGTACCGTTACATCGACAAATGACCTGCGAAGCTGTTGGACTAACACTGTTTTGATTTAAAGCAATCCAAATGCTTTTATCAATATCTGGTTCTTTTAAATCAAACTCATAAGAAAAACGATAACGCATGCCGATTCTGTGCGGATATTTTATGTCTCTAAACACAATATTTCTCCAATCATCAGAAACGACTTCACCTTTATCATTTTTCACTGTCTGTATAACAACTTCAATCGGACTATATTTTTCAACGCCGATACCATCTTCTTTTTCTATCCATACGCGATTTGGTCTATACTCCCAATCGGCATCAACCTTTTCTTGTAATTCATGAAGATAATAATTATCCTTTACAAGATTAGGCGGTGTTTGTGTTATAAGATAATAGGGATCTTTTACATTGGAATTATCCATTATCATAACAAATCACCTCCCTTTCAATTCTTTTAAAAGGAAGTTTATATTCTTCTTAATTTCAAAAATTTGTCTCTTAATTTCGGCAAAAGACAAGTTTTCATAGTTGGAAACAATTCCGTTTAATTTAACAATAATATTAACAAGCTTTCCATCGAACAAATCATTAGCAGAATTTAACTCAAAAAGTCTGCCAAGAATAAAAAGTTCTGGCGAATAACCAGTATCTTTTTGTTCTTCGATTAAGTGTAACACTTTAATCATTTGTCCGCGTAATCCTTCAAGATAATTAATTTTTGCTTCAGTTGACAAAGAAATACTCCCATCAATTTCCATAGAAATTACCTCCGTGCCACCGACGAGCATATAAACTCCAACTTAATTCACTCTAAAGTGTATCTACCTCATAACGAATGTGTTTATTCCAATCCACTTTTGCGCGAACGGAGTTCGCTGGACTGTATATCTTAAAGTCTGTGTCTGTTAATATATTTTTAATTTCGAGTATCGTATTCTTTTCAAGGTCGGATCTTGCAAGAACGCAACAATTCGACAAGATACCAAGTATTTTATCGGCAATATAATCAGCAGAACAATTTGATGTCGCACAAGATGAAAAATCTGTATTAAACTGACCGCAGAAATACCACTGAACCATTGCAGTTTCACCAGTTAAAACTTCTCTAGAAAATTTAACCGTTTTGTTTTCAGCGTCATACACCGCTTTTTCATCAATTACATTGTCAATAGAAAAAAGAAATTCGGAATTGTCTAAAGGCGAAATAGTTGTAGCATACGTATCGCCGCCATTCCCTTCAAACGTTTCATAATCGCCTTTCGGAGGTTCGATATCTCCAAGCGCCATAACAAGTTTCGAAGGGCTATGAAAAAAATCTATGCCGTTTACCAAATACGGATACATTAACTTTTGAAATCTTATCTTATTTTGAACATAAGCACGATTGATTTCGGGATCATCGAATGAGTGAACTGCTTTGTCATAAATTGTAGAAAATAAAAGCATATACGATGCCTCCCTTTTTTAATGTATTATTATTTGTTATTTAACGCGTTTTTTAGAAGCTTCTTCTGCTTTAATCGCCGCGTTCTTTCTGTCAAGAAGAACCCCTTCCATACCGCCATTGCTCAATCTATTTAAAAGCTCAATTTTATCAATATCATCAAAAGCGGGATCTTTTGCAAGAATCTTTCTCTTAAAATATTCAATTAAAAATTCTCTATGTCCCTGTCCCATCTTATCCCAAAGTACCTTTAACTGATAAAGGTCAAGTCCAGGAAGTCTGCTCAAGAAATCAGATCCAGCAAACGAATATTGAGTAACTGTTTTAAGATTTAATCTCTTCGCAAGATCATCAGCGTCTGCGCCAAACGCAAAAATACCGAGATCAAACCAAGAACGATATTTACTTGCAAGCTCTTCGGCTTGCTGAACAGTAAACGTGTGTTCTTCACCGAACGTTCTAAAGTCGAGAATAACACCATTAGAAAGTTCAATATGAGTGGAAAGTCCAGGTGCTCTATCGACGAGGTGAACAACCGTAACGTAACGGAAAAGTGCATCTTTTGCGCTGTTTGTTTCCGCTGGTTTGTTATTCATATTTGCCATCATCACCTTCATAAATTCCTGCATTTGTGCAAGCGACGCTTCAAGCGCAGCAATCTTTGCATCCTTATCATCGACAACAGCTGCGGGTTGAGCAGCAACCTCTACTTTTTCCTCTACATTTGAATCTTCTGCAACAGCAGTTTTTTTAACGTATGCCATAACTTTTAATCTCCTTTTAATCAAATAAAAACAACCGCATGATGCGGTTGAAAAACTTAATATTTTTAAGTTTTATTTTGTCCATAAATATTTTTTAGAACCAGCGCCCCATATAACGGCTTCGGCGTTTTCTTTGTATTCTTTATGGTGTGACGGACTACGATGTTTAACATCGCCATTAATAATCCATCGCAAATCTGGACCAGTATATCCAATAAACTTCATCCCGATTGCTTCATACCCCTTTCCGTCAAAAGTATTAAAATCACAATAACTGAATACTTGATTTGGATTATAATTTTTTATAAAATGTTTAAAGAGTTTTGAAACTCCGCCAACAACAACATTATTAGAACCAGGACAACCTCTGATAATTTCCCATTCATATTTATTATGTCTGGAAAAACTCATAAGTTGAACAAGTTCGTTGTTATGATATAAACCATAGGTTATTGCTGCATTTCTGTGCCCCTGAAGATGATTTTTGTTATTAAAAGGTTTTGCAATTTCATTTGTTATTTCTCTAACTTCACAATTTCTTGCATAAATACGAGAATCAACTTTACCGAATGTGATTTTCAAAACAGATTTAAGTATTTCTCTTAAATTTTCATCTTCCCATTGATATTGATAAATCTGTATTAAACGAATACCAGCTCTTTCGGCGGCTTTCGCTTTATCTTCATGATAAGTTTTTTGTTTTCTTAAAGAAGAGTGCCAATACGTTCCATTGAATTCAATCCCAACTTTATAATCTGGACAATAAATATCTATTTCATAAGGTGGAATTATTTGTCTAGTATGTTCTGTTTTAACACCTATAGATTCTATAAATAGTCTTACTTCCTGCTCCGGAGCAGAACTCATAGGATCTATTAAATCTCTGCAATCATAAAAAGCAATATATTGCTCTATTGCGGAAAGACCATATCCAAGCATTTCTGCTATTTGCACTGTCGTGTGAACATCTTTATCTTTTATAAATTTTTCAAAACTATATTTAGAAGAAACAATGTTATTGACTTCTTCTATCGTCAATCCAATACTTGATTTATTTGGCGATCTTCTTAAATTGGACAGCCTCATTTTTTCTTGAATTTTTTCGTTTTGAGTTGGATTAACACATCCATATTTTTTTAAATTAGTTTGTTTTCTTTTGTTGATTATCTCTTCTCTTGAGGTTAATTTTCCAAAATTACTCTCACCATATTTTTCTGAAATTGTTTTATTTGTATTTGAAATACGATTTTCATCTGTTTTTTCAATACTATTTTCGCGACAAATTCTTTTAAATACCGCAACAGACAAACCAAGATGCTCACAAACCTCTTTTCTGGTTTTATTTTCATCAATATATAACTGTTTTAATTCATTTATTCTGTCAAATTTATACGCTTTCGCTTTTCCGATGTTTTGATTATGAAGTTTTCTATCTTTCTTCCAACCATTATCAGAACAAATCTTTTTTAATTTGCTTTCCGAAATACCAAAAATCGAAGCCGATTCTTGACGAGAATGATTTTCAACGATATAATATTGATATATTTTTTCATTATCAATGTTTTGCATAATAACCTCCACAAAGGCAAATGTTTCAAGGTGGTAATCTGTATGTTGTGGCATATAGAAAGGATGGCCGTCCCTGTCCCACCAAGAACATCTATATTATATCATATTATTTTTGTATTGTCAAGCAATTTTAGGCTTACGCAAGTGTGATCGTACCGAATTTTGAACCAACAACAGCATCAACACCAACGTGCTCTTGAATACGAATCTTGTACTGTCTATCTGTGCACTCATCAGGAATAGCTTCAACAACGGAGCTTGTACCCTCGAATACAACCTTAACGGGCTTATATGCACCACGAGCGATGAAATAAATCTTGTTTGTAGGAAGCAAAAGCTGCGCTGTCGTATTTACAGTGCCAGGAGCCATAGCCTGATCGATAGCGATAAGTTCAGTAGCAAGATAACGATCAAGCTTACCTTCCTTAACGATTTCGCTGCCAAGACCATACTGAAGACCAACAGTTGAAGGCATTACTCTGTTAAGAGCTGCAAGGGTACCAAGCGCAACAACAGGCATACCACCGTTCGCCGCAGATACTCTGTCAACAATGTTCGTCCAGTTAGCCGTATCAATACCAGCTGCCTGATAAGCCGCACCGATCTGATTCGTAGCGGCAGTAAGAGCCTTCATGATCTTCAACTGGATGTAGCTCTGGAAGGACATCGTGTAACGACGGCCAAAATCACCCCAATCGAACACACCAGCAGCAACAGGATACCAATCAATAGCAGCCGCAACTTCTGTAACTTTGCAGTTTACAGTAAATTCGTTGTTATAAATGGGCTGAAGAACACCACGGTTTACACCTTCGGCAACTTCATTTACCTGATAAAGCTCGTTCGAAGTAACTTCGAATTTCGCAGTTTCACCCCAACCAACCTGACGGATTTCCGCGAAGAACTGGTTGTAAAGCTTCGACGTAACAGAAGGAAGTGCGGAGTTAATATATTCGGAAACAACAACGTTGTAGTTGTCGCGAACTTCTGTATTTTTCGTAACGCGAGGATCTTTGAAAATTTCAACGCCCTTTTCTTCGAACATAGATTCGAAACGAGTACCGCTTACAGCGTACTTAGCAATTGCAGCGTTGAGGATTTTGTTTCTTTCTTTATAGTCAGCGGACTGACCTTCGATGTTTTCGTTGAACAATGCAAGGCACTCATCGATAATTTCGTTGAAATCTGCATCTTTACGATTATAATTAAACATAGTCATCATAATAGTTTACCTCCTTAAATTATTTTACTTCGCAGAGGTAAAGCTGTTCATAACCAGCGCCACCTTCCGCATAAGCCGACTGACCAACGGTAAGACCTTTGGAAGCAAGCACTTTAAGCTTAAGACCAGCCGCAGGAGCGTCCTGGCTGGGGGTAAGCAATGTGTTATTAGCTGTTGTACCAGCAAACTGACCAACAGCGGGAGCCGCTGTAAAGAGGCCTCTACCCATCCACATTCTATCACCCTTAATGAGTCTACGGCAACGAACCGCAATACCTTCACCAGCTTCAAGATCAACAAGTTTGTTACCAATCTTCATAACGTTGCCCTGAACCGTCGCTTCGTTGATACCAGCAAGGTCAACGATAACAACGTCATCTGTAGCAGCAGCGGGTTTAGTAGCCTTGTAGATGTTGTAGTCAGGCGTACCATACGCATCATTTGTATCAAGATCGCCAAGAACAACGAGCGCACCGTCGTGGATTTTCGCATACGCATCGTCGGCATAGAATTTAGCACTTACGCAATAGCTCTGAACATCTTCAGAGGCCATTTCAGCACAAGCAAAAACTTTAATAGCCATAATTTCTTTCTCCTTATAAAATATATTTTATAATATTTTCACGCGTAGCTTATCCACGCATAGAAAACAAATTTTAAAAAAAACGATTATAGTTTATAACCGCTTTATGTTTTAACAATTATTCTTTAATACCTGCATATTTAGCAAGTCTTTCCGATCTCGTCTTTTCTTTCTTCGGTTCAACCGTTGTTTCAAAAGGCGAGTAAACGGGCATTGCAGCATAGCACCCATCTTTCTTTTCTTCTTTCTGTCCCATTGGAGCTGCTTTAAACATAGCGTATCCAACAGCGCGGGCAATTTCTTCTTTCGAAGCATATTCACCCTTGGAAGCTTTCATTTTAATTTCTTCTTTATCTTCGTCAATAAGCATTTTGCCTGCCATCATTTCTTCTGCGGCGGCAACCATCTCTTTACAGAAAATGTCAAAAAGTTTTCCTTCGGCAGTACTCAGACGAGATTTAATATCTTCGTAATCTTTGCAACCTTCGAGTTTTTCTCTGCACTCGCAAAGTTCTTTCTCGTAAGCTTCGCATTTTTCTTGCAATTTACAAAGATTTTCCTCATAAGAAGCGCATTTCTCTTTGAGTTCACAGATTTCTTCTTCACTCATTTTGCACTCTTCTTCTGGTTTACCTTCGGGATTGCAATCATCATCATCGTCATGTTCGTCATCGTGTTCATCGGCAGAACATTTACCCTCTTCGGAAACAACACTACACTGCTCTTCACCTTCTTTCGGTTTATCCATTTCAGGCTCTTCCGAACACTTTTGCGTTTCATCTTCTTCGGCGGGTTTTTGATCTTCATAATCATCACAGAAATCTTCGCAAGCATAAGATTCTTCTTCATCTTCATTCAAACCGAGATGTTCATAAATCTTTTTAAGCTTTGATAAAACTTCTGTTTCGTTATTCTTTTCAGCATAAGCTTTAGCAGAACCAAGACCGCCGCGATTATAAACAGCTTCATCATCATTAATTTCCATTACTGGATATTTTAACTTTGAAACTTCACCTTCTTCCCAGCCTTCACGAAGATCAAGAAAGATATCACCAGCGATTTCTTTAAAGTTTTCTGCTTCAACAACTTTTTTTCTCAAAGCCGTCTTATCTACCGAACCCCAGTCTTTATCAGACATAGCCTCTTTGGATTTATTAACTTTAATAGAACCCATTTCCATTTTTACCTCCTTGTCTTCATTATAATATTGATTATCATCTGTCATATCAATTTGTTGATACGCAAATGTCAACATTTTCTTTTGTTCATTAAAAGATTCATTTTCTTCTAAATCTTCTAATATTGAAAGGTGGGCATCTGGAATAGCCTCTATTACTTTTCGCCCATTTTTTGTACCGAGAATTGTTACACCGTTAAGGACAAATTCGTTAATTTGCAACACACCTTTCTCATCTTCTTCCGAATTTTTGATTGTGATTTCGACAGAAACTTTCTTTGTTCTGTCTTTTAATAATCTTCGTACTTGTTTATAGCAATATTGAACCCATAAAATACATCTGAATTTAATCCAATTTAATCCGTCTTTTTCAACGAGTTCAACAGGATCGCTTTCTCTAATTACACCAAGAATTCGTTCACCACTTTCAACGTTCCAAAACTATTTATGTAATTCGTTATCATAATCTATCTTTCCAGCATGGTCAACAAAATCATCTTTTTGAAACAAGCCAACGATTGGTTTATTTTTAAAAGTCGATAACGCATTTTCCATACTTTCTTTTGTAAAGTGACTATTGTTTCTATTCGGGTTAATATCTGAAATAGCCCAAACCTCAAGTTCTAAGAACTCTTTATTTAATATATCCCTGTATTTGAGCTGTTTGGAGTTCAGCTCAAATTTCATCGTTTTAATCTCGTTTTCCATCAGCCTAACCTCCTAAATGCCCTAATAACGCACCAGTAATTCTTAAAGATTTTCTATTTAAAATTTCTTTTGCTCTATTTAAATCAGCACAGCCAATCGTAATAAATTCAGCAACAATAAAGCCAACCATTAAACCATCTTCTGTTTTTAATGCCTGGCATATTATTTGCTTTGCATTGTGAGATTGGAATAATTGATAAGAAGCACCATCCTCTTCTTTTATATCATTCAAATCCATAATGCAATAAACATTATTTTTAGCAAGATTTTTGAATAAAATTGAGAACATTGTTCTAGGTATATTTTGAAAATCACCCATAACAGGAGCGGTCCAACTGGAATCTTGTTCGTTGGTAATTGACATTTTTTGGAAACCTCTTCCTAAAATATCAGTACCACCATTATGATAAGAAAAGAATAAAGCTCTATCTGCTTTAATTTCTCTTATAACACAAGAAAGCTATTGGTCTATATATTCATTTATAGCATGATTATATTGTTCATCTTGCACTGTATGAATTACTGGTTTTTTCACCTCTTCGACAATTTCTCTCAATTCGCTTTTAAAATTATCTCCAAAATCTTTCATTCCTTCTTTTACAGCTGACTACATCAACTGTAAATTATTTTGAGCATTTATCTCATTATTTTTTTCTGTGTTTTTTTTACTAAGGCACAAAAATGTTATAATAAGAGCAGCCATCATGACAGGGTATATGCCGTATTGTATAATTAAATTAATCGTCTCTGCCATAATGTACTTCCCTCACTTTACTTTTTAATTTCTATAAAAGTAGTGAAGGTTTCCATTCTCGCCTCAAACGATTTATAATTACCTTCGTATCTCTTAGCCATTTCAGCCCAGATATCTGCTTGTTTTCTATAAGGAACAAATTCAAGTAAAAATTCTTCCAGTTTAATCTTTACCTCATAGTCCCCATTAAACTCTGCAACTTCAATTGTGTCGATAATATCTTGTCTATACGTCTCACACATTAAAAGGTTGTCTGCAAAAATAGCAGCCAAATCACCCTCATAATCTTTGTCATATCCGTTTATTTGCTTTCTAATCGGTCTTGAATCTAACCTGATCATTAAATCCGAAACTGTATCCGCAAAAACAGGAAACTCGTGTGCAAAACTATGATGAAAAATATCGGCGGTAACTGGATATCTTGCATAATCAATATTATAGGCAAAATTATCTGTTTGAGCGTTACAATCAAAAGATTTTCCAAGCAAATAGTTCATTTTGTCATAAGTCTCTTTAGACATCTGCATAATCATCAATACCTCCTTCTTTAAATTGAATATATTTATTATTTTCTTTTATAAATTTGAAACCTTTACCACAAATCGGACAAAATCCAAAATATATTCTCGGCGTGGTCATTGTCGCAAATTCATTTTCAATTTGAATAGAGGTAGTTTTTGAATTAATTTTATGATTACATTCCATAATAATTAAACCTCCATATATTTTTCAGCGCATTCTTCGCACAAAATTCCATCAGAATCATTACCGCAAATTACACACTTGCCTTTTTCCAATGACATTTTCACATAATCTCTCATATCACCAGTGTTTGTTCCCTGATCAATTGATTTTGCCGTATTATCATTATCAATTTCTGATTCTGTTTTAGAAGGTCTCCCAACCTTTTCTTTTACCGAAGAATCATCATTTCCTTTTACATCTACTCTGGTTTGTTGCGTTACTGTAACAAAGTCATCATAAACATTTAACGATTTAATATATGCGTCGGTTGCTTTTACTTCGTGCAAATCCATATCAAACGCCGAAGCAATGCGCGGCATTAAGAAAGTAGCACCGCCTTGCCACATCTCTTTCATACGTGCCACGTCATCTCCGAATGTAAATATGCCACCCCAAAGATGTAATTTCCATTCATATTTACAACCAATAAAGTGGTTTATAATATAATTTAATACAGATTCAAACTGTCTTGTAACATAATCTTCTTGCGCTTCTTCAAGATATTGTGCGGCTTTAACTTGTGCTACAGAAGGTTTATCTGTTGCAGCAATCAAACCACCCATTCCAGCCATTGTAATTACGTTCTGTGTAGCTTTTGTAACAAGATCAGAGCTGTTTGGCTGCGAAGGTAAACTTTGTAATTTAATATTTTTTAAAGGTAAGCCAAGTGCTTCTACGTTTGTTGACGTAATGGCATTAAAGTTATTTACAGCACCAGTAATTTCTTCAATGCCGAAAATACTCTGGTTTGCTCCAGGACGAGCATCTGAAATTGGCTCAATTTCACCAGTAAGCAACGCTGTTAAAGGTGTACTTGCAATCAAACCAGCCAAAGTTGCATAGTCCGAAAGCTCCCTCAATTGTCCCAGAAGCCCAGTTGTATCTGGAATTTTCCAAGGGTGAGAAGCATCTGATGAAAATACATAACAAACTTCTTGCGGTAATTGAACCCAAAACATATAATCTGTTTTACGCCCCATACGAACAATCTGTTTGATACCATTTGCGTTATTATAATCGTAAAATTCTTCTGAATTTAAAGAATATCTCACCACATTCCCATTTGGCCCAAACTCGCTCGGAGAAATAACCCCTTTGTTGATCATATCATCGAAAATATCTCTTATATAAGGAGGATAGTAATCTAATGAGAAGACGGGGTTTAAAAATAATAACATATTTAAACTTACCAAATACGTCTTTTCTCCAATCCCAGTAATCTTGATAAAATTATCTGGAAGTTTTTGCCAAGTGCAATAATTTACCTCCCCTTTTTCGTAATCAACACTATTTCTAAGAAGATAAGCCGCTTTGCCAGCGCGTTTAACTTCCAAAGCCGTTGTTTTTAATGTTTTGACAATATCAAACGTTTGAACCCATTTTCTTACATATTTATCTTCTTTTTTAAAATCTTTTGAGTTATAATCTTTTGCTTCTAAATATTCTGGTGTAATATAATGCTTATAAAGAGGAACATCTGCTGACATTCTAATCATCTTATAATAAAGATATTGATTAAAAGACTCCTGCCACGATTGTCCCTGTAAAGCATTTTCACTACCATCTGGATTTGATATCGCTTTATATAAATCTTCTTTGCTAAGTTGTTTTCCTTGTGCAGTTAAAGTCTGTCTAAGTCTATCTTCTTGCAAAAACGGATTATATTTGTTCCAATCTACAATACTTCCTTGCACACCTTCTTTTGCATAATAACCATAAACTTTTTGATAAACAGAAGTTAAATCTCTGCGTAAATCTTCAACAGTAACAAAATCATCGCCACTGTCTTCCATACGCAATTTCTTTTCTTCTTCATTTACAACAGGTATAGCCTGTACTTTCTTAGGTCTTCCGACTTTCTTCTTCTCCGTATTATTGGAACTCGCCATATACAGACCTCCCCTTTTATTATATTAATTTGAATAGGTATTTTGGATTTGGACCAAAACCGTTTTGTGCTACTTACACCAATACCTAATACAGAGGGAATTTATCCCTCTTTTTGTTCGCAAGCAATTCTCTGTTTTATAAGATCTTTTGCTTTTTGAATATTTTTTTGCATATCCACCAATTCTTGTTGATGTTCTGATTCGAATTTCTTTAAATAACTTTCTGTATACTGTTCGTGAAACCAAGTAGAAACAAAATCGTTTCTACAATCAACATCTTTTAAAGATAACTCTTTACAGTATACATCTGTTATTCCAATTCGTTTTAATTTCGACAAAAGTTTCTTTTTATCGATACTTTCGTCATTTGACCATATATATAAATTGCTATTATCTGCAATCATATTGTCGATAAATTTAATCTTCATTATTTCGCTTAACTTTACATTACTTAAATCCAGAAATAATTCAAAACACATCTTAATTAATATCTCCTCGCAAAAGGATTTCTTGAACCCAAAAATGGATTAACTTTTTTCTTATATGCTTTACTGACTTGTCCTGGTGCGTGTTTATATAAAGCAGACATATCTTGCTTTACATCATTACCGCCGAGAGCGTCTTTTCTGCGTAATTGTGATAACAAATAGCAGAAAGCTGCGAAACAGTAAGCTCTATCATCGTGCATACGGCGTTCTTTTTCACTTGATAATCCATAACGGATATTTCCTGCTTCCGTCTTCGTTCTTTTAATTGACAAGACTTCTTCTTTTAAAAGATCAATTTCAACCAACGCTCTTCTTTCCTCTTTTGTTAAGTCAACCTCTTGTCCGTTTATAGTAAAGTTTTTAGAACCGAACGAATCTGTGTAAGGAAACTTAATCAAATCTTGTTCACACATTGTTGTTACCGCACTGTAAAACTCGTTTTTATATTTTGTTGCAGTATACAAATGCAAAACATCTCTTACGGCGAGCGGGAATTTGTTTTGTTCCAAAGCAGATTTCTCATCTTCCAAATCGATTAAACCAAAGTGTCTAATTCCATATTCATCGACGAAATTTTGCATAAGAATATCTGAATATATATGTCCACCACCACCAGAACCAGGATCTATAAATATTGTTAAATTCTTATACTCTGGTGCGTTTCCATTATAATCGATAATCAATTTCTTTAAACGCTCGACTTGTTCAACTGCTGTCAAAATTTTCTTTTCTCCATTATTTAAAGATTCGATAAGATTGATACAGTTTACTATTCTTCCAGTCCAACCAACTCCGTCTTTTTTCGTCAATTCTCCAATCAAAATAATTGAGTTATCTGACATCAAAGCAGGATCGAAACACAAAGCATATATTCTGTCTCCTGGCACAACCGTGTTGTCGTTAGCAAAAACAGGAAGATACTCTTCTTCGTTTCTCATAATAATAGTTCTATTGATAACAGCATCGTTACCACCAGTAGTATCAAATATATTATAATATTCTCTCAATGCTTTATATTCGTTTACACGCATAGCGTCATCAACAACCTGTTGATTTAACAGTGGAGCATACGGCTTGCCGCCTTTTGTAGGGCGTAACGGAATTTCACAATTTATATCTGCAACAAACCAAGTGTTATCACCCATCATCATTCTCTTCGCGCCTTCTTTATAAATATCCCATAAATATGAAGAAGTATCTTCCGCAGAAGACATATAAAGAAGTTGTGTCGGAATCATTTTTGGAATAACGTTCAAATCAATTTTTTCACCAGTTTTGAAGTTGGTATCTTGCGTTGCAAATGGTTCTGTTAAACCATAATATTCAGCAGAAATTTTACCAGCTTCATCATATACGCTCAAATGGCTTCGCATACCAACGGTTGTTTCTGGTTTGCCAGCCAACGTTGTAATATGAGAACCATTATAAAGTTTTACTTCATGGTTTGATTTTTGGTGTGTAAAACCGTCGGAATTTGCCTGTAATTTTACGGTTTCATTCATAAAAACATCACTTGAACCAATAAGTGAAGGTATATTCTTTTTAGCGATATCTTCCAACTTTTTAAATGTTGTTTGTGCCTGATTTGCGCTCAAAGACATAAACCAACATTCAAAAGACGGGAACAACAACGCTTTTGTCATAGTATATAATGCACCCATCATGGATTTACCCGCGTTACGAGAACATACCCATATCGCACGCTATTTAGTCCAAGAGTTCATTATAATATATTTTTGATAATCCAAAAGCGGAACTTTAAAAATCTCTTCTATAAACCACACTGGGTTTCTTCTTCCGTATTGAATTACTTTATTATATTTTTCAAAAATTTCAGCACGACGAGTAGTTACTTCTATTTCGGTAGAATTCTTATATACGCTTATCATTATACAACTGGTATCCTTCTATCTAATTCTTCTTTAACAGCTCTATCTATTTGCTCTTCGTTTAAACCTTTATCTTTCAAATCTTTTTTATACTCGTCTAATAATTCAGATTTCAAGTGTTTTTCGCGAAGTAGTCTTAATTCTTCGGCTTGTTTTTCCATCGTTTCTCTCATTCGATTAATCATTATCGATTGATCTTTTATCATAGCAGCTTTATCAGAATCACTAAGTGCAACTTGTTTCGCCATTGATGAAGAACTTATATCCGCGACCTGTTTCATTGCCGCTGCCGTGTCTATATCAAATTTATTAACAGCACCCCTATCATATCCTTTCTCGTTCATTTCTTTTATAATATAACCAAGCGAACCAGAACCTCTTGATTTTGCAGTGGCATATTTTTCGGCAAATCCATGGTCTTTTGAGAATTGAGTTACCAAGCTTGTTTCTTTTTGTTTAGTTTCAGACAATTCTTTAATCTCTTTTGTATGTTCGAGCATTGTATCTTTGTCTGTTTGTAATTCTTGTAAAGCTTTACTAATTTTATCAATACGATGAAACGAACGAACGATTTCGATTGCCGCCTTTTGACGAACCATATCGTCCGCCATTGAATCGTCAATCATTGTTACAAGGTCGTTTTGTAATTTAACTCTATCTAATAATTCTTCGTCTTCAAACGGATCACAATGAAAGACTGACAAAATTGTAATTCTATTGTTTTTATCTTCGTCAGACATTAAATCTTCAACACTATGTTGATTATGGTATTTTACAACTTCTTCAAACATAATATTATCGGAATCATAAAATGTCTTATCAGAAAGTATTAAATCTTCGCGAACTGCTTTATTATAAAGCAAACCCCAGTGATAAGATTTTGGAACTGGAGTATTGTCATCATATTTATGTTCTTCTTCTATAACCCTGTGTGCAAGCTTATCGTCGTAATAATAACCTGTATACATACACATACGATATAAAGCTTTATATTTATTTCCATGCGCCTCTTCGGTATATTGATCTATTAACTTTGCAAAACAATTTTCGCAAAACACAAAGTGTTTTTTCCCGTTTTTATCCATCAAACCCCAGCCGCTTTTTGGATGAACGATGGGATAAGATGAAATTTTTCGTATTGCCCCACACCCAAAACAACCACCTTGTTGTCTTACGGTGTTAAAATTCCCAAGAGGAGGGTATTTTTTAGAAGATAAACCATCTTCATCATCGCCAGCAGCATCATACTTTTTATCTACTGGTGTTTTTTTAAAAATCATCTTCTATCCACCTTTTAATCTATTAAAATTATAACCCCTCATAAAGAGGGGTTATTTGAGGTTATTAGCCCAAATTTATATCATACAAACATTTAACAACTCTGTCTGCGTTTGTAAGGAATACGACTTGTTCTGGCGAACCAGAAATACGCATATTGATACAATGGTCATCAACGCCTTCAAAACTGCCGTTTTGTATAATTTTTACATTATCGATAGTATTATACGCATTATGATGTCTATGTCCCATAATTACACCGTCAGGTTTTCTTCCCAACATCATTGTAAGTCGTGAGGCAACGCCCTTTTCCGAGTCTTTATCTCCGTGGGTTATATAGAACAATCTTCCCGCGCGTGTTACAATACTATCTATAGTAGAATCAATCGAACAATCTTCATACACTTTTACATTTGGTCTGTTCATAAACATAACATTCAAATAAAAAGGAATCAAATCGTCGAGTTCTTCGCCTTTTAAATGATCTTGTTTGTTCGGAGAAATTCTTGAGTGATTTCCTGCAACACTATTTACTTGAATTCTTTCAAACAAATTAGAATCATCGAGTGCTTTAATAAAATCACCAATAAGTAAAGAAGCAATTTTCACTTGTCTAATAACATCTTCATTATTTTGCAAGCGCATATTAACATGAATTAAACCACTGATATTATCACCACCAAGTGCAACATAACAATTTTTACACTTGTGCAATTTTTGAATTTTTAATATTTCAACCAAATATCTATCGAGCCTTTGCTTTAAAATATCAGTATTAAATTTATTCCAGTAATTATCGCACACCATTCCAGTATGTAAATCACTCAAACAAACAATCATATCGTCATCGTACGTTTCTTCTGGAAGAATATAAACACCGTTATCGTATGGCTTAACTTCTTCTTGAATTACGCGACGTACCAAATCAACAAAAGATTCTTTGCGCGCTTCCTCTCGAATAATCCGCATATAATCAATACGCTCGTCGCGCATTTTGATTTTTGCTTTTTCAAATTCCCGAAGCTTAACAATAATTTCTTCTTGCGATAAAGAAGAATTATCACTTTCCTCTTTCGCGATTTCATAACCTTTATTCATTCCTTCGCAAAAACGCTTGTAATCAGTACGATACTTTTTTTCAGAATAACTTCTATCTGTTTCTTCATTGATTATATCAGCAACTTCTTGCCAAGTTAAATTCTCGTCTTCGCGCATTGAACAAATACGAATTGTGTATTCATCGGTATTCTCGCCGTCTAACATTTGAAATTTTTCTTCAATCATTACTTCTATCTCCTTTTAATCTCAATCCACCAGACGGCGGAAACCATTTGCAAATGGAGCTTCCACTCGGACTTGAACCGAGAACCTGCTGATTTGTTTACCAATGTTTATCCTTGTATTATTTTATAAACCTATGGGTATAGTTCATAATCTTCTGCATAACTAACCCCCTTGATTTGATTATTTTTGGCTTCTGAAAGCCTCAATTTTTTTTCCTTACTACATTCTGATACTGGAACAAGATAACACTTATTTTTATAATAAGTACAAAAATAATCTATTTCTTTACTTGTATATTTCCGTTGGTAACATCCATTTGAATTAACTCTTGTACTTCTACAAGGGAAACTGATGGCACTTCCGTCTATAGATGGTTTACAAGTTTTAACTTGTACTCTAATTAGTTTTCCATTAATGTCGGCTATAAAATCATATCTTGAATTTTCGCCATAAGGCAAACTTACTTTATACCCAAGTTCATAAAATGCAGTAATACATTGTAGTTCTGTTAAATTTCCTTTTTGTTTTGGTTCTAACATAATAAATTCAGTAAACAAATCAGCTGCTCTGCCAATTGAGCCATGAAAGCAAATCGACTCCGCGTGGTCCGCTTATCTTATACGCGTGCGGAGTTCTGTCATTTTGAAAGAAACGTTTTATTCACATTTTGTGTTTTCTATTTCTTTACTCATAAAGGAGAGGGGATTTCCTTTATTCCACCTCGTGTCTCCAATTAAATCTAAAAGCATTTCTTCGATTTTGCAAATTCTTTTTATAACACTTTTCACATAAACAAGTTTTTCCACGAGAACTCGGTCGGAACTCACTTCCACAATTCTTACAGGTTTTAATAATAGGAAACAGATATCCTAATTCTTTTACTTGATAGCCGTTCCATATATTGCAAACAACTTCACCGTTCTTAAATTCGTGAATATTGAAATATCTACTCGTTTCCCAACAACCTTCGATATCATCCCATTCCTTCACTTCAATCATTTCGAATATCTCGTTTTTAATCGCTTCTTGCGTCATCGAGTAAGAAAGGCTTTCAGTAATATCTTTCGTTTTCTTTCCGATATATTTCGCGAAAAGACCGAGATTGATTTCGCTTAATCTGAAATTATTCGTCATTTTCGCATAAACCAAAATTAACAACAATAACTGCTTCTGCCAAGTTGCTTTAACATCACACTTATTTATTCTGTCAATCTCTTCTTGATAAATCGTCGCAATATTTTGTTTGTTTAAACGTACGGTTGAAGCGGAGGTCTTCCACTTATTCCAAAAGACACCAAGATATTCGCCTTCAGAAGATTTTTCGTGTGTTGTTTCATAAATCGGAAGCCAAATTTTATATGCTTCGTCTTTATCTTTTCCCTTCTTCTTTCTTAAATAATATAAGAGCCAAGCATCCTATTTATTCGTACTTAATTCAGGAACGTAAGATTTATTATTCAGCATATATTTAATTGCTTCTAACTTATTTACAATCTCCATAAACCAACCTCCTCATTCGTTCTTTGAAAGTATCGTCGAAGCAACTCCACGAAACTTCTTTTCCTACAACTCCATTATCAATATGAAAAGTTTGCGTTGGTTTTTTACTTCCGCTTACACGAAGTTGAATCCCATATTTCAAAACTAACGGCAAATCTTCGCATTTTAGCTTTTCAATGCCCGATAATTCACGCAATTTATCTATATCATAACTATCCCAACCGCTCTCGTGTATATTCAATTTATGGAGCGCATAGAATGAATAAAAGAGTGCTTTCATATCTTTATTTTCAATTGTTTTTATGAAATCATCTTCCTCTTTATAAAACTTTATCAATTTATGTTCTTGATTTTCAACATTTACATAATTATCGTAAAGTTTATTCAAAATCTTTACTTTATAATCTCCGTCTGGCAACGAAGGTAAAGATTTTTTAAATTCTTCTTTATAATTTGTAAAGATTTCTTCAAAATTTTCATCTTTATGTTTTTCGAATATATCATATACATCTAAAATTTCTTTTTCCATTTTTTTATCTTTCATAAAGAAGACCTCCTTTATTCATAATATATTATAACATATTATGAAATATTTGTCAAGTTAATTCAAATGATTTTAAAAAAATATTTAAAAAATTTCCTGGAACTAGCACAAAATCACTTGACTTATTTTTGGATATATGTTATAATAAACACAAACTAAATAGGTCCACGTTGATCAAGGGTAGCAAAAATGTTTATCTTCCCTTTCACAAGTATCGGTTTGCTTATATAAGTCCCGAATACAAAACTAATTGGTGTTGCGAGCCCGACAAGAGATATTCGCTCGGCTAATGAATAATTGCCGTTAGAGGACCGTGGTTCCCAAACTATACCTCAAATAAAAAAGACGGGAGGAGGAATTACTTAAAGTTTAAGTAATGTGTCTGTGAAAAGATAATCGTGATTATAATAATTTAAATTATAATCTATATTATGGGCAGAATGTAATGAATGATTATCTTATTCTCATATTTCTAATTTTAATTCTATTTTTGTTTTTGGATTTAGAAATATGAACTTCGAAAATTTTTCGAAGGAATTATTGGGTGGGTTTTTCTTTGGGTGGGAAATCTAAAATAAATTAAAA